GGAGGACTTTCAAGGTTACTTCAAGTTGGTTATTCAAAGAATGTATTAAAACTTGACTACTCATCACTATACCCTTCTATTCAGTTGGTTCATGATGTGTTTCCTAAATGTGACGTAACAGGTGCGATGAAAAGTATGTTAAAGTACTTTCGTGACACTCGTATAAAATATAAAAACTTAGCAGGTGAATTTAAAAAAACGGATCCGAAACTTTCTGTCTCATACGACAGGAAACAATTACCAATCAAAATCTTTATCAATGCCTTCTTTGGATCATTATCAGCACCCCACGTCTTCCCTTGGGGTGATATGGACATGGGAGAACAGATTACGTGTACCGGTAGGCAATATCTACGACAGATGATTATGTACTTTATGAGTAAAGGTTATGTTCCTCTTGTGATGGATACGGATGGAGTAAACTTTGAAACCCCAAATGATGTGGATACTCACCACTATGTCGGTAAAGGTCTTAATGGTTTAGTTGAAAAAGATAAAGAGTATTTTGGTTCTGAAGCGGATGTTGCTGAGTATAATGACTTATTTTTAAGAAACGAAATGGGTCTTGATATAGATGGAGTTTGGCCTTCAACAATAAACGTAGCAAGAAAAAATTATGCACTTCTTACAGATAAAGGTAAAGTTAAACTTACAGGAAATACCATCAAATCTAAAAAACTACAAACGTATGTTGCGGAGTTTTTGGACAAAGGGTTAAGAATGTTACTTGATGGTAAGGGTGCTGAGTTTTTGGACTTTTACTATGAGTACGTTGAGAAACTTTTTAATAGACAAATACCTTTGGCTAAAATTGCAAATAAAGCTCGTGTTAAACAATCAATAGAAGATTATAAAGTTCACGTTACTAAAAAAACAAAGTCAGGAAATTCGATGTCTCGTCAGGCACACATGGAATTATTGATACGTGCAGGTATTAATCCTGGTTTAGGAGACACTGTTTATTATGTTAATAACGGCGAAAAGAAATCACATGGAGATGTTCAAAAGAAAACTAAAAAAATTAAAGCAACAAAAGAGGAAGTTCTTCTTTATGAAAAAAATAACGGTAAACCATTCCCGATAGAGTATGAAGATGACATTGTGTTAAACTGTTATCTAATTAATGAACAAGATATTGAAAAAAATCCTGACTTACTTGGTGAATATAATATTGCAAGATACATGGCAGCATTTAACAAAAGAATTGAACCTCTACTTGTTGTTTTCAAACCTGAAATTAGAGATGAGATATTAATTGAAGACCCAAAAGACCGACCAATTTTTACTAAAGCACAAACAGAATTAGATAGGGGAACACCTAAAAAAGAAAAAGATCAAGACAATTTAGACGAGGTTTTAACATTATCTGATATGGAATTAGAATTTTGGCAATCAACGGGTATTGACCCTTATTATATGTATTTAGAAAATACTTTAGATTTAGTTGATCAAGAATATGTTGAAAAAAATAAAAACTTAATGAATACCAGAGTTAAAAAAGTTAAGGTAGATGAAGATGAAATTTATGAATTTGACGAAGATGGCGATTTAATGTCTTTAGTTTTTGACTAAGAACCTTTTAAACCATCCGATGAAAGGATATACCAACTATTACCAACAAATTTAAATTCTACACAAGAACCAACATTAAGTTCAACTTCTCCAAATTCTTCATCTATTAGTTTTTCTGATTTAACTAACGTTTGTGTTAAAGATTTTATTACAACGTGATCTGTTGTATTGTGATTTAATTTAATTGTACAGTGGTCTATACCTTTTGTTATTATAACATATTCACCACTAGTTAAATATTCTTTTTCTGAGACTATAGATGAATCTGACGTTTCTATCGTCACTCCATTAATAATTCTTTTAGAGGGTATTGATCTAAAAACCGCCATAAATTATATAATATTTATTGGGTAGTTAAATGGTCTATATTTTAATGCTTTATTCATATTTTCTGCCATAGCCCCTTTTATTTCCCATTGTTTTTCTGGTCTTAACCTTTCAAGTCTAGTTTTCAACTCCTCCCAAAGGATTGATTTTTCATCCTTAGCCTCTGATTGTAAAGTCGTATATTCTAAAGTTAATTCACTATCGGGTGTTTTTAAATTACCACTAAATTTTCCTCTTACTCTAGCAAGTGTTTCTTTACAATAAGCGGTAAACCATCTTCTAACCCAGTTTTGTGCTGGTGCGTTTAACTCATCCCATCTTGTCTCGTCAATTGGGATGTCAGATGGTAGTTTTACTACGTCAGGATTTTTTGCTAAACAATCGTCCCTATCAAAAGTATCGTAATACCAATACCAAACTCTATATTTGTTTCTTTCGATATTACCAAAATCAAATTTTCCACCAGGTACGTTGTATAAATGTAACGCTTTTTTTCCTTCAGGTAGTGCGGTAATTCTATATGTTAAATCCCCTGTAATAATCCTTCTTTTTAGTTGGATGTCTGCCATTCTTAAAAGAATGTCAAATGCGGGTGTTATAAAATAATTACCAGTGGTACCCATTTGAGAAAATCCTGCACCACCACCTAAACCAATACCTCCAAAACCACCAAATCCTCCCATAAATGGGTCAAAGTACGCTGCGTCCAATTCAGATCTGGCAAACCAAAGTAATTCGTTAACTTCTCTTCCTGCGGGTATTTCATATATTTGTTGCCCCGCAACTAATTCTATATAATCTTTTTGTAAAACATAATCACCACCGGCTTGAAGACCAACAATTTTAGAATATGCGTAAGTGTATTGTGTCTCCCAATCTAAACTTCTAGTCGTAAATGCCTTTGTCAAAGATTGTTCGTCTAAATTTAAACCATAAAGTGCGGACCATTGGGTCTCAATTAACCAATCATTAACATGTTGTGAATAGTCTTGAATTGATAATTCTAAAAGAGAATCCATCATTTCGTCCTCTAATTCGACACCCCTTAAAGGTGCACCCAAAAGATTTCTAATTCTTTTATAAAGTTTACTTCTATGTGGTTCTGAGATTATAGATGTTGACATAAGAATATTTTATATATAAATATCTTATTATTCTGCTTTATTTCTATCTAATTGAGTTGTATATAAATCAGTAACAAAATCCCAATTAACTACCTTCCAAAAATTATGTATATAACGGTCTCTTTCGTTTTTGTATTTAAGATAATAAGAGTGTTCCCACAAATCTAATCCTAATAATGGATAACTTTTATTTTTTCCACTCATCATTAAGGGATTATCTTGGTTTGGTGTCGTTACAATTTTTAACCTATTTGTTTTTGTAAGTACCAACCAAACCCAACCTGACCCAAATCTTGATTTTGCTTCTTCTTCAAATTTTTCTTTAAATTTATCAAATGACCCAAAAGTGGATTCTAATTTATATAATAAAGGATTTTCTAATTTTGTTTTTTTAGGTGACAACATTTTCCAAAATAGTGCGTGGTTAAACGCGCCACCACCGTTGTTTCTTACCTTTGTATTGAATTTGGAAATACTCGAAACAATTTCTTCTAAATCTAAATCTTTGCCTTTTATTTTTTCTAACTCCTTATTTAACTTTTCAACATAACCCTTGTAGTGTTTTGTATAATGAGTTTTCATCGTCTCACTATCTATAAAGTCTTCTAAATCATCAAACTCATAAGGTAATTTTTCTATTGAAACTTTTTTTATTTCATTAATTAAAGATTCATTAAGTAGAGAATTAATTCCTAACTTACTTTCGATTAAATTTATTTTTTCATTTAATTTTTTAAATATCATAATAATAAATATCACCTCTTAGAAGAAATTAAATTTAACATTTCTTCAATTGTCGATGCGTCTTCCATAATATCATCACCCATTACTGTCGATATGATTTTTTTCTTTCTATTAAGGATGTCATATATTACCCCTTCTATTGTGTTTTCAAATAATGGATAATAAACGGATGTTGAATTTTTTTGACCGATCCTATGAGATCTGTCTTCCGCTTGTGCGTGTTCGGCAGGAACAAATGATAGGTCATTCATAATAACGGCTTCGGCTGCGGTTAAAGTAATACCGACACCTGCTGCTTTTAAGTTACCAACAAAAACTTTGATTTTATCGTTTTCTTGAAAATCGTCAACGGCTTTTTGTCTGTGTGGTTTTGAGCAAGACCCATCCAAATAAACTGCTTGTTTTCCAAAATGTTCATAAATAGTTCTTAATGTGTCTGTAAAATTTGTAAATATTATAACTTTTTTTCCTTGTTCAATAATATTTTCCGCTAACTCGATTGTGTTTTTAACTTTTTCTTCGGCAATTACTTTTCTAACTTTCATTAGTTTACCAAACTGAATTGTAAGTGATGAAGATTCTTCTGAGTTATTATCATACCAATTAAAATATTCACCCATTAATTCTTCGTAGTCTTTTGATTTTAATCTCAAATAAACCGGTGTGATAATTTTATCAGGTAAATCTAACACATCTTCTTTTAGTCTTCTAAGTATATGTGTTTGAGTTCTTTCTCGTAACTCATCTAAATTTGATGCTCCCGTTACATTCCATACTTTTCTTTTTCCAACACTAAACTGAAAACCATTACAGTATCTTTTAGCATACGCCATCCAATTTGCAGCAACAGGACTTTCAACTAAATTTAAAAGATTATAATAATTCATTGGTCTTGATGTCATTGGTGTCCCCGTAAGTAACCAAACCCTTTCAACTTTACCACAAAGATCATTTACAATTTTTGTTCTTTGCGCTTGTGGATTTGAAATCATATGTGCCTCATCCATAATAACTAAATCAAAATTAGTATTTAAAATTATTGACTCATCTTTCTTTTTAGGATCATGAAAGTTTTTTAATATGTCGTAGTTAATAATAACAAAATCGGATTCAGTTGAAAATTTTTTACCTTCAGCAATATAAACAGACCTGTCTGAATAATTTTCAATTTCACGCTGCCAATTTATTTTGAGTGATGCGGGACAAACAATTAATATTTTTTTTGCGCCCGTTTCAAGTGCCGAAATAATTGTTGATGTTGTTTTACCAAGACCCATGTCGTCAGCCAAAATAAACTTTTTATTTCTAACAAGTTTTTCAATCGCCTCTTTTTGATGATCCATCGGTGCCCTGTGATCGTATTTAGAATATTCTATAACAACATTTTTAACTTCATTGTCTTTAATAAGTGCACTTTTTGGAACCCAAAAATCATGTAAAGTTTCCCCACTAAATATTTTTCCCCATATATGATATGATTTATCTTTTTCTACAAGTAACTTTTCAACATAAATTTCTGATGGTTCTTTTGTAAACATTTTATCTTCCATCATTTTTTTACCAAAATAGGAATCTAGTTTGACCCATTTTTTGGCAACCTTTGGTATTCTGCCGTGAAAGTTAATAATATATTCTGCTTGTGATCTTGTAGGGGTAAATGATTTACTATTTTGTTTTTTGTGTTTTAACGACAATATATAGTTATTTGACCCAACATATTCGTCTAATAATTGAAGGGCTCTTGTCTCAGGTGTTTTTGAAATTAATTCTTCCATTATATTATAAATAAAAATAGTAAAATATAATAAAAAATCAATTAAAGTATTTATATTATATGACACAGAATAAAGTTCCAATTACAAGATTAAATAAGTTTTTCTCAGAGGAGGACTTCAATTTAGATATTAATATGGGTATGGAATGGCAAATGGGTGATATGAATTTCACTGTTGTTTTATATCGAGTAGATAGACAAAAAACAAATAATGATGATGTTTATGGTGAGGCTTTAACTAATGGAATTCAGTTTTTAGTACCTGTTGAATTAAAAGGTTTAGTAAAAATAGAGTCTCCTTCTAATTCTGATTATGGGTCTTCTAAACTTTCACAAATAGAACCAGGTAATATGACGTTTAGTGTTTATCAATCACATTTAGATCAATTGGCTGTTGAGATATCTTTAGGTGATTATTTAGCGTATTACGAAACAGAAGATAGAGTGAGATATTATTCGGTAGTTAATGACGGTAGAGTTAATTCAGACTTGAAACACTCATATGGTGGATATAAAAAATATTATAGAACAATAATCGCAGCACCAACAACACAAGAAATTTTTGACGGAGTTTAATTATGGCATTACCAAAAAAAATAAAAAAAACATTACCACTAGTCCCAAAGAAAGTAGGTAAAGAGAGAAGACAAGAAATGTTAGACCAAGTTACTGATGGTGGAACATTTTTACCTAAAGGAGTTTTACATGCTGATTTAGATAGAGGAGTTTTAGATTTTGTAAAAGAAAAACTTAAATTAGTTGTTGATGGTAAAGACGTACCTACCGTTGATAAAATCATAACAAATCAAAGTTGGGCACAATTTACTGAAACGTGGGAGTTTCAAGACTTAGATAAAAATGTTTCATTACCTTTTATTATAACCGTAAGAGAACCTACAGTAAAATACGGTAAAATTTGGGGTGGGCAAGCAAATATTCCTGATAGGTTAAAGTTTTATTATTATTCTGTTCCGACTTGGGACGGGGATAGAAAAGGTGCGGATGTTTATAAAATACCACAACCAGTACCTGTTGATATTACATATTCAGTTAAGATTTTTTGTTCAAGAATGAGAGAAGTAAATGAATTCAATAAAATAATGATGCAAACATTTACCTCTAAACAAGCTTATACACAAATTAAGGGTCATTTTATGCCATTAAAAATGGAAGACCCGTCAGACGAATCTGTTAAAGATATGGAGAAAAGAAAATATTATATTCAAACATATAAAATAACTCTTATGGGATTTTTATTAGATGAAGAAGAATTTACAGTTGCTCCCGCAATTTCAAGACAGGTTTCAATGTTTGAAGTAGATACTAGAACTAAAAGTAGAAGAGTAAAAATTGAACCACCTAGACCTGATAATTTTGATTTGGATTTTTTATTTATTTCAGGTAACACAGAACTTGTTGAAGTTATGAGATACGATGCAGATATTGTTATTGATAGTGCAACAAACATTACAAATTGTTTTTCAATTGGTTATTCATCTATAACAAATAATAACTTGGTTTATACTAATTGTTCAGGATCAACCGTTACACTACCAACATTATCAGGAAATTCAGGTACTGTTTGTGTTAAATCATCTACACAACCATATTTTACAATATCTAGTGGGGGTACAATAACACCAACTACATCTTGTTCTGTTGGTTATTCCGTTTTTATAAATAATAATTTTTATGGGGACAACTTATCACTAATACAAGTAAATAATGGAGACGTTTTAAAAATAGTCGTATACAAAGAAGACATAACAAAAGAATCAATAATTAAAACAATAGTTAAATTATTATAAATCTTCACCGTATATATCCTTTTCTTTTTGACAATTTTTCAAAATCAAGTTTTCTAAGAATTTATACACCTTAAACCCTTTTTTTTCACAATACTCCTTCAATAGTTTGTGCGATTCTTCTGAAATTTTAATGTTTTTAATTTTTTTCATAATAAAGTAAATAGTTAAGGCAGAAAAAAGGTAGAATTATTTCTGCCACACCTTAAATAATTACATTTTATAAGTGTTTTTTGCTTTAAATGATTGTATTTATATAAAAAAATAAATTTAAAAATACAGTAAAATAATGGCTTCAACTAACAAAGTATTTGTATCTCCAGGTGTTTATACATCAGAAAGAGATTTAACTTTTGTGGCTCAAAGTGTCGGTGTAACAACATTAGGTATTGTAGGTGAAACACTACAAGGTCCGGCATTTGAACCAATCTTCATTACAAGTTTTGACGAGTATCAAGTTTATTTCGGTGGCACAAGCCCTGAAAAATTTGTTAATACTCAAATTCCTAAATATGAAACATCTTATATTGCAAAATCTTATTTGCAACAATCTAACCAACTTTTTGTAACAAGAGTTCTTGGTTTATCAGGTTATGATGCGGGACCATCTTGGTCTATTACAACGATAGGAAACCCCGATACATCAACAATAGCGGCAACAGGTACTAGTACATCATATACATTAACTTTCACAGGTACAACAGGTTCAAGTGCAAATGTTACCGTAACTAACCCGTCATCATTGTTAACATCAATATTTTATAACAATTATACAACATTTAATGGAGGTACTTCATCATTAAATCAAGATTTTATAAATTTCTTATCAAATAAAATTAATAATTTTGCGAGTGGTGGTAGTGGTGCAACAGTAGGTAACGCAGTATTTTGGGGAACAGTAAGTGGGGGAACATTTAACCAAGTAACCGGAACAACATTATTTGGTGTTCCTGTTTCTGCAACAACTGAAACTTTTGGTGTTGATGATGTAATTTTAGCAAATGCGGATTTAAGTGCTGACGTTAACGATCCTTGGTATTATGCATTATTTGATTATACTAAAACTAATAGTGTTGGAAGTTATTATGGTTTTGGTTTTGGTGCTGCTCTTGACGCTATTGGTACTGGAGCAACTACCTCACAATTTACAGGAACTTGTAAATTATATGCAACATTCTATTCGGGTACACCATATTCTGATTATGATGATTTAGTAGTTGCGACTTTAAGATCAAGAGGTATTTCTACATATTCATCAGATGATGGTCCTGTTTATGAAGTTAGTGGAACAAGCGACGCAATTATGGTATGTTCAGGAAATTATTCAGGAATCACTAAAGACCCATATGGTACATTTGTTATTTCAGGTATAACAAAAGATAGCGACACTTTTAGTTTTGAAACCTCACTTCTTTCAACAGATAGTAGATACATTTCTAAAATCTTTGGTAGATCTAATTTTGCTAAAGATAGAAACGAAGTTCCTTTATTTGTTGAGGAATCTTACAGTAGTTTATTAACAACAGGTTACAGGGCAGGTAAAGTTAGAGGTTTGTATTGTGATTTTATTGCTATTGATGATGCTAGAAGCGGTGATAATGATACTTTAGGGTTTTATTTAGAACAATATCAAACACCTGAAACACCTTTCGTTGTTTCTGAGTTAAGAGGTAATAAAGTTTATAAATTATTTAAATTTAAACTTATTTCTGACGGAGACGCAGCAAATAGACTAGTTAAAATTTCTATTGGTAACATATCATTTAATAATGGTACTTTCGATATCTTTGTAAGAGATTTTTATGATAATGATCAAAACGTTAGAGTAATTGAAAGTTTTACAAATTGTTCTATGGACCCTAATCTTAATAATTTCGTTGCAAACAAGGTAGGAACTGCGAACGGCGAGTACAAATTAAACTCTAAATACATAATGGTTGAGTTGAGTGAGGAATATCCTACTGACGCATTACCTTGTGGATTTGAAGGTTATACTTCTAGACAATATCAAACAGCTACACCTCCGTTTGTTATTTATAAAACAAAATATTTACAACCAGGTGAAGTAGTTTATAATCCACCTTTTGGTTCTTCTGCTGGTGGAGATAATCCGGTTATTTCAAACGGAGAGAATCCAAGAAGAGCTTATTTAGGTATTTCTAATATTACAGGAATAGATTATGATTTCTTTAATTATAAAGGAAAACAACTACCTTCAAATATTGCGGTAGATACTACAGGATCGGAATGGGGTTATAAAACAAAAGGTTTCCACATGGATAGTGGGGCAACTATTGTTACCATGTATGATGTACTCACATCTGCAAATACTTCGGCCTTTGAAGTTGGGGTTTCTTCTTTCAACTCTGAACCGACAGATTCAGATAATGCATATTTTAGATTAAATACTCGTAAATTTACATTATTAGCTGCAGGTGGTTTTGATGGTTGGGATATATACAGAGAAAGTAGAACGAATACCGATAGATTCCAATTAGGTCAATCAGGATATAAAAAAGGAGCTGCTGCATCTGCAACATACCCAACAGCCACAGGATGGGGAGCATTTAAACAAATTACAGGACCTAACCAAGAAGTATGGGCAAATACTGACTATTATGCTTATCTATGGGGTCAAACATCATTTGCAAATCCTGAAGCAACTAACATTAACGTTTTTGTTACACCAGGAATTGATTATGTTAATAACTCAAATCTTGTTGAAAACGCTATAGATATAGTTGAAACTGATAGAGCTGACTCAATTTACATTTGTACAACACCTGACTTTAATCTTTTCTTACCTTCATACAGTGATTTAACAGAAGGGTTAATTTACCCACAAGAAGCGGTAGATAATTTAGAAAATACAGGAATTGATTCAAATTATACCGCAACTTACTACCCGTGGATTTTAACAAGGGATTCAGTTAATAATACACAAATTTATCTTCCACCAACAGGTGAGGTTACTAAAAACTTAGCTTTGACTGATAACATCGCGTTCCCTTGGTTCGCATCTGCAGGTTATACAAGAGGTTTGGTTAACTCTATTAAAGCAAGAAAAAAACTAACTCAAGAAGATAGAGATACTTTATATAAAGGAAGAATTAACCCAATCGCCACTTTCTCTGATGTTGGTACAGTAATTTGGGGTAATAAAACTTTACAAATTAGAGAATCCGCTTTAGATAGAATTAACGTTAGAAGGTTGTTACTACAAGCAAGAAAACTAATTTCAGCGGTGGCGGTTAGATTGTTATTTGAACAAAATGACGATAAAGTAAGACAAGACTTCTTAGATGCTGTTAACCCTATTTTAGATTCAATTAGAAGAGATAGAGGTTTGATCGACTTTAGAGTTACTGTTTCAAACACACCTGAAGATTTAGATTCTAATACTTTAACCGGTAAAATTTATTTGAAACCAACAAGAGCTTTAGAATATATTGATATCGAATTTGTTATCACACCAACGGGAGCATCTTTTGATGACGTTTAAAAAAAAATTAAGAATAAATATGGGGGATAGAAATATTCCCCATTTATATATTTATAAATAAAAATATATGAAAATAGAAAAGAAAATTATTAAAGAAACGGTAAATGATTTTTCAAAATCTAAAAAAACTTTTTCATCTAAAAAACAAAACATAATAATAACTGAAGAACAACTTCAGAAAATTCTTTTATTAATTAAAAAATAATGGATATAAAAAAACATATATATCGAGAATTAAATAAAAGAAGATTAAATGAGGGAATAACCGAAGAAGGAAGACCTGATTTAAATTATTATGCTTTTGATTGGGATGATAATATTGCGTTTATGCCAACAAAAATAATTGTCTTAACTGAAAATGAAGATGAGATTGGAATGTCTACTGAAGACTTTGCAGAACATAGACATCAAATTGGTGTTGAACCCTTTAATTATAAAGGAACGACTGTTGTTGGTTATGCAAACAATCCTTTTAGAAATTTTAGAACAGAAGGTGATAAGAAATTTATAATAGATTCTATGGTTGCTAGTCCGGGACCTTCATGGAATGATTTTGTGGAATGTATTAATGGAGGATCAATTTTTGCAATTATAACCGCAAGAGGACATAATCCTGAGACATTAAAAGAGTCTGTCTTAAATTACATAGTGTCTAATCATTTAGGTATAAATTCTAAAGTTTTAGTAGAAAATCTTAAAAAATATAGAGGATTACAAACTGAAGGAATTTTTGAGAATGTTAAAGATTTAAAGTATGACGATAAAGAACTTATTATGGAATACTTAGATATGTGTAAATTTCATCCGGTTTCTTTTGGTGCTGGAAGTGCAGCGTCTCCTGAAGAAGAAAAAAATAAAGCGTTACAAAAATTTATTATTTACTGTAAACAACAAGCTAGAGATTTAGTTCAAGATATTTTAAGAAAAAACCCAAATAAAAAATTAGAAGATATTTCACCCAAATTTAAAAATGACGTAAATATGAATGAACCAACACAAGATATAGATGAATTGGTATCTAGAAATGTCTCAATAGGTTTTTCAGACGATGATCCAAGAAATATACAAGCTTCTTCAGAATTTCTTAAAAAGGAATATGAAAAAAGTCCAGTAAATTTATATTTAACTAAAGGAGGAACTAAAACTAAATATGATTAGTAATTCTATATATAGAGAATATTTGAAAAATAATTTAAAGTAAATAGAAAAAAAATAACGAACTAATATTTATAATAAAAAATAAAAACAATTTAAACTAATAACTATGGCTGATTTATTAATGAGAATGCCTTTTCAATATGAACCTAAAAGAGCAAATAGGTTTATCTTGACGTTCCCATCTTCTTTGGGAATAAATTCTTGGTATGTTGAAACTACCAATAGACCCACAATTACAATTAACAAAAAAGAAATAAAATTCTTAAACACACAAACTTACGTCTCAAGTAACTTTTCATGGGGTGAGATTGGTGTTAAATTAAGAGACCCAATCGGACCTTCAGCGGCTCAAGCAGCAATGGAGTGGGTTAGATTACATGCAGAATCAGTAACAGGTCGTATGGGTTATGCTGCGGGTTATAAAAAAGATCTTGACTTAGAATTATTAGACCCAACAGGGGTTGCTGTTGAAAAGTGGATTTTACAAGGTTGTTTGATTACTTCAGTTAACTTTGGTTCACTAAACTATGGTGGAGATGATATCATGGGAGTTGATATGAAATTACAACCTGATAGATGTATTTTAGTATATTAATTTATTTTTAAATATTTTATAATGAACCTCACTAACAAAGTGGGGTTTTTTATTTACAAAGAATTTGATTGTTTTATTTTTTTAATAAAAAAACTATGGACGACGCTTTAAAATATGGTCAAGAAAATTTTAACTTACCACATGACGTAATTAAATTACCATCAAGAGGTATATTTTACAAACCAAAAAAAGAATCTTTAAAAATTGGTTATTTAACCGCACAAGATGAAAACCTTCTTATGTCTCAAAACATGACAGGTACCGAATTAATTAAAACTCTTTTAAGAAATAAAATTTATGAACATGGGTTTGATGTTGAACAATTATTACCTGGAGATGTTCAAGCTATACTATTATTTTTAAGAAATACTGCTTTCGGTCCCGACTATAGGTTTAAACTAATGGACCCTAAAACTAAAATAGAATTTGAAACTACTATTATATTAGATAGTGTTGACATGCAAGAATTAAAACATATTCCAGATGAAGACGGACTATTTACATATACATTACCGAAAACACAAAAAAAGGTAAGATTTAAAGTGTTAAACATGAGAGAAGAAACAGAAATCGACAATCTTACCGCTAAATACCCTAAAGGAATGATTGCCCCTGTTGTAACAAAAAAACTTGAAACGCAAATAGTAGATATTGACGGAAATAAAGATAAAGGGTTTATTGGTTCAATTATTATAAATTTACCTATATCTGATTCTAAAAGTTTAAGAAGATTCATGGAAGAATGCCAACCTAAATTAAACCTTGTAAGAGAAGTTCAAGCCCCGTCAGGAGAAAACGTTACTGTGAATGTTACGTTTGGGGTGGAATTTTTTCGGCCTTTCTTTGAATAATAAAAAAAACTTAATGGATGAATTTTATTATCTAACTAAATACGGAAATTTTTCGTATTCAGACATTTTAATTATGCCAAGCTTTGAAAGAAGATATTTTATGGATAAGTTGTATACTGAATACGAAAAAAAATAATTCATCTATTTATAAAATAAAGTTATGTTTTTAGCAGATGGTACACCAACTAATTTAGGTGCCGGAGGTGCCGGTAAGAGCGTTTTTTCTAGTGCCGAACAGGCAAAAAAAGCACTAGAAGATGCGACATATATACAGAGTGCATTATCAAATGCGGTAAAGGGTTTAGTTGAAATACAAGACACCACAATAAAAAAACAAAGAGAAATTACAGACGGTGTTGTAATAAACAGTAATGCGTTTCAAAAATATATTACTGATGCTTATGTTGGAACAACGGCATTAGGTGAGGGGTTAGATCAGTTAGGTGTTAATATTTCAGAAATAACAACCGCAGCTGGTGAAACAAGCTCAGCATTAAATAAAGCAGTTGTACCAACACAAAGACTTTTGATGGATCAAATCGAATATTCAAAAGCAACAGGAATGGCAACTGCCGATCTTATTAAAACTGAAACAACTTTTATGAGAATTTTTAATTCTCAAGAAAATTCATTTAAAGAAATACAAAAAATTACTAATGAAGCACAAAAATTAGGTTTAGATGTAAAAACAGTTGTTGACGATGTCTCTAAAAATATACAAAGTCTACAAACATTTAGATTAAGTTCTGAAGGTTTAACTCAAATGGCGTCAGAGGCTGCTAGTTTAAGAACTAGTATTGATGGTATCGGTGCACTTAAATTGGCTAAAACATTATGGGATCCTGAACAAGCGGTTAAATTATCTCAGGGTATGCAAATGTATGGTGGGGAAATAGGAAAGTTAGGTAATTTCTTTGAAGTTATGAGAATGGGACAATACGATGCACAAGGATTACAGGATGAAATGTTAAAAGTATATGAATCGGCATTTAAATTAGACGAACTCGGAAATCCTATAACACCAAGTCCTTCAGAATTAATGAGATTAGAGGCACAAGCTAAATTAATGGGTAGCAACTTAGAAACGGCAATGCAAATAGGCCAAGAAAGAGTAAAACAATCATTTATTGAAGATAAAATTAATAGTTTAACACCTAACAAATTCGATAAAGATCAATTAGAATTAATAAAAAGTGTCGGAGAAATAAAAGATGGAAAAATTAGTTTAAACATACCTGGAGTAGGTGAAATTGAAGATGTTACTCAAGCTACGGTTGCACAAATGAATAACATAAAGGAGTATCAGGAAAAGGCTAAGTTGGATGAAAGGGGAATTGCGATGTCAAATTTAAGTATATCCGAAAAACAAGCAAAAGATGTTAGAGCAATACATGACTATCTTCTTACTGGTGATCAAGGGGTTTTAGCACAAAATGCTGCAGAACAAAATAGAATCATGAAGAATTTAGAAAGTAACATGAAGGCATCTACTGAATATTACGCAACAATTCAAAAAGATATAGGAATGGGAGATTTTATGTCTAAAATCGTATCTCCTGTTGATATTAATTCAATATTAGGGGTTAGTAGTACCGAAAAAACGGCAATGGAAACGGCTATTGCAAATACTAGTTATTGTGGTGTTACAACAAGTCAAGACTTCATGTTAACCGATGCACCATTTGAAAGTAACACTTTAATTACGGGAGATAAAGGAACCATTTCAAAAATGATTTTTGATAAAGAAGATGATTTTTTAGCGGTCCCAAGATTGAACGAAATATTAAATAAGGCGAAACTTAGTTTTGATACCGCATATGCTTTGAATGATATGTCATCGAAACCGCTTCCGATAGAAACAAAAACACCTGGAGAATCTTTTTCTAAAACAGAAGCAACCATCAATACTAATAATACTACAGAAGTTAAGTTTAGTCCAATAGTTATTGAAGTAAAAGGTGTTGAAGGTAATTTAAAACAAATGCTAGAAAAAGGAGACAACACGACAATATTAACCGAAAAAATTAGAGAAGAGTTTTCTAAGATGCCAAAAATCATGGGAGAAAAAGGAGTCTTCGGTTACTAAAAATTTAAAATAATCTATTTATATATAAAATAGATATTAATGGAAAGTCCACTATCATTTAATTCAACAGAAAATTTTAGGAAAAAGTTAATAACGAGAAACCTAAGACCATATAAAGTCGAAGGGTATTTTAGTTATAGCGAACAATTACCTATTAATGAAATACAAATTGTTGATTATTCAATAATTGATAGTCCCCCTATTAATTTTTATCAAGAGTTAAAAGAACCTGAATTAATAGGGTTAAATAAGTATTCACAAAGCGGTGGTTTTGGAGAAGTAGTGCCAATTAATACTAATTTAAACTCATTTTCAAATTTTGGTGAATACGATGCGTATAACCAATCAATAGCAGATAATAGTGCATTAGAACAAAAAGGAGATCAACAAGAAAATATTTTAAGGGTTTTGAACAAATTTAATCCTGAAAATGTTTCTCTTGGTTTTGGAGAACCAATTGTTATAAATGTTAATAAGGGAACCGAAAGTAATTTTGGAGAATATAGTTTTACTGCGTCTGCACCAAATATAACGACAGAGCAATCACAGATAATATCCTATCTTGCAAATGAATATGGTCCTGAAAACAAAGTTAATGGTTTTGGTGAAGTTGTTGTGATTAATATTAATAAACAAACTGATGCGAATAAAGGGGAATACGAATATACTGCATCTGAACGTGAAAGAACAAAAGAACAGTCAAGAAGATTGGCGTATGTTTTAAACCAGTATGGACCTGAAAATTTACCAAACGGATATGGTAATCAAGAAAAATACCCACATGTAAATCAAAATACAAAAACTAATGAAGGTGAATATGAGTATTTTTCATCCGAACCAAACAAAACAACAGAACAATCACAAAGTTATGCTTATATAAAAAACAAATATAATACGGGTGATGGAGCTTACGATGAAATTACTGTTGAAGATTTAGCTCAAGAAACTATAAACACACCATACATTAGTAGCGAAACCACGTTTTCGTTTATACCATCCGAATATAATCCTGTGAATATTATTCAAAATGAAAACCCAACAGGATCTGAAGGAACATTAAGTCAAGATTCACTTTTGGCTCAATTTGCCGCTAAACAACTACAAAAAGAATTTAAAGCGAGAGTTGCATTTGAATTATTACAACAAACCGTAGGAAGAACAAATCTATTTACAGGTGAAGTTGATCCTGCAACAAATACAACATCGGTTAGACCAAACACAGATCCATTTGATGCGTTAGGTATTATAACAAATAATATACCCATAGTTCAAAAAAATTATAAAATAACAGGTGGGCCCAATTCTGTTGCAAATGCGTTGAGTTTTACCGCAAGACTTGCAGGACTTTATAGTCCGTATTCATTAATACCTGGAGATTATTTTGATTATCCAAATAAAAACTTTTTATCACAAGCAACTCTAAACCCTGTAGGTGCCGTTGCAGGTGTTGTTGGAAATTTAGCACAAGAAATAAGTTCTTTATTTATTGATCAAGCTTCTGAGAAATTCTTAACTTATACTTCTGATGCAACTAAAAGTTTATTATTTGATCAATTATTTTATAACACATATAGACCTTCTTATAGGTTCGCAGGTTTAAGTGCTACAAATTTATTGGCACCACAATCAAACTTTTATGTTGGGATAACTAAAAATTATATTAGAGACTTAGTGAGCCCTAAAATGGATTTACCAAAAGGAAGAAATAATAGACCACAAGACGGTCCTGTTTATAGTTATGGTGAAGTAGGTAAAGATTTTGAAGGTAGTAGAATAAGTGATTTTCTTTTTGGTTTAAATTCTAGAAATTTATTTGATAGTGCTGACCCACAAGGAGGTTTTACTTGGATATCAAAAAACAATTATTTAGAACCTGGAACATTTGTAGGACCATCTAATAAAAAAAATATCTTAGCAAGATTTAACACCGACAGTTTATTTGAGTCATCAGCATTTAGACCGTTATTTGATAAAACAAAATCCACAAACGTAACATTTACTGATGGATCTATTTTAGATATAACACAAAAATTAATAGATGCTGGTAATAAATCTACACGTAAATTAGAACACGTAGGTAATGCAATTAATCAAGTTTCTAAAGTTTTTAATGATGGTTATATAGAATTAACCAAAGGATCTAGAGTTATTAGATACGTGACTCCAACTTCTAAAAAACCAAACGGTGAACCGGCGGAGGTTAAGGGTTATGAGTATTGTAGATTATTTACAAAAGATAGGCCTTACTACACGTATAATGAGTTACAAAAAGCCGATGGACTTATAAGAAGTGGAGGTAAATCAACCTACTCTGTATTAGATAATACATATAATTTGAACATCGCACCTATGAGAGGTAAGGGATCGACAAATTTGGATAATAAAGGTAAGGTAAAAAAATATATGTTTTCATTAGAAAACTTAGCTTGGAGAACATCGGATAGAAATGGTTTCAGAGTTGAGGACTTACCTGCATGTGAGATAGGACCTAATGGTGGTAGAATCATGTGGTTTCCACCTTATAATTTATCCTTCGATGAGGGATCAACCGCTAGTTGGCAAGACCACACTTTTTTAGGTAGAGTTGAACCAATCAAAACATATAAGAATACAGTAAGAACTGGATCAATTAGTTGGTCTATGGTTGTTGACCACTCATCCGTAATGAATTTACTTTTAGATAAAGAATTACAAAATGTAAAAGACAACAGTGAAGTAACAAGAATTGTTGATTCATTTATTGCCGGATGTTTAAAATACGACATCTATGACCTATTAAAAAAATATAGAGAATTCACACTATCTGATGTTTATGAAGTAATAAACGAATTATCAACAGTAGAACAATATAAAGATTATTTTGAAACAATACAAAAACCCACAGTAACAAAAACAACAGAAATAGATAAAACAGGTCAAGTAAATAATAATGAAAATCAAGGACAAGAAGATATTTCACAAAAAGAAGAATTTAAAGAAATAGTATTACTTTTTGAACAATCCGAACCAAGAAAAACAGTATTTACTGAAGAAGATACGTATAAAACTTATTACGACAGTTTATACAGTAATGACACAAAAGTGTTATATTTAGGTGATTATAGCGGAGCTAACCCATTGGCTTCTCAGGCACCTAATAAAATAATTAAATATGATAGTAGAAAGGGGTCTGGTAATAATAATTTTATAGACACGTTACCTAATAATACCGAATCTTTTTCATATGCTGAATATGTCGATGCTAGAGTTGATTCACTATCAGGTGTATTTGATTTTGGTGAAAATGAATTTACAACTTTAGAAAAAGAATTTTTACCAACAGTATTATCTACTTTAAAACAAGGTAAAAAAGTTTTTTTTCAAATTGAGGCTTCTGCAAATTCAAGTGGAAGAGATAATAAATCACTTTCAGAAAGAAGACTAAAAACTGTTGAAAATTTTATTAAAAATTTTGAATTGGATGGAGATAAAATTAAAACTTATTTAGACAACGGGAATTTAACATATAAGTCAGAGGCTAAAGGAGATAATGCAAAAATAGATGAGCCAGCATATAAAGACATTGATTGCCAAAAAAAGTTTAATGTTGATAGTGTTTACGATGGTAAATACTCAGTACAGGCCATGTTGTGTAGAAGAGTTAAAATAACTGGTTTAAAAATCGATACCCCAACCGAAGAAAATAAAAAGGATCAAACAACGACTGACAATACTACTGAAAGTACAGGTGTAAACGAACTAGCAGGTCAAGATGACGAAAACACAACACCACCTTCTGAACAAATAAAAAAACAACAAGTAGTTACGACTCAAATTAAAGATAAAACAAATAAACTAAGAGCTGGTTTAACTAAAAGACTACTAAGAAAGTTGTTAACTGAATGTAACTATTTTGATATGATTCAAGAACAACAACCAATGGTCTATGATGGAATAAAAAGTAAATTTAAAAATTTTCATCCAGTATTCCATTCGACAACACCTGAAGGTTTAAACGCTAGACTTACATTTTTACAACAGTGTGTAAGACCAGGGGACACAATACCAACTGCTGTTGATAATGGGCAAGGAGGATTTACTTTACAATATAATGATGCATTTAATAGTGCATTTGGATCCCCACCAATTTTAGTTTTAAGAATAGGCGATTTTTTTCATACTAAAATAGTACCAAAAAGTATTTCATTAAAATATGATGATATAAAATATGATTTGAATCCTGAAGGAATTGGTGTCCAACCAATGATGGCTAATGTTACACTAAGTTTTGATTTTATTGGTGGACATGGAATAGCAGAACCAATCGCTAAATTACAAAATGGTTTATCATTTAACTTTTATGCTAATACAGAAATTTATGATGAAAGGGCAGATGAAACTGAAAACTTTTTACAAGAAATAGATGACGAAGTTTTAAAAAGTATACAAGATGAAGTTGGAGACATAGACCCTAATAGACCAAGACAAAATGATGCTGGAGATACTATTGGAACAATTGAATCAAGTTTTGCGGACATAAATACAAATTTAATTTCAGGTAGAATTAATTATAAAGAAGTTATGAATCAATTGATTGATAAAACTGCGGACATGGTTAATGGGTTCAATCAGACGATACAAAATACCATAGTAGTTAAAGGATGGGGAGGTTTAATTATTTTAACAAAAGATAGAAAATATTCTGAAGGTTTATTTGACTATTTAAGTGGTAATACATCTAATAAGGTTAACATTATTGGAAAACCAGTTAATTACCAAGAAAAAATAGACGACCTTTTTCAAAAAATAAATCAAGACGTTGACGACGAAACAATTCCAATATTAGGAGGATTAGAGTTTCAAAAAGATTTTAAAAATCAAGATATAAGAAAAATTAAAAGAAAAATTAAAGAAATACTTAATGAACAAAAAAATCTTTATCAACAACAATTAGATAAATTTGCCAACGATCTAGTAAAAAATCAATTAGAATTTATTAAAATAACCGATAAAATTAATTTTGTTTCAAACCAAATAGACGGTAGAGAAAATAAAAGAGGAGGAGTTAACATTTATAATATATCGGGAACATCACAAGTCGAAGCATCAAGTGTTGGTGCAACAAACACTTACGACGAGTTGAAAAACGATTTTTTAAAAATTAGAACAGACTTAAATGATTTTAATCAAATACTAAAAAATTATCAATTAATACCTAACGGTGATAAAAATGTTTATAATAGTGATTATTTATTCAATTTATATTTAGTTAATAAAATTGAAGATAATGAAGACGCCCCTGACGTTTCGGTGTTTGATAGAAGATTTGCAATGACTATGGGTGATTTATTAGTTGATAACTACGATTTTTTTGTTGATCAAATAATTTCAGTTATTGATGGTTCAGTACAAAAAGAAAATTGGAAAAACTTCATATTTAAAAATTTAGGATTCAAAATTATATTTAGACCTCAAGGAAATCTATATATACCAAATGTTTACAATCCAAATAATCCAGTTAATACATTATATACAAAATTAAAGAATAGTTTCGACAAATTGGCGGTTTCTATTTACAAAGATAAATACACAAATGATGAAGTTTATAAAAGATTTTTTGGGGACGAAAATGCACTTAATTATAAACCGTATAATAGAGATAAACTTAGAAAATTTACTTACGAATCACAAGTCCCTATTGTACCACCAGATGATGAAAATTTAAGAGCTATTTGGTCTAATGTTGAATCGACTTGGGATTATTTTAACTTAAAAAGACAAATGAAATAATATGGAGTATTATGATAGATATAGAAGTTTTTTAATAGACGGAAGACAGACCGTCGTTCCGTTTGTTACTTTACCACCTAGACCATCAGACCAAAAATTTATATATAGAAAAAATCAATCTAGACTCGATAAACTTAGTTTTGAAAAATATGGTACACCATATTTCGGTTGGTTAATTTTACAAGCAAACCCATCTTTTGGTGGTTTAGAGGAAAACATTCCTGACGGATCTGCAATTATTGTACCTTTTCCTTTGATAGCAGCACTACAAGACTACAAAAACGCTGTGGACACATATATATTTTATTATGGCAGATAAGTTTCAGCAAGAAAAAATTTATATAGAAACCGATTATGATAATATAATATTAATCGACCCTAACAAAGTATTAATAGGGAACCAAGTTCAAGACAGATTAGTTAGACATGAGGACTTAGTTTTTTATGCAAATTTAGAGGCTAGGGTAATACCTAGAACAAAATTAGCGGTTGGAGAAAGTTTTGATAGTCCTGTTGTAAATACTTTAGTTGCCACAATACAAGGACAATCAGATTCATTTGAAAAATTAAATTTTCTACAACCAAAAGGGAAAAAAGTTTTTGACACAAGCTGGTCAGATCAATTTACGGGAAAAGGATCAAGACAAGGTTTAGGTGCAAATCAAACAGGTGAAAGATTTGAAGCAAAAGACGGAACTATTAGGTCGTTTAGAAATGTTAGAAATTATGAAGACACCCAAGCATTAGGTATTAAATCCATAAGTATTAATATCAAACCAAATGCGGGTCCTGGTGGATATGTTCCTGATGTTAAAATTGCACTAACAGACGTTGGAGGTAAAACTTTATTTGAACAGGGAGAGAATTCAATATATTCTACATTTTTTAATTTACCGTACCCGCAATTTTACTTAACAGTAAAAGGTTTTTATGGTAAGGCAATTAGATATACTTTGTTCATGACAGATTTTAGCGCTAAATTTAATGACGATACGGGTAGTTTTGATATCGACATAAAACTAACATCAAACTTAGTTTCACTTTTACAAGACACGTCTCTTACATATGCTAAAACGGCACCTAAAATGTTCCCAATAATTGTTGCAAAAGGAGGAACATCTAACAATGCACCTGGAGGGTCAAATACATCTGTAAAAAATTTAGACGTAGATTACTTAGGTAGACAAATTTTAAATCAAGTATACCAAGAATATGAAAATAAAAAGTTAATCTCACCAGGATTCCCAAGATTAACAATAGATCAATTTATAAAAAATACTGATGATTTTGTAACTTCAATAAAACAAAGTATTGAAAAAAAAGACTTTATTGCTCTAAATGATATTAAATCTTTTAGGGAAGAATTGAATGAAATTAAAGATAGAAATTATACTGTTTTATTAAGTAGGTATTTAGATACTACTAATTATATATCTTATGATGACGGTAAAGGACCACAAATTTACTATGATTTTAAACAAACAATCCCTTTAGAAAAAAGAAATGAGATTGAAACCGCGATAAAAAATGAAATAAAAAATAGTGTTGAAATACTACAAAAAAATAAAACTTTTGGTATTGGTGGTTTCTACACAATAGGGGGTAAAAGTTTTCCATCTGAAATACCTGTGTCTTTTTCTGAAGACGAATTGTTTGTAAAAATAACACCGGATAAATTAAGTGATAAAGACTTTATTAACACATATACAATTAGATATGGTAGAACACCTGATCAGGCCGAACTAATTGATTTTAAAGTTCAACTACTTTTGGTTTTACAAAATGCAGAAACAAGGTTAGATCCAAATACTAACCAACCTATAAGTACCGAACCAACCTATATGAAATTTGGAATTACTGATCCAAATAATCAAACACTTTTTCCTGGTGGGTTTTTAGATAGAATTAATAATTATCAACAACAGTTAACTGCAAAAGAACAAGAAATTGAAACAAAATTTTCTAATGAATTATCAGATAGGGTAACAAAGGTAGATGGGACATTAGGGTTCAAACCAACGATTAGAAATATTATGGCAATAATAATTGCCGGTTGTGATACATTTTATAGATTAATGGATAGAACTCATAGATTAGCTTGGGATAAAAGAAACGACCCTTTAAGGATAAAAAGTGTAATACCTGCTGAAAAATCTTCAGGAATAGATTCAAAAAATGTTGTAAACTACTCAACAGGAAAATTAAACGAACAAAATGTTGTATATCCTTGGCCAACATATTATGTTCAAGAAAAACTACAAGATGGAAGGGAAAGTTTTGTTGTTAGATATTTGGGAGATCCTAAATATGCTTCTAAAACATTTGCATTTGATTATGCAACATGGCCTGAAATACATTTTACTGAAAACTTTTTGGATGCTTCTGTTAGAAAGGCAAGCTCATCACAACAAAATGTTTATCAGAATTTGCAAAACATACAAAATTTTACAACTGTAAATGCATTAGAGTTTCCATTTAAAAACAAACCATATAATAGTACAACAGAATTAAGTATAATGTATGAGTTATATGAAAGGTTATATGTTTTATCAAATTATAGTAATATATTGGCAAAACAATTTAACCCACAGAGTTTACAGGCAGACACATTTGTTTCACATTTAGAGGCGCAAAATATAATTAATGCAATAACTGAAAACTTTACAGTACAAGAAAAATTAAAAAACACAAACTTTAATTATGAAAATGCTTTTAATTATTTAAAAACGTTGGCAAATAATGGGACCTCAGATCATTGGTTAAATTTAGAAAGAGGTATTTTTAATACACCTTATTTACAAAATTTAACAGAAAATAGTTTTGGATTATATAGTAAAAAAAGTATTGATGGGTACACCTTGGCTTTAGAAAATAACGATCCTTTAGCTCCGAAATTTAAACAATATGTTGAAGAAAGAAAAGAACTTGATTACGAGCAAGACGATATATTATCTAAATCATATATTACCGAAAAGACACTAACATTTTTAGATGACATTAAAGTTTTGGCAAGACTTAAAAAAAATGATTATTATACAAATATTTTACCATATTTTTCATTAAATTTTATTGTAAATAACAGTAAAAAAGATATTTTAGTAAACCCAACAACAAATAATCCTGTAAATAATTTAATAGAACTTAAAGATTATCTCTCAAAAGGAGAAGAAAACTTAAATTTTACAGAAAAAAACTATAGTGATATACCAAGTTATTCAGGAAATGTTTCAAGTTCACAAATAAATAGTAATATTAATACACCATATTTTGTAAATGCATTACAAAAAGGAGTTGAATTAGAAAAATCGGGAAACACCACAACCGCTTATGTTGCCTTAGGTTATATGTACTTAAATTCATATCTCATTCCTTTAGCGTATTATAATACTTACGACAAAGATTTTAACAATATTGATATTTTATTTTCTGATAACATTATATCTAAATTAGATGAATATGAATACTCACAAATTTTAAAAATTGGATCATTATATCATAGATATAAAAAATATATAGAGACAGGAGAAGATATTTTAGATGGTGTTATTAATGACTTTGATTTTACAAAAAATTATGACCCATTATCACAAAATTTAGAAAAAATATATAAAATAAAAAATTATACAGGAGGGTCACAAGATTTTATTTGTCAGTATAAAAAAATAGACGCAAATGATAATACTAAATATGTTGATATTATTAACACAGGGTTTTACCCGAAACTTATTTCAGATGTACATTACTATTTTACTGGTAAAGATTTATTTACAGGTTATACTGAAAGTGAATTTACAGATGCTTATACCGCAGGAACATTAAATATTGGAGTTAATAAAGATGCATCATACTTTATGCCTTTCGGTAGTGACCCAAATAACTTAAAAAGAAGTATTATTTTAAATCCATATTTTTCTTATTTAACTTTCGATAAAAACTACAATATAGATGCACAAAATAAGATTCACATTTTAATACCCTCAAATGGAGGCATACCATTAAATCAAGCAAAATTTGAATTTTTTAAAAATGATAAATTAACTTATGAAATTTTAAGTAGTAAAGAATTATTTAATGGTTCTGTTAGAACACTATGGGGACAACCAAATTATGGATTTTTCCCAAAAACATCAAACATATTAGAAAATAATATTTTTCTTAGTCCGTACCAAGATCTTTTTGAAGGTAATAGTTTAGGTTATTATTTTAAACTATTTAGAAAAGAAATATTGGATAAATTTGAAGAATTATTTTTAGGTTTTTGTAAAAAAAGACCAGAACCTAAAGATGTTCTAATTTTAGAAGATGATGTACAAGACCCATCTTATTTTTCTTCAGGTGGTATAACATCATTAAAAAATAGAAAATTATTTGATCAAATGTTATCTATTTTTTCAGTAAATGATGCATCATCACCATTAACAAAAATACAAGAAAATAACGATGGACTAAGTTTAGCAACCACACAGAAAAAAAATAATGCGAATACTTTCAGGGAATTTTTGATAGAAAATCCTATTATTTTTAAAAATGGTAATCCATTAAATTTTAACAGAAAATTATTTACAAGTTTAACAACTATACCTGAATTAAAAAATTTACAACCAATCACATTTTCACCATACGTACCAGGAACTTTACCAGGTGATGGTATATTGACAGGAACAAGCGCACTTTTAACAAGTAAAACTTTGAGTCAAAAAAATGTAGATGCTTGGAAGTCTTTACTATTACACAATTATAATGGTAATTTTAATGATGTTTATATCTCATATAATAATACTGGTTGTACAATTACAGATTTTTTTATAGATATGAATATTGAATTTACAAAAGAAAATGTAGAAACATGTGAGGAATTAATAAAAAGATATTCATTACAAAAGTTTTATGCAATTTCTAATGGTAATATCTATAACAAAACAAACTTCATTTCATACATAGATAACCTGTTACAAGAAAATTTAGACACACAAAAAAATCTCACAAACCAAGTGTTTCAATATATGAGAGATAAAATACCGGGAGTTAGTTTACAAACAAATAGTAATCAAGGAAATATAAGTGGGGACATTAATAAACTATCAACATATATACAATTACAAACATTCAATAATAGATGGACGGCTGGAAGTGATTTATTAACAAGACCATTATTTGAAGATTTTCTTTTTATGAATACCGCCAATGCGGATATTGGAGATCAATTACAATTTTTTCTTGATGATGTTACAAAATATTTGAAAATGGAAAAAAATATGACCGTTTCAGATGTAATAGGTCACATACTAAATGAAGATAGAACCACACTATTTTATGCAACACCATCGTTTATAAATTTTAACGGAGTGTTAGATGCGGAAAATTACGATAAACCAACAGATATAGATATTCCAAATAGTCTTTTTGGAACTTTTAGAAACGTTAATTACTTAGATTCAAGACAAAAATTTATATTCTTATATGTTGGAAAAACATCTGAACATCCGGCATTAAATGATAACAGAAATGTCGTATATGGTGATGACTCTTTTGATATTAGAAATCAAGCCGACTGCCCAATAAGGATACCACAAACACCTGAAACTAATTTTTATAAAACAAATAAAATAGTCGGATTTAATGTTGATTTTGGTATAAGAAATCAGAACATGTTTAAAAAGTTTTCAGTTGGTATGGGTGGAGGTAAAGAAACGGCAACAACATTCAAGGTGAATGAGAGACTTGCAGGTGGATCTACAGGAGATAAGGTCGCCCAAGAGACACAATCAATGTATTCTTACTATAAATCGTTAAGTTATAATATAGATGTTAGTGGAATGGGTAATGTAATGATTCAACCTTTAATGTATTTTAATTTAAGACACATTCCATTATTTTATGGACCATATCAAATTTTAGAAGTAACACACACAATTAACGAGTCATCATTTGAAACAAAATTTAATGGAGTTAGAATACCTAAGTATGCTTTACCAGATGTAGATAGTATATCTACATTTGTTAAGAAAAATTATTTGGAAAAATATAAAAGTGAAATTTTAAAGGCGAATAATGAAAATAGATATCAAGAAGATATTGAGACAATTTTAGATCCATCAAAACAAAGTAATGAACCAAAAACCTCACCAGAAGAAGAGTGTAATAAATTAGTAATTAACGATTACAAAACATTACCATATGTTAATAATAAAATAACAACAATATCAATAGGTGAGTTAGTATTAAAAATTAAAAATAAACAACCTGAAAAATATGTTGACGCATTAATTTTATTATTGTTAATGTCTAGACCAACAAACTTATTTGATAATAAACCAATAAATAATGTTGAAGCGACAACACTAACAAATGACGGAATTGTCTCATGTATCAATAATAATGTGTTTCTTCTATCCGCGAATAATTTGTATGCCGCTAATCCTGCATTATCTAAATTAACTTGTGTTAGTTTTCCTGAAGGTGCAGTTCCTTTATTTAGTTTTGATGATGTTGACGGAGGTTTAGAAACAATAAACGGTATCTTAGGATCTACCGCACCAATAATAGAGGCGATTAAAAATTCTGCAAAAACAACTAACCCATCTTTAAGTGATAAAGAAGCTTATTCCACAGCAATATCGGCACTTTTATTTGCATATGACACAAAGTTTTTATTTACAGGAACAAGGACAGGGCAAGATATATATGATTTTTATAGACAAAAAATAGTATCAGGTGAAATCACAACTGATTATGCAACTTACTTATTTGCTCTTGCATCTATATGTATAGATAAATTTTAAATTAACGATATATTTATAATAAAAAAACTATGAGCAATATTAAAAATTTATTAGATGATTATTTGAAAAAAGATACTAGATTATCTGAAAAACAAATAGATGCGGATCACAAACAAGTTTGTGATTTAGATACCGGTGATTGTTATACTATTAGAATGAAAGATGGTTTAATAGAAAGAGTGGACAATACACTTAAAACAAATAGAACATTAAGGGTAGAAACACCTACAGGTGTTAAAACATTATTGAACGGTTAAAAATAATAAAAATGAGTGTAGATAAGAAAATATTACAAGAAATAGAAAGAATTAAAAATATAAATAGATATATCCTTAACGAACAAGAACCACCGGCTGAACCACCGGCTGAACCACCTGCGGCACCTCTTGGAGGTGAAGAAGGACCTATAGGAGATATCCCACCTGGAGGAGAACCAGGAGCGGCACCTGGAGGAGATACAGGAGCAGCACCCCCAACAGGAGGTACTGAAGTTCCTGAACCTGTAGATGTTGCGACTGATCCTGACGTAGAGGAAGTAGGGGCAGAAACCGAAAATGCTGAAGGAGAGGAAGAATCAGAAGAAATAGACATCACAGATTTAGTTACAACTCAACAAGAAATTAAAGATAAACAAGACGGGTTTATGGATGATATGATTTCTAAATTAGATGAGTTACAGTCTAAGTTACAAAGTATGGATCAAATTTTGAATAAAATAGAAAATTTAGAAAAAAAGTTTGATAGATATAGAGATAAAACACCTGAAGAAAAACTAATGCTAAGATCTTTAGATTCTTACCCTTATAATCAAAAACTTACTGATTTTTTTGACGATAAAAAAGTTGATATGGAAAAATCAGGAAAAAACGAATATGTATTAACATCAGATGAAGTTGAAAACTTTTCACCAAACGAAATTAAAAAAACGTTTAATATTTATGACGACGAGGAAGAACAAATGTAAAAACTAAGGGACCCACAAGGTCCCTTTTTTATTTGACAATCGTAGAAAATCACTTATATTTGTTATAGATAAAAGAGTTAAAAATTAAAAACAAAAATCTATGGCAAATTCAATTGACGCAGTACTAGCACAGTACGAAAAGAACTCACAACCAAGTGGTTCACCGAGACAAAACATCTCACAAGAAGACAGAATGAAAAAGTATTTTTCAGCAATTCTTCAAAAAAATGAAAAATCTGCACAAAAAAGAATCAGAGTGTTACCTACTAAAGATGGTTCTTCACCATTTGTTGAAGTTTGGTATCACGAAATTCAAGTAAACGGGCAGTGGGTTAAGTTGTACGACCCTGATAAAAACGACAATGAAAGATCACCACTTACTGAAGTTTATAATGAACTTATATCAACAGGTAAAAAAGAAGATAAAGAACTTGCGTCACAATACAGAGCACGTTTATTTTATATTGTAAAAGTTATTGATAGAGATAACGAACAAGATGGTGTTAAGTTTTGGAGATTCAAACACAATTACAAACAAGAAGGTGTGTTAGATAAAATCCTACCTATTTGGAAGGCCAAGGGTGACGTTACTGATTCAGAAAAAGGTAGAGACCTTATTATTGAATTAACAAAGGCTAAGACACCACAAGGAAAAGAATATACTGTTGTTCAAACAATAATGTATGATGATCCCGCTCCATTACATGCAGACAAAGAAATCATGGAAGGTTGGTTACAAGACGAATTAACTTGGAAAGATGTTTATTCTAAAAAACCTGTTGAGTATTTAGAAGCGGTGGCAGTAGGGGAGACACCAATTTGGAATTCTGAATTAAAGAAATATGTTTATGGTGAGGAAGCTGAGATTTCATTAGGTGGAGCACAAAAAGATGAAACACCTATTGTTGACCCACAAGCAAATGATGAACCATCTGAAGAATTACCTTTCTAAAATAATTTAATATGAATAAGATCGCACAAAAAATGTATGAAGCTCTGACCTTGAAATATAGGTCAGAGATGGCAGAAGCCGAAGCAACACTTTTAGTTTACTTTAATAACTCTGTTGGTATTGGTGAACACCCACAACACTTAGAAGAAATGGATAAGTTTGTTGAGAAATTAACTAACGCTAAAGACAAGTTAGAAATGTTAGAAACCGTTTACAAATACAACATAAAAAGAGAAGATGGTTTTGAAGTGACCGAAGATATGTTAAAAATTATAAACGAACAAAAAGAAGAAGAAAATGGCAATTAAAAAGAACGACTTTAGTTCATTAAAGAAAAAGTTTTCCACATCTGCAAAATATAAACCACAAAGGTTTTTTGATTTGGGTGAACCGTTCTTAGATGCCGTTGGTTTACCAGGTCCTGCGATGGGTCACATAAATATGTTTTTAGGTCATAGTGATACAGGTAAAACAACTGCTTTAGTTAAAACGGCGGTTGATGCCCAAAAGAAAGGAATACTACCTGTATTCATAATTACAGAACAAAAATGGTCTTTTGAACATGCTAAACTAATGGGTTTTGAATGTGAAGAAGTTGTTGATACTGAAACAGGCGAATTAGAGTGGGATGGTTTTTATATCTTTAATAATAACTTTGATTACATTGAACAGATTACAGATTACATTAATGATTTGTTAGATGCACAAGAAAAAGGGGATTTAGACTATTCACTATGTATCATGTGGGATTCAGTTGGGTCTGTTCCTTGTAAGATGACTTATGAAGGTAAAGGAGGTAAACAACACAATGCAAGTGTTTTGGCTGACAAGATTGGAATGGGAATCAATCAAAGAATATCAGGATCAAGAAAGGCGGATTCTAAATATGAAAACACTTTAATTATTGTAAATCAACCTTGGGTTGAGTTACCTGATAACCCTTTTGGACAACCTAAAATTAAAGCAAAAGGTGGAGAAGCAATTTGGTTAAACTCATCATTAGTATTTTTGTTTGGAAATCAAAAAGGTGCTGGAACAACTAAGATCACCGCAACAAAAGACAAAAGAACCGTTAAGTTTGCTTCAAGAACAAAAGTGTCTGTTATGAAAAATCACATTAATGGACTTGGGTTTGAAGATGGAAAAATTATTGTGACACCACATGGATTTTTACCCGGTAAAGAAGCATCCGAAGAAAAGGCATCTATTGAACAATACAAAAAAGATTATGCTGAGTATTGGAAAGAAATTATCGGAGTTGATGGTGACTTTGATTTGAAAGCAGAAAAAGAAGAAGTAGAATAGTAAGAACCCTGTAAGTTTACAGAAATGACAAAAACCCTATTAGTTGACGGGAATAATTTATTAAAAATTGGATTTCACGGAGTTAAAGATTACTTTAACGGAACTGAACACGTAGGAGGTATTTGGCATTTCCTTAACACATTACGAAGGTTTATAGACGAAGAAAACTTCAACAAGGTGGTTGTATTTTGGGACGGAGAACTGTCAACATCCCAACGAAGGTTAATCTACCCAAAATACAAGCTTAACCGAAAAGGAACAGTCGAGGACTTCAAAGAAGAATCATTTAGCAAACAAAAACAAAGAGTGAAACAATACTTGGAAGAAATGTTTGTTAGACAAGTTGAATTTGAAAACTCTGAAGCCGACGACCTCATCGCCTATTACTGTAAAATATCTAAAGACGAATCTAAAACCATATTTAGTGGTGATAGAGACCTCACACAACTTATCTCGGAAGATGTTACTCTATATTCCCCTAATACAAAAAAGTATTATAAAAACGGAGATAAAATCAAACTACATGAAATAGAGATTCCCCACTACAATGTTAAAACATTTAAGATAATATCTGGTGACAAATCAGATAATATAGATGGTATCTATTATCTAGGTGAAAAAACATTAATCAAACTATTTCCTGAGATACTTGATAAAGAGATTAGTTTTTCCGATATTTTACAAAAAGGTGAAGAACTCCTAAAAGAACAAAAAGATAATACCGCTTTAAAAAATTTACTGACGGGTAAAACAAAAGAAGGTATTTTTGGTGACGAGTTTTTTGAAATCAATAAAAAGATTGTGGATTTATCGGAACCACTAATTAGTGAAGAAGGAAAAGAATTAGTACACTCTTATTACTCTGAGTCATTGGATCCTGACGGAAGAGGATATAAAAATCTAATTCGAATGATGATGGAGGACGGATTATTTAAATACCTACCAAAAGGGGATGAACAGTGGGTATATTTTTTAAAACCATTTTTAAAGTTAACAAGAAAAGAAAAAACAAAGTTTAAAACAAAAAAGTAAAATTATGAAAGAGCAGAATGATGTAACAAAGGTTGAGTTTCTAATTACACTTAACAACAATTTTGTGGTACAAAGATTCTTTAATGTAAAAGGATATCATGAAAAGGCTGAAAGTTCAGTTGAATTGTATGAGTACATTAAGTATCTATCTGAGTCACTTCAAACAAAATTGAGAAACAAGTGTATGGTATATATGTTAGACAACAGATACCAAATTGAAGAAGACCCAAGCGTTTTAGAAACATCAAACACAGATGGACCTGAGATATTTAACATAATCTTAAAGGTCGGAAATAAGACAATTTGTCATAGAGTAATTGACGCGAAACTATACCCACCAAAGGTAAGATATACCCTTGACATACGACCAGACATAAAAAACATTTTAAGAGAATTAACTGACATTTTATCAGATAAAAATTTATCTTATCAGTACCTTAATTATTCGTTCGCTTAACTATATTTATCTAAAACAAGGAACAAAATCTATATAATATGTCAGACAAAAAAAACTTCGGATACTTAGGAAATACTTTTCAAATTCAGTTATTAAATAACATTATCACTTACAAAGATTTCTCTAATTCCATAATAGAAGTTATTGATCCTCATTATTTTGATAACCAATATTTCAAGATTATTTGTCAAATGATTAAGGAATATTATTCAAATTATGAGCATACACCGACATTTAATACCCTTGAACAATTAACTAAGTCAGAAATCAGTTCACCGATGGCTCAAAAGAGCGTTTTAGATACGTTAGAACAGGTTAAGAACGTTTCAGATGAAGGTTCAATATATGTTCAAGAAAAGTCCCTTAAATTCTGTAAACAACAAGAGCTCCAAAAAGTAATGACCAAGGCTCAATCAATCATCGATAAAGGTGATTTCGAGAGTTATGATAAGTTAGAAGAAATGGTAAGGGGAGCACTTCAAGTTGGTGAAGTTGATAAGGGAACTACTGATGTATTTTTTAACCTTGATGAGGTATTGGATGACGACTATAGACACCCAATTCCAATTGGAGTACCTGGCATAGATAACCTATTAAAAGGTGGTCTTGCTAAAGGTGAAATTGGTGTAATTTTAGCACCTACTGGTGTTGGTAAATCCACATTTACAACTAAAATTGCTAACCACGCATTTAACTTAGGGTATAATGTTCTTCAGATATTTTTTGAAGACAACCCAAAAATTATCCAAAGAAAACACTTTACACTTTGGACAGGAATACACCCTGACGACCTTTCTGAAAATAGAAAAGAAGTAATGGAAAGAGTACAAGAAATTCAATCATCTAGAAAAAACAAATTGATATTGAAAAAATTACCTTCCGATACTGTATCTATGAATCAAATCAAAAATCAAGTAAGAAAAATGATGGCTGAAGGTACAAAAGTAGATATGATTATTTTAGATTATATTGACTGTGTAGTTCCTGACAAAGTATTAGGTGATGAATGGAAAAGTGAAGGATCGGTAATGCGAGGATTTGAGGCAATGTGTCACGAGTTGGATATCGCAGGATGGACAGCAACACAAGGTAACAGAAATTCAATATCATCAGAGGTTGTTACAACAGATCAAATGGGTGGATCTATTAAAAAAGCACAAGTTGGTCACGTTATTATTACAGTTGCAAAATCATTACAACAAAAAGAAATGAACTTGGCAACAATAGCAATCACTAAATCAAGGATCGGTAAAGATGGAATTATATTTGAGAACTGTAAGTTTGACAATGGTATGTTAGAAATAGATACAGAACAAAGTGTAACATTCCTTGGCCACGAGGAACAAAAAGAAGAAAAGAATAGGAACAGAATTAAGGAACTGTTAGAAAGAAAAAAACAAAAAGAACAACAAGAATCTTAAAATAAATTATTAAATTTGTAAAAAATGGATATTTCGCAAAAAATATTAAGTGACATTACTGTCTTTATGAAATACGCTAAGTTTCAACCTGAATTAAACAGGAGAGAGACTTGGGAAGAGTTGGTTACTCGTAACAAAGAAATGCACCAAAGAAAGTACCCTCACATCAAAGATGAGATAGAAGAGGTATATAAAATGGTGTACGACAAGAAAGTTTTACCATCTATGAGATCATTACAATTTGGTGGAAAACCAATTGAAATCTCACCAAACAGAGTCTACAATTGTGCATACATGCCAATTGATCACGTAGATGCATTTTCTGAAACAATGTTTTTACTTTTAGGTGGAACAGGAGTTGGATACTCAGTTCAAAAACACCACGTTGAAAAACTACCAGAAATAAAAAAACCAAATGCCGAAAGAACAAGACGCTACCTTATTGGTGACTCTATTGAAGGATGGGCAGATGCCATTAAAGTATTAATGGAATCATATTTAGGTTACAAATCATCAACACCTGTATTTGATTTTTCAGATATTAGACAAAAAGGTGCAATGCTTGTGACATCAGGAGGTAAGGCTCCTGGACCTCAACCACTAAAAGATTGTATCCACCACATTACAAAAGTTTTGGATAACAAAAAAGATGGTGAAAGACTATCACCTATTGAAACTCATGATATTGTTTGTCACATTGCAGATGCCGTTTTAGCTGGTGGTATCAGAAGGGCGGCACTTATCTCTTTATTTAGTGCTGATGATGAAGAAATGATTTCTTGTAAGTCAGGAAGTTGGTGGGAACAAAACGCACAAAGAGGTAGAGCAAATAACTCAGCAGTACTTCTTCGTCACAAAATCACAAAAGAATTCTTTATGGATTTGTGGAAACGTATTGAATTATCAGGGGCAGGTGAACCAGGAATTTATCTATCAAACGACAAAGATTGGGGAACAAATCCATGTTGTGAAATCGCACTACGACCCTTCCAATTCTGTAACTTATGTGAGGTAAATGCTTCTGACATAGAATCACAAGAAGACTTTGATAAAAGAGTTAGAGCTGCAGCTTTTATTGGAACATTACAAGCAGGTTACACTGACTTCCATTATCTAAGAGATATTTGGAAAAGAACGACTGAAAAAGATGCTCTTATTGGTGTTGGTATGACAGGTATCGGTTCAGGTGTTGTTTTAGGTTATGATATGAAAAAAGCAGCTAAAGCAGTTAAAGAAGAAAACGAAAGAGTAGCTGCGTTGATTAAAATTAACAAATCTGCAAGAACTACTACGGTTAAACCATCAGGAACATCATCTTTAGTGTTAGGAACATCATCAGGAATTCACGCTTGGCATAATGACTACTATTTAAGAAGAATCCGTGTTGGGAAAAATGAATCAATATATTCTTACTTAGCAATTAATCACCCTGAGTTGATTGAAGATGAATATTTTAGACCACACGATACTGCGGTAATTACTATTCCACAAAGAGCACCTGAAGGTTCTATTGTTAGACATGAATCGGTATTTCAGATGTTAGAAAGAGTTAAAAAAGTTTCACAAGAATGGATTAAACCTGGACATAGAAACGGACAAAATACTCACAACGTATCTGCTACAGTTTCAATTAAAGAAGATGAGTGGGAATTAGTTGGTGATTGGATGTGGAATAATAGAGATTTCTATAACGGACTTTCTGTTTTACCATACAACGGAGGAACATATACTCAAGCACCTTTTGAAGATTGTACAAAAGAAGATTTTGAAAGATTAGTTAAATCATTAACAGATGTTGATCTTACAAAAGTAATTGAGTTACAAGATAACACCGACCTTAGAGGTGAAGCCGCTTGTGCAGGTGGGGCTTGTGAAATCGTGTAATCATGAAAGTACAATGGGGTAATAATATAACGCTAACATACCAAGTTTTGTTAGCGTTTTATAATCTTAGAAAGAATAATTAAAATGAATGTCGGAGCATCAAAAGATTGGGTACAACAATTATATGTAAGAGAGTTTGGACCAAAATTACAACCAACAGATTTTTATTGGAGTGATGGTAAAATGGTCATGACAGAAGAATACCACAAAAGAAGAGGTAGGTGTTGCGGTAATGGTTGTTTACATTGTCCATACGAACCAAGACACGAAAGAGGAAATACAAATCTACAAGAAAAATCACTGAGTAATCGGTGATTTTTATATATATATAAATATATATATATTTATTGTATGTATGAAAAAATTATTTATAAGTGAAAATGAAAAAAAAAATATACTTGAAATGTATGTTAAATTTAACAAACAAAAGGTATTATTAGAAGGGTTAGATTTTTCTAAACCATTAATAACTCTAAATAAAACAAATTCTAAAGATAACCCTAACGAGTATATAGTTAACGGTTTCATAAGTTTTGATGTTACAAAAAGTGAAATCACTATTAATAAAGCTATACAAAAAATTAAAGAGGATTTAGACAAGCAGGAGTTAGAAATAACTAACTTGTTAAATGTTACAGTTTATGGAGGTGCTAGTAATTATGTTGACGGACCGATGAATGCCGATTATAAAAATACAGATGCGAATGATCCTTTCAAAATAGAAAAAGTTACAAATAAATACGAAGGGCTATCAGGTGAAAAAAACAAAGAAAAAAATTTAGAGTATGCAAAAAATAGGGCAAATTCTTTAAAAGATGTTTTAATTAAAGAATTTCCATCTAGTAATGTTATAGTACAAACGTATTCTAGAATCATGGATACGGGTGGTAAAATAGACGAAAAAAGAGATACTAAATTATACCCAATACCTGGACAACAAGCAACATTCAAAATAAAATTCAATACTAAAAAAAAAGAAAAACAAATCCCCCCTTTTGATGCTAATGAAAAATTTAAACAAACAGAATCAAATAGAACTAGTATGGATTCATCATACTATGGATCTAAAACTGTAAAAATAAATAATACTAATATATTAATGTGTAAAATTTTGACAAATAATGACACATTAGGATTAAAAACAGATTTATCTGACATTGGGTTAAACCCATTCCAAGCTGAAATTAAATTTGATAAAACAATAAACAAATATAGGATAACTAATAAATCAGGAAAACAATTTACTAAAATGCAATGGGTTTGGATTTATTGGTATTTAATTAATGAAGAAAACGCTAATATGAATTGTAAGGCTTTAGATTATGTTGTTTTACCTTCATGGATCAAAACAATTAGTTTGGATAAGGTTACATTTGGTGCTATGAGTAAAGAATATGAGTTTGTTCACGATAAAACAAAACACAATTTAGTAAAATAGTTTTTACCATATAATGCAAATTATGTTTTGTTATATTTATTATATATGGCAAATGGTATAACATACGGTATAAATTTTCCTTTTAGACAAAGTATAACAGGAAAATATCTTTCATTATCAGAACAAACGGATGAGGAAATAAGAAGTAATTTGATTCATTTATTATTAACAAGAAAAGGTTATAGGTATTACCTACCTGATTTTGGTACTAGACTCTATGAATATATTTTTGAACCACTTGACGGGGAAACATTTGAAGCAATTAAAAATGAAATACAACAAAGTGTTTCTGAATACATTCCAAATTTAACTATACAAAATATATCAATAGAACCGTATATTAAAGATGAAAATAGTATCGAAAGAATTGAATCACAAGAATTTAACGACGAGATTTATAGATTACCTGGTGCTAATACCGAAGAATACACGGCAAAAGTTAAAATAGAGTATACAAATGAAAGTAACCCATTTGGTTCTAGAGAATTTGTAATAATTAATATTTAATGTTATATGGCAAATAATAAAATTTCATACACAAATAGAGATTTTGTAAGTTTAAGAGAAGACTTATTAAATTATACACAACAATATTACCCTGAATTAATACAAAATTTTAATGACGCTTCTCTTTTTTCTGTGTTCATGGATTTAAATGCCGCTATAGGTGATAATTTACATTACCATATCGATAGAAGTGTTCAAGAAACAGTATTACAGTTTGCACAACAAAGATCTTCAGTATTTAATATCGCTAGAACCTACGGGCTTAAAATACCGGGATATAGACCATCTGTTGCGATTGTTAATATTTCTATTACTGTCCCACCATTTGGGGACGCACCCGATTCAAGATATTTAGGCATATTAAGAGCAGGGTCACAATTTCAAGGAGGAGGTCAGATTTTTGAATTAGTTAATGACGTTGATTTTTCAACACAATTTAATAATGAAGGTTTTATTAATAGAACGGTTAGGCCAACATTTGATCAGAATAACACTATAATTAATTACGTAATAACAAAACAAGAGGTTGTTGTAAATGGGGCAACAAAAGTTTTTAAAAAAGTTATTAATCCACAAGACGTGGTTCCTTTTTTTAGTTTCTTTTTACCTGAAAGGAACGTTTTAGGGGTTACCTCAATAATACAAAAAGACGGAACCCAATACCAAACAACACCAACATTTTCTGAGTTTTCAACATCAACAAATAAATGGTATGAGGTAGACTCATTAGTTGAAGATACCATTTTTGTTGAAGACCCAACAAAACCAACAGATAATGCCGGAGTAAAAGTAGGGAAATATATAAAAACTCAAAATAGATTTATAAGCGAATATACGCCTGAAGGGTTTTTAAAGTTACAATTTGGTGGAGGAACAACAACACCTGAACAACAATTAAACAATTTTACAAATACAGGTATAAAATTAAACTTAGCAAATTACCAAAATAATATTGGATTAGGTTTAACGGTAATACCAAACACAACATTATTTATACAATATAGAATCGGTGGAGGTCTTTCTTCAAATATAGGGGTAGGGGCAATAAATCAATTAGGTCAAATTGATTTTAGTGTTAATGGGCCATCACAACAAATTAATACAAATGTTCTACAATCATTAACCGTAAATAATGTTACTGCGGCGATAGGCGGCGCTAATCAACCCAGTGTTAATGAAGTAAGAAACATGGTTTCATTTAATTTTGCGGCACAAAGAAGAGCGGTCACAATTAATGATTATAAATCTCTTATAGAAACTATGCCTGGAAAATTTGGTGCACCTGCAAAGGTTCAAATAAGTGAATTTAATAATAAAATATCTGTTAAAGTTTTATCATACGACGTTTCAGGCGCATTAACACAAACAGTATCAAATAATTTAATTTCAAATTTAGCGACATACCTATCAAGATATAGGATGATTAATGATTATATTTCTGTAGAAGTGGCGAAAGTTATTGATTTAGAGTTTGAATTTTTTGTAGTTTTGGATTCGCCAGGTAGCCAATCTCAAGTAATAACTGAAATTATTAATACTACTTCAAACTTTATGAATCCAGCAAATAGAGATTTGGGACAGAATGTTAATATATCCGATCTTAATAAACAAATACAAGATATTGCAGGTGTTAATACATTAAGTGAAGTTAAAGTATATAATAAAGTTGGTGGTCAATATTCATCATCAGAAACATCACAGTCTTACGAAAATACAACAACAAAACAGATACGATTAATTAATAATACGATATTTGCCGAACCCGATCAAATATATCAAATAAGATTCCCAAATAAGGACATTAAAGTAAGTGTCTTAAATCTAAGTACCGTTGACTTCGGTTAAATTATTTATTTTGATAAGTTATGACTTATCTTAAAATTGATAAAATAACTATTTATCAACAAAGGTAATAATGGGAAAAAGCTATAGATTCAGAACCACACCAGGGAAAGATAAAAATATAAGAATGAATATCGAACAAGATTTTGATTTCATTGAGATTTTATCTTTAAAACTAAAACAATCAGATGTTTATACAAGATTTTGTGCTGATTACGGTGTAGTAACAGGTAGAGTTGTGGCTAACGGTGGTTATGGCGTACCTAATGTTGCTGTTTCTGTTTTTGTCCCATTAACCCAAGAAGACGAGAACGATGTTGTAATATCAGCACTTTACCCATATAAAAGAGTTGATCAAAAAAATGAGGATGGATATAGATATAATCTTTTACCTTACGAAAAAGAATATGGTGGACATACACCGACAGGTACTTTTCCTAGTAGAGAAGATGTGTTAACAAGACAAGAAGTATTAGAGGTATATGAAAAATATTACAAATATACTGTAAGAACTAACGATAGTGGAGATTTTATGATTGTTGGAGTTCCTTTGGGTATTCAAACTGTTATAATGGACATGGACATATCCAACATAGGGTGCTTCTCTCAAAGACCATCAGATTTGATTAGAATGGGTATGGGTGTTGAATCACAATTTGCCGGAACACAATTTAGATCATCTTCAGACTTAGATTCACTTCCTCAAATAATCAACTCAAAAAAAGATGTTGACGTTGCTTCTTTTTGGGGTGAAGGTGATATATGTAATGTAGGTATAACAAGAGTAGATTTTGATTTAAGAGATTTAGGGATTGTAATTGAACCACAAGCAATTTTTATGGGATCATTATTTTCGGCAACTGAAGATGATGCCTTAGGTATAAATTGTAAACCTAAATTTGATACTGGTAATCTTTGTGATTTAGTAACAGGACCCGCTAAAATTTTAGCAATTAGACAAACAATTGAAAATGATAGTAATGGACTACCTGTATTAGAACAGCACCAATTACCTGAAGGTGGTAATGTAGTTGATGATAATGGTACTTGGTTAGTTGAGCTACCTATGAATTTAGATTTTGTTTCTACAAATGAATTTGGAGAACAAGTATTATCAAACGACCCAACAGTCGGTATTCCAACAAAGGCAAAATATAGATTCAGAGTTCAGTATCAAAATGAAGGTGGAGTAAATGACGATGTAATAAGGCCTGATTATTTAATACCAAATATTAAAGAGTATGGTTGGAATTTATTTCCTGAACAAAAACCAGCAAACGACTTATTACAAAAACAAAGTTATGCGTTTAGTTTAGATTGGAACGAATATGGAGACACAGGAACAACAATAGGAAATCAAATGATTCAAGAAGCAATCAATTGTGAAGATAGGTTTTTTGAGTTTAATTTTAATAGAGTTTATACAATATCTGCTTTTTTAGATAGGTGGAAATGGGGTTTCAATAGAAGTAGACATTTAGGTATTAAAGAAATTACTGACAGGTCATGTACAACGACAACGAATAGATTTCCTGTAAATGATGGTGTTAGAAATTTTGATAGTTTATTTTTTGTATTCAATTTACTAATAACATTATTTACGGTTGTATTTCCAATCATAATTATTATATGGCATTTTGTAGCTAGATTTTATCCAATAATAAGAAAAATATTAAATTTAATATTTGATATATTATTTGTTATCATAATTGGAATTTGTAATGCATTAAATTGGGTTAGAAGAAAATTTAATTTAAGTGAATTAAATTGTCCTGATAGTAACCCAATTAGATTAGATGATAGGACATTTCCTAGATTATCATTACCTATGATGGGTTATCCTGATTGTGAGGCGTGTACTTGTGAAACATATGAAATGGCGCAGGATTTAAGCGACCCAATATATGCGGTTGAAAGAATAAATTATAGCGTTTTAATTGATAGTAATAGTGCTGGTGAATATACTTGGACAGAACTACAAGAATATCAAAAATTAATATCACCTGCATACTGTAATACATTTGATACTTGTGAAATTGACGAACAATCATTCTTTTTTGGAATAAACCAAGGATTTGCCGGATATAGTGGACCATATACACAATTATCAAAAACAAATGTAGTTGTTTGGCCAAAACAAGATAGTAGAGTCGGGGCTTTAGGTTATACACCAAATTGGTCACACATTTTAAATAAATTAAATTCAAGAGGTGCTTATTTTGAAAACGGTACTTTTATAAAAACCACCGTGAAAAATATAAATCCTCAAACAAACGTAGAACAACCATCAGAACCATTTTTAGACCTACCATTAATATTAATTTGTGATGAAGGGACTTTACAACAACTAGGGGGTGCGGGACAGTTATTGACTTTTACAGATATTACAAAAATAAATGACCCAAATTTAACAGGAGCAACATTAAATCAATTTGGTACTTTAGGAGTTACTGGAACAACCTCAAATAATCAAAGTAATTTAATAACAATAAATGAAAGTTTTATAACACCAGGTCTACAACTTTCAGCAGCAACCCTTCACCTCAAATTAACAGAACAAACTAAAGATTACAAGTTTCCTGCTGGTGTCGAATACTTTCAAATAATAACAGGAGGAACCTTAAATCAATTTGAACAAATAGCAGATATATACTCACAGTATGGGGTATTAAGAAATTTTGTTTATGAAACAGGGATTAAATTTAGATGGGGTAATGGGTATTTCACTGCAGAAGATTGGGGTGGAAGGTTCAGTAACCAAGTGACATCAATAGACGTTGATTTAAATAATAATATAATAGTTGGAGGTCAATTTGAATATTACTCACAATCCACAACAAACTTCAATAATGGAAACTTAACGTCAGGTATAGTAAAACTAAGTAATAGTGATGGAAGTGTAGACGCCGATTTTGGTAACGGATCGGGGTACGGTAGCTACGATAGTGGGTTTGGTACAGGTGTGGTTATGGCACTTGAAACCCAAAGTGATGGTAAAGTTGTTGTTGGTGGTGGTTTTGATACATATTGGGACGCAGGTAATCAATCAACAGGATTAGGTAGTATTGTTAGGTTAAATGACCCTTATGGTGAAATTGACACCACATTTAATTTTGGTGGGTCTGGATTTCAAGGACCATTTATACTTAACGTTAAGGCAATTAAAATACAACCTGCGGATCAAAAAATATTAGTTGGTGGTAGTTTTGCATCGTATAATGGAACACTTATAAATGGATTGATAAGACTAGAAACTGATGGTAGTATTGATAGTACATTCGTATCTAACTTAGGATCAGGTATATCAGGAGCTGAAGGTGTATGGTCAATAGATTTATTAAGTGATGGTAGGATTGTTGTTGGTGGTGATTTTACAACAGTTAACAGTAACTCTTATAATAATATAGTTGTTTTGAATCCTAACGGAACAATAGATACAAACTTTATTGTAGGTAGTGGTTTTGACGTTAAAGTTTTTTCAGTTAAAGTGGATAGTAATGATAATATTTTTGTAGGTGGAGAATTTACAACATATAATGGAAATTTAGCACCTAAACTTACAAAATTATTATCCACAAATGGAAATATAGATTCATCATTTGTTTTGGATCCGTCAATAAACACTGCATTATCAAACAACACAAACTTTTTAATTAAAACAATTGAGTTAGATACATTTAATAATAATATTTTAATTGGTGGGTTATTTTCTATTGAGGGAAGAAATAATATAATGAGAATAACCAATAATGGAGGAACAGACCCAACGTTTAATTCCAATTTTAACTGGGGTACTTTAGTTTCTGTTATTAAATTTCTTCCTGACAACTCAATTTGTGTTGGGGGTAATTTTGGACCAAATGTTAATGAAAACACGGCAAATATTAGAAGAATAACAAATAGTGGTACTAAATTTACAACAATAAATATAAATAACCAAATACCATTCAATACTTGGCATAACGTGGCACAAGGTTATAATGCTTATCCAAAATTCTTTTTTGAAAATTTTGGAAATAAAGAAATAATATTTTTAACAAGAGGCACTGACCCTTATACTCAAAAACAAACAATAGAGTACGATTTGTCTGTATTATTTGGTTTATCGTATGACACAGTAAAGGTTAAGGGGGAATATTATTTAAATGTTCCAATAAAACCTAATTTTGTTAATCAGTCAGGGCAGAATGCTTCCACCACTAATCTACCTTGGCAAGAACCTGGAATATCAAACTCATTATGGTATGGAGGAGGAACAACACCCGAAAGTCACGATGTTATAAACAATAACAATCCTATATTATTCCATAAACCATATAATAATTTTAATATACCAACCAGCTCTTGGACCGCCTTCACAAATAACTCTTTGAAATATTATAACTCAACTGATAAATCTAGAGTAAATCACGTTGCGTTTCCTGGTGACAGTAAAAATATAGGAAATTTTACCCAAAATTTTGGAAGAGAATCGACGGTTAGTTATCAATATGTAAACGGTAAAAACACTATAGGTATTCAGTGGTCTCAGGGAGACCCACCAAGCACTATACCAACAACACCTGATTATTATGTTAACTCTAATGTTGGGGATCCTGTTTATAAACAAGGTAATATTGAAGGTGCTTCATTTTTGGCTGCTGACTTTTCACCAGGTGAAATATTTGATTTAGAAGATTCGTCAAAATTCGCTAGGGTTTTTTCACCTGCATATCATTTAGATTATTTAACAGATAATGTTATGATAAACAAACAAAGATTAGTTTTTAGAAGTGACAGATTACCAACATCTACTACAACAGAAGTTAATGGAAACACTTCTTATTCACTTTTCTTAAATGATAATTTTGCAATATATAGAATTTCAGATCAAGGCATATTGGAAGGTCTTACTTATCAAATAAACCAACAAACAGACACTACAAACAATTTTCAAGATTTTGCTGATGATAACTCAAGTCAAGTTAATGATGCGATTCTTAATACTTTGACATGTGAAGGTTTAAAACCACTTGATTGTTATGTTGGACAAGGAACCTCTTTTTCTGTTTCAGACCCATGTCCGACAAATGAAGACACTAGTTTATCAACACAAAGAGTTATTGGTGGTTGTTATTATTTTGTACAAGAACCATTTTTTAAAGTTGAGAGCATTAAAAAAGACATTAACTTTTTTGCTGAATGGAAAGCAAGATTTAGATTTACATATGCGGCATGTAGAGGTGTTATAAGTCATGTATTTCAAAATAATTGGGTCAATGGAAGTCTATATATGTTCCCAATAAAAAAACAAACAATATTTGATATACAAGGAAACCCAACAAAAAGAATACATTGTGGATCAAAAGATACTTTTTACAGTGATCAAGGACCAGTTTACTACAACGAAGATTATAACGGATATTTTTATAGAGCAACACCGTATAATCAAACAAATGGTTTCATAGGTCAAAAACCTAAATATTTTGATACCACAACAATAACATGGATAGATGCTGAACCTAAGTTTAAGGGAATGAATAAAAGAAATATCCATTTCCCAACAACAATAATGGATTTAGGGGCTAGAGATCAATTCGCAAAAGAAATATGTTTTAATCCTGAACTTGAAGGGTATTTAATAGAAACAATAAAATCCACATCATTTAATGAAACTTCAGACATACTTCTATTTTTTATTTTATCAAGACTACTTAGCTCAACTAACGGACAAAGATTGATAGGTTCTGGAGACGCGTCAATTAATACTATATTTAGTAGAAGTGAAAATAGAATAGACGGAGATTTGGCCCAATTATTCAGTATAAATTCAGAGTATGGTATTGTACCATTTAATGATCAATTTTATGATGATTTTGATATATATTTAGATTCTCAAGGTAGTGCATTAATTGGAATTTTCTTTAGTGCCGATACCAAAAATAGAATACTTTTAACTCCTGGCATTAATACGTTTGGCGCCGTACAACAACTCATACCATATCCAAAAACACAAGAAGTACCTTTTTACAAATGGAGAAAAGTTGACCCACAAGCGTCAACACCTAGTGACCCACAACCCGCACCAACAATTTTTGGATCTGAATTAAATGATTGGAATACCGATTTACAAACAACTAATAACTTGTATTCGGTAAAATACCAAACAATGTCATTTAATGGTACGCCTTATTTTCAATCAACTAATGGAAATAACACCGGATATATAATTAACTATGGAGTTAATGGACAACCAACACCAACACCTTCTCAAAATCAAGCAACTGATTCATTTATTGTTGGTGCCCCTTACCATTTTTATTTTGGGTTAAATAAAGGAAAAAGTGCAATGAACAGGTACATATCAAAATATATAGTAGGTCAAGAATAATGAGTGGAGAAAAACAAATATCATATATTTTAGGTAATAAAAGATTTGCGGGTAGTACAATAACGCCACAACAAATACCGTTAAACCTACAAAGTAATTACAGAAACTATGTTCAAGGAGATAGAAGTACACTGGTTGATTTACCACAAATTTTTGATTTTGAAAGACAAAACTCATCTACATTTAGAATAAGTGGTAAAATTATAAACATATTCGATAATTCAATATCAGGAAAAACCAATTATACACCATTCAAAAATAATTTATATTATTTAGATTCGGCAAATTCAGTAAATACTAACGTATGGAAAGGTTACCCACAATATGACGAGTTTTCTTTTATAAGAAATTTAGCAGTTACTTCACATATAGATTTTGTTTCTAAAAGTGCGACAACATATAATTGGGGTGTTTATGCTAGTTATGCGTATAGTAGTACTACTGCTCAAACTATGACATATTATAGTGAAAAGTTTGGTGTAAATAATACTTTTTCTGTTAGTGATGGAATTCCTTTTGTTATTGATACAGGAACAATTGATGGTAAATCTTTAGTTTTCTTTTATTGTGCCACAGACCATAACTTAAAAGAAAATGATTACGTTAAATTAAATATATCAATTAATAATAAAGATTTATATAGTGTTTATTCTTTAGGTGATGGAACCTATAGGTCAGAAAAAAGAGTATTTGCAATATACAATTTAAAATTTAATACAAGTGATATTGTATCAGGAAGAGTCGGTAACTTTAAAAGAGTAACAGACATTTCTAATACCGCAGAAACAACATCTAACTATTATGTTAGGCTTCATAAGATTTTAAAAACACCAAAAGACATTTTTTTAGTTAATAGCGGTTATGAAAATAACCCATTCCCAATAAAAAAGAAACTTGAATTTTCTGGATTAACACCAAATAGTGTTCAAAGAATTTCAGTAAAAGACGGATCCCAAACTTATGGGTTTTCGGTTAATTCTGATATAGATATTGAGAATTTACTTGATTGTAACGGAAGACCAATTACCGAACTGTTTATAACTATAGTTAATCGAGGTTATATGGGTTGGTTTAACCAACCTAGCGGTAATGGAACAAGAGCGATCGATGTTGGATGGGAGTTTAACTTTTCAAAGGACTTTTATGATAATTGGTGGAATCATAATTCGACAGATAATAAAGATAACATTTTTGTTGATTCTTATAATAGGTCCAACCAAACATTTTACTATAACAAACTTTTAAATGAGGGTGATGTAATAAAAGGCGATTTTTGCGAATATAATAATATTGAACAAATAGAAAAAGTACTTTCACCTATTTATCACAAATACTCTTATAATCCTAATATTTTTTTAGATGATCAAACGATAAACGCACCACAATATCCTTCAGGTTATTTATATAAACCACATTATAGTGTGCCGGTAAGAACGTTTAGTGATTATCAAGAAAGATCAGGTCTAAATGAAATCGATAATGCTCCATTTTATGCTTATTACTCTAACTATTTTGAAAAATTTATATGGAGAGATATCTATGATTATGGGTTTATTGATAATGATGGAAATGGTTTAAATGTTCCATTTGTAAATGGAGCTCATTATCCCTATAAAAATATAGTATTTTTACATCACCCTGTATTTAGAAACACAGAAACAATTGATACAATACTAATAAACCCAATAGAAGTAGACGAGTGTGAGTAATTATAGATTTCCAATATCAAGTAATAGTAAATATATTAATATCCCTATTGATATGAATTTTGATTTTGAGGGTAGAGATAATGCGATACAAAAATACGAAACGGAAATAAAAAATAAATTAATTAATCCAATAATTGATTTTGATACGACTAAATTCTCACATTCAGCGTATACTCAATTAATCAATACTGTCATAACAACAACAACACCATTAGGTTTACAATTAACAATACCGATAACCGTACCTAATGTAGAAACTTCTATAAATTATGAGTTTTACTTTTTTGATTTTTTAACAAATGTAACGGCATCTACTATTAACAATTGGGCGACAGACTATGAAAACGCCAGTTTTACAGATGCCGAAATATATTATTTTGCAAACTCATTTAAGGGTAGTTTTTTTAAATTAGATTTTTATGACACAAATAATTCACAAAATCAATTGTTATTATTTACCGTTATTATACCAACACAGCAAGGACTTAAAGAACCAGGTACGATAGGTCCCGTGACTAATCAAACAAATGTTGAAGTAAAAAAACCAAAATTTATTTTAGATTCAATAGGAAAAGATAAGGAGGGTTATTTTTTATATTGGTTGAAAAATAAAGATTACTTACTTACAAATGAAATTTATTGTTCAGTAAAATTCTTTAACGCAAAAAAAGGTGAATTTATAAGAATGATAAATAAACCACAGTCCGATTTTTCAGGAATAAACATGTTAAACTTGGAACAAGAAATATATTTCTATTTGAAATATAAATTGGATTACGACACAAATGAGTACGTTGTTTTTCAAGAAAACAATAACACAACAATAAGGGTTGGAACTACTAACGAACCCATAAAATGGTATGAATACGTTAACCCATAATGTCTAATAGTGTTTTAAAATATAGAATTAGTCCTGAGTTTCTTAAAACTGATATTTTTGAAGAAACATATAATGGAGTAGATTTTGGGGTCTATTCATCTATAACTGAAATAGTTAGCGGAGGAACTAATGGTAATTCATATTTAACCGGTTTAACTATACCTATTGTTTTAAATCAGTCATATAATGATATTGGTTATTATTCTGAGTTTAGTGGTTTTATTGATCAAAAAGATATTGTTGGAAATTTTGTTATTTCAGGTAATAGTCAAAACCCGTATACTGTAACCGTTTATAATTCAAGTTCTTTTGTGTTCAACAGTTACTTGCAATTGGCTAATTACACAATAGATTGGGGAGACGGATCTGTGTCAGGGCAATTATCTACAACTAATGGACAACAATCACACACATATCAAAACTCACCAGGTAATTATATTATTACATTATCGCAATTAAATCCTTTTGGATTAACAACAATCCAAAAACCAATATTTTTACCATTTACGGGGGTAACCATAGATAACCAATTAGGTGAAGTTTTTTTTACACAACAAGGTGGTTCTTGGTCAGGGATACCGATTTCATATAACTACATTTTCACAGGTGATTCTGTTAATGACGCCCAATATCACGTATCAAGTAACTATACACAAGTACCTTTTAATATTGTTGGTAAAACAAAATCTAAGTTGAGACTTCTTAAATTATGGGGACCACAAGAATACATTCCTGGTTTTTTTGTGCAAATAAGTGATAACAGTATTGGTGTTGTTGATGAAATTGAGACTGATTATATTGCATACACTATCGATGGAATACACTATATAGATTATTTTAGTGGGACAACTTTCTTTTCTTTTGAATCGTCAGGGTTTACTATTAATGATTTAGCGTCATCTGGTTTAACAAAAGACGAATTACTTTTAGATTTTGTTATGGCACCTGAAGTTCAGACAGACGTTTTTGTAGAAAGAGGTAAATACTCTCCTTTTGAATATACACAAAGACTTGGTGAGGTGGATAATGTAGGGGATTTACAAAGGTACGGATATGGTTTTTTTAAAATTAACACCACCTAAAAAAAGGTACATAAACTATTTATAAAATAAAAAAAATATGGCACTTGGTTCATATGGTACAATAAGACCCGCAGACGTTTCACCGGCTGACGTAGAGATAATTTTACATTATACTCCGTCTAGAGATGTTACAGCAAACTTTACGCTTAAAAAATTAAACTCAACACAAATTTTAACACCTTATTTCCATAATGGAAACACAGGTGGTAATACTAATATTGAAGTGTTAGGTGGTTTATATAATTTAAAACTACCAGCAGAAGAGTTTAATGCGATAGGTGTTTACACGGTGTATTTAAGACCTGCACAAATAAGAACAAGAATTAGCGATTGTGGTACTCTATCCGCCTTACCAAACGTTAAAGGGATTATAGTGGACATAAGTAATGTACCTCAAAATTTTAGAAACAAATTCGTTAATCAAGGACTTGTTGGTTACAGAGTAGAATATTTGAATAATGACGGAAGTAAAATTCCTAACTTTTTTAGAATTATAACATCTTCATTTTTTTGTGAACCAACATTAACTGATCAGGTTAATAGTTCTCAAAAAACATTAAGATATAGATATGTTGAAACTGGAAGCAATTTAATATTTTGTACATTATCACCATCGTCATCACCAACCAACAAACCAAACGCAACTCCTTTTATAGGGCAACCCAATCAAAATATCATTATAACAAATACTTTTTTTAATCCAATATCAGTGGATATTGAAATCGGCGAGTATGACTTAGATACTTTAGGAATTGCACTTTATGGTAACCAAACTAAGAGTATTGATGACGGGATTTATACTTTATATGATAGAGCAGGAAACATATATAAACAATATAACTTATTTGAAGTTAGGGATAATTTCAACGAATTACTATACGAAGTTAGACAAGATAGAGGTAGTAATATTGATTTTACTAAAAACTTTACAAATATAATTACTTAATGGCTAAAACTAAATTTTTATGTCCACCAATTGCGGCCACAGGTTCTGCAACTTTTTCCGACAATTTAGTCGGATTTCAAGTTGTGGACGGTGGAGGATTAACCCAAGGAAATTTTCAATTTACAACATCATCTTTTGAAAAAGTAAATAGAAGTTTTTCTCTTGGGGTTTTTTCACAACCATACACTCTTGAAACATTAAAAATTGATAATATAGAGCAAAGTAAATTATTTGTTGAAAAGAACTTTCAAGTAGTACCAAACTTTGATTTATCACAAGTAACTAGTTTTTCACTATATGGTTCTTTTAGTAAAAGAATTTCTTCATCTATTACAAAAATTATAAGTAATTTTCCCGCAGCATTACAAATTGATTTTAAAAATTTTTCACAGTTTACGGGAAATACCGCTTTTAATATACAATACGATAGTATTGAAAATGAAACTAGTTTTGATGTAAATATTTCATTAATAAAAAACCCATTTGATATTGATTACTCTATAAATGCAACATCGAATTTAGCGACAAGACCAATAAAGGTTAGTGAATATAGAAACCTTACAGTAAATTATACAAAATTTTCTTTATACGTTTCAAATTTAAATACACAATACAAAGTACTTGATTTTACCCCATCAACATTTATAAGTGCAGGAACTTTAAGTTTTATTGTTGAAGGTAATCCTTTTTCTTCACAAACAGCAACAACGGATACTTTAATTATAAAACCAAATGATGAAAAAACAGAAGAAATTTTTAATACAAATTTTGATTATGTTGAAAAATATATTTTAAATAGACAAAGTTTTCCATTATATACTTCTGTTTATGAATATCCTGAATATAACGATAACGGAGAGTTAACTATGTATTCACAAAAATTATCATGGGGTTTAGACGGACTTTGGAATTTAGATATATTCAGCAATAATTTTGAGACATACTTACAAGATTTAAGTAATATAACGGAAAATATAGATAGCTACAGAACCAATTTAATAAGTAGATTTTTAACTTCAGGTTCAATAAAAGAATTTGATACTAACGATCAGAAAGTAGAAAAAGTATTACAGTTATACGGAAGAAGTTTCGATGAAACAAAAAAGTTTATTGATTCTTTAGCTTATATGACATCGGTTAATTATAAGGTGGGTAACGACATACCCTCACAGTTGTTAGTGAATTTGGCAAACACTTTAGGGTTTGATACTAAAACAACACCAATCACTAATGATGATTTAATGAATTCTATTTTTACAACATCAAAAGAACAAATTTATTCGGGACAGGCTGTTCAAAAAACACCACAAGAACTAAATTATCAGTTTTATCGAAATTTAATTTTAAATGCTTCATATCTTTTTAGGTCTAAAGGTACTAGGAAATCAATTGAATATATTTTAAGATTTATTGGTGCACCCGAACAATTAATAGAATTTAACGAGTACATTTATTTGGCCGATAGTAGAATCCCTATTGAAGATTTTGATTCCCAATATGCGACAATTTCTGGAGGTACTAAGTTTTTTACAAGACCTTCTTTAGATTCAAACAATACTTTTAAAATTAGAGGTGTAAAATACACTGCGTTTACTACTGACGGGTTTATACAAAGTACCATAATAGATGAAACAGATTACCCAATAAATTTGATAACAGGATATCCTGAAGTTCCTGTTTTTACTGCTGATTATTATTTCCAAAAAGGATCAGGTTGGTTTGAAGTAACAACACAACATAGGTCTCAGGAAGTGGTTGATTTTGAGTTATCTAATTTTACGGTAACACCATCTATTGTTAGGACTAAACTGGCTCCATTTACATATGGAAAAGAATATTTAGATAGGTTTGAAAATTTTCCATATATGGAACTTGGATATAATTTATATAGGACTATTGATAACAAAAAATCTTGGAGAAAAGATGAGGTTGGTAGACGAAAATATACTAATGGCCTTGGATCAACACTTTATGAAACTAGTGATGATAGGTTAGTTATTAATAGTAAAAACATGGAGATATATTTAAATATGGGACAAGGATTGACATACGATGTATGGAATACTTCAGTACAATATAATTACCCTATACCGAATAGTGGATTATCAGGTAATTATCCATCACCAGGTTTAAATGATTGGACAGTTATAAATCCAAAACCAAAAGAAAAAACATTTTTTGAGTTTGCTCAAACTTTTTATAATAACATGATTAATGTTAGAAATAGACAAACAATATCTGATGGTAAAACAGGAGGGTACCCAACACTACAGTCTATTTTTTGGAAATATCTTCAATCACAACAAACTGTAAATATACCAACAAATAATTACACTTATCAAAAAATGATAGATTATACACTTGGTTTAGGTGATTATTGGGTTAGACTTGTAGAGCAATTTGTACCCGCAACTGCGTTGTGGATGACGGGACAAAAAATGGATAACTCCGCATTTCATAGGCAAAAAGTCGTTTGGAGAAGACAAAGAGGGTGTTCATTTATTGAAAGCATATGTCCTCCTTGTGAATATAATGGAGAACCATTTACATATGATTGTATCGATCAAACAACAACATGTAACATACCAAGCTTTAATCCAGCAACTGTTTTAAATAATAAAATTAATCAGTTAATAACAAGTAGTGGATATACAACCAACCAGTGTAACTTTAATACAATTTTATCTGATTGGTATGTTGATTTAAGATTAAAGGATATTTTAACAAATACTGAACAAAGTTTAATATTAGAAAAATTTTATACAGGTTATGGTCAAAATGCTTCAAATTTAACTACAGGTTTACCTTTAACTTATTATGATATAATAAATGCGATAGACGATAAACTAGAGTTATTGTACCAAGATGGGTTGAATTACTATTTATCGGGAGGAAATCTTATAATAAGTAATTCTAGTTGTTATGATGATTTCAATAATAAACAAATCAAATTATATATTGGTTTGGACGTACAAATTAATTGTGGATAATGGCGGGAATATCGGGTAAAACGTTAGGTGGTTATTATAGTTATGTGGACTCTTGTGGTAATGCCCAACAAGGTTTTGCATTTGCAGATGTTTCCGTTTGTATTGATCAAACATATTCAGCAAGTACTGTTGGTTTAATTATTGATAGTGGTGCCACTTGTAATTTAAACTGTAATCAGGGACCAATAAGTTATACGTATAGTGTAACCGGTACTTGTGATAATGTCAGTGGAGGGACTATTAATTTACAAGTTTTTGGTGGTATTGCGCCATACACGATAACAAATACACAACCTGGTAGTGTTCCTGTACAAACTAGTTCGAGTTTATTTTCATATACAGGTTTAAGTGCTAGTACATACGTTTTTAGAATAAATGATTCATCTGCACCACAAAATAATGAATTATACTTTAATATTAACATATCTGAGTGTTTTGAAACAACAATAGATAACGTTTCAGGAACAACTTGCGGAGATAATGACGGATCTTTTTTCATTAATGCCAACTCCAATTCATCTCCTTATAATATAATACTTTATAAAAACGGGATTTATTATTCGTTATATCAAACAAACACACTACCTTATTTAATTAATGGGTTGAGTTCTGGGATTTATAATGCGGTTGTTTATGATTATGGACTGACCACAGCTAATACTGAAAATGTAGTGATTAGTGCTAGTACCCCAATCGAATACGGAATTTGGAAAGTTAACACTTCTACATGTGTAATTAATACAGGTAAGTTGGCGGTAACTGGATTAACAGGAAATGGTCCTTTTACTATTCAGTGGTCTGACGGGCAGACAGGACAATTGGCTACAGGGTTAACAGAAGGTACATATAGTGTAACGGTTACTGATTATTACGGGTGCCAATCAACACAAACAGAAACAATCGGAGCGGCACTCCCTTTAGGGATTGTTGGATCAACATCAGTTAATCCAACAGGTTGTTTTTCTTCTGATGGTAGTATAACCGTAAATATTTCTGGAGGTACGGGACCTTATTATTACTCTGCAAATACAAACCAAGTTGGTTATACTTTGTCTGATACCTTTACTTTATCTAATATGCCTTCGGGTAATTATACTGTTTTTATTAGAGATGCTAACTTTTGTTCTATAACAACAAACGTAAGTATTGGAGTACCATTTGGGTTCACATTTGTAGGGAATACAATAACAAATAGTCAATGTAATCAAAATTCAGGGTCTTTAACCACAACAATACAAGGGGCAAATGGTTCTGTATTTTATAGTCTTTCAGGATTAACAAACGGAACATTTTATTCACAAAATTTACAATCAAATACTGCGACTTTTAATAATTTATCTCCCGATAATTACTTATTAACAATATCAGGACAATCTAGTTCTTGTAATTACACAGATACGGTTTTAATACAATCTGTTGATAAGTTTAATGTATCATTAAGTGTTACGGGGGACACATGTAATTCAGGTAATGGAAAAGTTGCTATAAATGTGGGTACTGGATACACTAATTGGCAAACAAACGGACAATTGGATTATATTTTAAGTAATGGTCAATCTATTATAGATACACCACTAACTTCATATACATTTACCAACCTAACTTCAGGAAATTATACATTACAAGTTGTAGATGAAGATAATTGTTCTGTAACAAGAAACTTCACAATAGTACCGGGGGGTAATTTAAATAGTTTTGTAACAACCACAAATTTAATTAATGGAAATGATGGGTCTGCGACTGTTTTTATATTTGAAGGAGAACCTACGTTTACATACACTTGGAGTGATAACGTGCCCGCAGGAACAACAGGTAGTACCGCTACCGGATTAAGTGGTGGATCATATTCTGTTTTAGTTACAGATAGTAGTGGGTGTACAAATCAATTATCTTTTGAAATTATAAGCAATTCTAATAACCCAGGACTACCACCAGGTATTAGTCCGAGTATTGTTTCAAATTATGTGGTTTATGAAATATGTTCCTCAAACTTTATAACAACATCGAACACAAAAAGAGGTATAAGTGAAATGCTTAATGAAGGTTATTTGGATTTGAGTAGTGGTTATACAAATTGTATATTAAACACAGTTTCTTTAGATTGTATAATAACTATAAGTGGTGTTTCATATACACAAACACTAACCGCACCAAACGACGAATCATGGAAAACCGCAATTGAAACAATTTTATCATCAATACCTGAAATAAGTGATTATGACGTTGATTTATTTAATAACACACTCCAAATAAAATCAACATGTACAGATGGTGTTGATAGTTTAGGAGAAACCGATTTTAAATTAGAGTTAGCAATAACATACGACATTAGTTGTTATGAACCGGTAACACCAACCCCAACAGTTACCGTGACACCAACACCTACACCAACCCCTACACCTACACCAACTCCTACACCTACACCAACACCTACACCAACTCCGACGGCAACACCGGTACCTCCTCCATCATTTATGTGGTTCACAAATGGTCAGACATATCCGAGTACTGTTAATACTTACTGTACTGCGACTAACTGTGCAACATTTACTTTTTATACAACAGGCGCCACAATATCTCAAAACGATATAATTTATGCGGATGTTGCACTTACACAAAATATTGGAGGATTAGCGACAAATTTTGGACCATCTGGTGGTGGATTTGGAAGAATGTTCCTATCTAATGATTGTCCAATAGTTGGTACAAGAATAATTGTACAAATAGATGGGACAGGAAAAGTAATAAGTCAACCATACTCTTGTTAAATGCCATATTCAATAGACATATTAAATATTTCAGGAGGTACACCACCTGTTTCATTATTTGCCTGTGATGAATTTGGTAATAATTGTACATTGTTAGGGACAACAACAGGCACTTATGTTTTACCCGCTCTTTTACAAACGGCAACTACTATTATGGTTAAAACGGTTGATAGTACGGGTTGTATTTACTTTAAGATATTAACTTGTGAAGAAGAAACATATTTTGTATTAACAGAATTAGGAGACATTTTAGAAACTGAAAGTGGAGATTCATTAGTTTGGTCCTAATCTATATTTATTATTATGATAATTAATATTACTGGAGAAACAGGAACTTTAGAACCTTTAGATATTTTTCTTTGTGACCCAACAAATACAGGATGTTTTTACATTTCAGGATTAACAAATATTCCAGCAACTGTTGTAATAAACACTGAAAACTATTTCCCAAACGAAAATTTTTTATATTTAAGAATAGTCGATACTAATGGTTGCATTTACTCAACAATAATAGACTGTTTAGGTCAAAAGGCTTTCCAAGATGACATATACTTTAATTTTATGGACGGGTTTGGGTATATTTTTCAATAATTAATATTTATAAAATAAAGTATGCCAACATATCAATTATTAACGGATAGAACATTAGCAGATGCGTCAGCAATAACGCCAACGACACTAATACATATAGTATATACAGGAGACCCATCTCAAAACCCTGCCGGATCCTCATATAAAGCAGAATTAGGACAATTAGTTGGATTATTTAGTGGAGCATCTGACACTTTAGTGACGGGTGGAACATATAGTGCAGGAACAATTACTTTTACAAATAATAGTGGAGGAACATTTAATGTTTCAGGATTAACAGAACCATTTAGCGGAGGATCAGGAAACTGTATTGCAGATCTATATGTTACAAATATACATGGATGTTCACCAATAACAATATACGATTCTATTAGATCTACAGGTTCTACGGTCTCAGGATTAACTTCATTTTCTTTTGGTTTTGAAACCTCCGCAACTACTGATTATTCTTTTGCTACTGGAGCACAAACTTTGGCTTCGGGACCATACTCACACGCTGAAGGTATTTTGACAATATCTTCAGGTATATCTTCACATGCAGAGGGAGTATTAACAGTTGCCGCTGAGTGGGGGTCCCATGCTGAGGGAGGATATTATAATGGTGCTAATTTTGCACCTGGAGGTAAGGCTCTTGCTTGGGGTTCACATGCTGAAGGAACATTAACTATCGCTTCGGGTGTTTCATCACATTCTGAAGGTGTTTATACTGTTGCCTTAGGATGGGGTTCACATGCAGAAGGAGGGTATGTAGATGGCGGTTTATATTCTGGTGGTACCGCTGTTGGTTTGGGTTCACATGCTGAAGGACAAGAAACAATATCATCGGGAACATCTTCACATTCAGAAGGTTGGTTAACAAATTCTAGTGGTTCTTATTCACATGCGGAAGGGCAACTAACACTATCTTTGGGACAATCTTCACATGCCGAAGGACAAACCACAATATCTTCAGGTGATTGGTCACATGCGGAAGGAAGTTCTACAATTGCATCAGGTAATTGGTCACATGCTGAAGGAAGTCAAACAGTCGCTAGTGGTGATTTTTCACATGCGGAAGGTTTTGGAACATTAGCAGATGGCAAGGGTTCACATGCGGAAGGAGGTTATTTCCTACACCCAACATACGTAAGTGGAGGTACCGCATTGGGTAGGGCTTCACATGCTGAAGGGGTAAAAACTACGGCTTATGGGATAGCATCCCATGCGGAAGGTGACGAGACATACTCTTTTGGTTTTGGGTCTCACGCCGAAGGTAATGGGACGTACACTTCAGGAACATACCAACACGCAACAGGAAAATGGAATTTGACTGCGGACACCAGTTCAGGTGCATTTATCATTGGTAATGGAACAAGTAATTTAAATAGAAGTAATTTACTATTTGCGGCAAATTCAGGTGTTACAATTTATGGTAATTTTACTGCAAACACGGTATCTGCCACAACATATTATAATTTACCACCAAAAGAGGTTTTTTATAAATCTTCAGGACCTGGTTTTGCATATCTTGGTGAATTTTATGAACCATATTGTAGTGGTAGTTCCGATAAGGTTTATGTTAGCGGAACAATACCTTATGATTTTGATAGTTTAATTAGTAGTAAACTAATAACTATTTCAGACTTCACGGCAAGTGAATTGACTGATTTGAGAATAAATTATAACCAAACGGGAGGTATTTTTAGTGCTAACACGGCCTTTACTCAAACATCAATTAGTTACACCACCGAAGAATTTACTGAAGTTGATATACTACCAATTTTTTCAGGTTTATCCGCTAACGATAACTTTTCTGTTAGTATATTTCAAAATAACACTAACTTATTAGTCTTAGGTTTAAAAATGAAATATAATAGATTGTAATATTTTTAATTTACAAAAAATACTATAACATTTATTATAACTATATGAAAATATTTGTTCAAATCGCATCATATAGAGATCCAGAGCTTCTACCAACAATTAGAGATTGTATTAATAAGGCAAAACACCCTGAAAATTTAACTTTTGGTATATGTTGGCAAAAAGACGAAACAGAATCTTTAGAAGAATTTTATACCGATGATAGATTTAGAATTTTAGAATATCATTGGTCAGAAAGTAAAGGTTTATGTTGGGCACGTTCAGAAATACAAAAACTTTGGAAAGGAGAAGAATATACCTTACAACTAGATTCACATCATAGATTTTTACAAAATTGGGATGAAGAATTAATCAATATGATGGGTATGGTTGACTCTGAAAAACCAATTATCACATCATATGCTGGAATGTACCGACCAAGTAATAATGAGTTATTAAATGTTGAACCATATAAAATGGTTGCTACAAATTTCACAGAAAGTGGAACAATTATGTTCAGACCACACTCAATACCAAATTGGGAAACATTAGAAAAACCAATACCTGCTAGATTTGTTAGTGGACATTTTTTCTTCACATTAGGAAAACATTGTGAAGAATACAAATACGACCCAAACATTTATTTTGCCGGTGATGAAATTAGTTTATCAATTCGTTCCTATACATTAGGGTATGATTTGTTTCACCCTCATAAAACAGTTGTGTGGCATGAATATACAAGAGAAGGTAGAACAAAACATTGGACAGATTTTAATCAGGAAAATAAAACAAAAGGGGTTGTTGAAAAACAATGGTGGGAAATGGATAATGAATCCAAAAGAAGACTAAGACATATGTTACAAGAAGAAGATAATAACATAGACTTAGGAATATATGGATTAGGTAGTGTTAGAACACATAAAGAATATGAAGACTACGCAGGAATAAATTTTAAGTATAGGAAACTTCACCAAGAAACACTCAAAGGAACCAATCCACCAATTAATGATTCATCAGAATGGTATTTTAGTGAAGAAAAAGAATATAACTTGGAATTAGAAATACCAATTACCGAAGACTTTAAATTTATTTATGTTGGTATTGAAGATGATAAAAATAATGTTATCTACCGTAATGATCTAACCACTTACCAAGAAAAAATAACAGCATGTTTCAAGTCATTTTCTCAACCATATAAATGGGTATATTGGGTTTATGATAATACAGACAATTGGATAAACAGACAAGATTTTTTATTATGAATATAGGTGTATTTTACCAATCGGGACATAAATTAGTGGCATGCTACAAGGCGTTAGAACAATTAAGAAAAATCTACCCTAATGTACCTGTCGCATTATTTGAAGATGGATCTGATATTTTAGAACCCGTTGCAAAAAAGTTTAACTGTGATTACACTTGGTTAGAACAACAAGGAGTGAATAATCCAACATCGGGGAGAGTTTTTGTAAAAGAAAACGGACAACTTGATTGGTTAAAAAGAATATATGATGCCTGTACTACAACATTAAAAGATGTTGATTGGGTTTTACATTATGAGGATGATGTTTGGTGTCGATTTGAAATAACAAAACCACCTAAGTTTGATATTTCAGGGGCAAATGGTCCATTATATACTAAAGAACTTTATCAATATTTAAAAAATAAATTTAACGTATTGGACGAATCTAGACATCATTGGAGTCATTTAGGTTCATTAGAAAGTTATGGTGCTTGTGGAGGAACTATATTTAATAGAGAAAAATTTATTGAAATTTATAATAGATTAGATGAAGTACCGTGGAGTGAAATTTATAAATTAGATTCAAGACCTATTGAATGGTGCGACGCAACACTATCATTTTTGTTTCAGTTTTTTGGTTATACTAGTGGTGTTTGGGAGGATTGGGCACAATACGATTCAAAAAATATAGGTAATTGGTGGGATAAAACAGGGTGGTCAGTACCTATGGAAGAACAACCAAATGTTGCTTTTTTACACGCATATAAACATTTTTATAATTATAAACCTGAAGAAGTAATTTTAGATTTATAAAACAAAAGTTAGATTATTTATATAATATAAAAATTAGATGGCAGATTTAAGATTTCAAGGTTGTTGTTATGACGCTTATCAATATGTGACGGACGATACCGCTTGGGTAGCGACTGGTGGTACTGCAACAACAGGTTTAACATATCATTTTTCGGGAGACCCTATTGTACCTGATGGGTGTTATACTATTGTATCGGCTTTTACTTCAGGGTTTACTGCAACAACATTTACAAATTTAGATGGAACTTATACTTTACAAACCGATTGTTCAGATACGTTATGTGCTACTGGTGATTGTTGTAGTAATGAAGTTTGTATTTCGATAAACTTTAGTGGATACACAGCAATAACCGGAAATTATAATGTTTCTGGATATAATAATGGATATCCATTTTGGACAGGAGGAACAAATCCGGGTTACCTTTTTTATGATAACACTAAATGGTGTTTATCTACAGGACTTACAGGTAATTGTTTTTTTTATGGATCACAACCAACAACACAAACTTGTCCTGATTTAGACTCAACAATTTTAAACAATGGTGTTTGTCCTTCAGGATCTACACCATCTGACCCATGTTCATTATTAGATTTTGATATTTTATTGGAATGTGAAATACCAACACCTACACCAACACCTACACCCACACCCACTCCTACACCCACTCCTACACCCACACCAACTCCAAACCTATGCTCAGGTTTTACGGTTTCCATTTCAATATCAGGATCACCAGCACCTTTACCCCCACCCACACCTACACCTACACCCACACCAACCATGTATCCAATTTTATCATCGGTTACTTACGTAGTGGATAGTGGGTTATTTGATTGTGCAAATGTTAAGCAATTAGTAGACTGTGATACAGGTTTAAGTTATTATGTAACAGGACCTATAACATTTTCAGGATCAGGAGTTACAACAGGGACAACATTTTTGGCGGTTATTAATGGAACTTATAAATGCGTGACATACCAAAATGATATATTTGGTAGTGTTTCAAATTATTTGAATTCAGTTCAAGCCATTTATATATCGGGATGTACGTCTTGTATTGCACCTACACCCACACCAACCGCAACACCTACACCTACACCTACTCCGACACCTACTCCGACACCTACACCTACTCCGACATTTCCGGTAAATGCTCAATTTATATTTACATCTTGTACAAATAACAGTATGATCATTCAATACACATATCCAGGATCTACTGTTGATGTTGGAGATGTTTTAAAATCTTCTTCAGGTAGTTGTTATACCTATATTGGTAACTTTGTTGGTTATACGCCACCTGCTGGGTTTATATGGTCACAACAAGAGGTATTTACAGGTACTTCTTTTACGGTGTTTAAATCATGTGAGGCATGTTTGTTACCAACACCAACACCAACACCGACAGTCACTTCTTGGAATGTAAAGGGCGAATTTAGTTTGAATTGTCCTGTTTGTGAATTAACAAATGGAGGTACAACACAAACAATATACGCTGACGGATTATTGTTAGAAGATGGTGTTTATGTTTATGAAGATGTTGGATTAACAATTCCGGTATTTGTAACCTACATAAAATACGGAACCAAAATATTTGAGGTGAGTTCAACAGGGTTATTAACTGAATATTGTAATGTAAACGGAAATTGTTAATATGGCACAAATTGTAACATTAAATTCAACAACAGGTACATTCCCATTAGATGTTTGGGTATGTGATGGGTGTGTTTCCACATCTACTTGTTTATATATTGGAACAACATCTTCATTACCTTATAATTTTACATTACCATCTTTTTTTGAAGAAAGTCCATCGTACTCAATAAAAGTTATTGATGCAAATGAATGTGAATATTGTTTAACCGACAGTTCATTTAAAGAGTTTATGGATGACGATATTTTTATATTTATGGACGATACACCATATGAATTTCAATAAACTTATATATATTATATAAAAGACATGGCAAAATTAACTGATAAAACATTAGCACAAGCAACAGCAATAACACCAACGACGTTGATACATATTGTGTATACAGGAGATCCTTCGCAGAATGCTGCAGGATCTTCGTATAAAGCGGAATTAGGTCAATTAACTACGATATTTGGTAGTGGTGGTAATTATTGGACATCGGGATCAAGTGGTACAGACTCTGTAGTCATAATAAATTCAAGTGGGGCTGACGCCACCGCAAATAGAGCATTGGCTTGGGGTAATCAAACACTGGCTTCAGGTTCTGATTCCACCGCTAGCGGATTTCAGACACAAGCGACTGGGTCAACATCGACCGCTCAAGGATATGAAACAATTGCTGGGGGCAGTAGATCACATGCGGAAGGGTTCCAAACTAGAGCGATAGGAACTAATTCACATGCCGAAGGAAATGCCTGTGAGGCGAATGGAAACACGTCACACGCAGAAGGTTGGGTATGTTTGGCGAACGGAGATTTTTCACACGCAGAAGGTTGGACAACTACTGCGGATGGAGATAGGTCCCATTCCCAAGGATATCTAACCGTTGCTAGTGGTAATAAATCACACGCGGGTGGAGATTCCTCAATTGCATCAGGGGAGACATCATTCATTCATTCAACTAATTCATTAGTCACTGGTACAAGAAGTGTATTATTGGGAGGACAGAATTTAACAGGAACAACAGACGATACCGTTTATGTACCTAATTTTATTATAAAAACATCTTATACACCAACTAGTACCGCTGATGTTGCTGGTGAACCCGGTTCTATAACATGGGACGATGATAATTTTTATTATAAAACTAATAATGGTTGGTTTATAGTTACAGGATCTACTTTCTAAAATGGTTAATTATAGTGCAAATACATGTGATATTATTACTTTATACCCTTTAGGTGTTGAGTGTATAGTTACAGACGCATATAGTCCTTTCACTACCGATGGTGCGATTTCATTATTTATCACAGGTGGCACTTCACCGTATTATGTTAATTGGTCAAGTGGTTCACAATTACAATCCATATCAAATCTAGCACCAGGAGAATATACGGCAACAGTTACAGATTTTTTTGGTGATTTTACCGCAACTACAACATGTGAAGTAGGTTTTGAAACATTTTATATAGAATCTTTTTTTAATTGTAATGATCCTGAAAGTTATTTATATTACACCGCCGATTTAGAAAATCAAATCACAACAGGAAAAACATATATATTAGCATCTCAAACAGGATGTTGGGTTAGTGACGGATTGGTTTTGTACACAGGACAAACGTATTATCAATTTACCGCAACAACGACTTCAGGTCCTTTTGATAATTGTACAGAATGTTTACCAGTCACACCTGAATTTGAAAATACAGAAACACTTTGTTTAAATTCTAAAATTTATACAGCAACACCAACATTACCACCAGTTGTAACAGTTACAAATAATCAATTTCAATTCTACTCTGCATCAACAATAAATGGGTATCCATCTTGGACAAGTAGTACTAAAACCATTTATTATAATGCAAATTCATTACAGTGGATGGTTTCAGGTTGGACTTTAGCAGGTCAACCTGTTTTACAATCGAACATATCACCACCTATTGGTATTTGGACGTTTAACGGTGTTAGCGGAACAATAAATGTAACACAAGGATTATGTGAAGATAATATTGTTTTAAATACTACCCAATCACAAGCAACCTGTAATAATTCAAATAACGGATTAATACAAGTGACATCAGTTGTTGGAGGAATAGCACCATATACGTACTCATTAACAAATAACCCATTAGACTACCAAAGCTCACCATTTTTTTTAAATTTAGATACAGGTACATATACAGTTTATGTTAAAGACATTATTGGAAATATTGGAAGTAAGTTAGCAACAATCACCCCACAAACATCGGTAGCAAATTATCAAATAACATTAAATTTTGTACCCTCAACACCAACAATAACCGACACTCAGTCATATAAAGAAACGACCTTTGATTGGCAAGTTAGCATTCAACCACCATTACCACCTAATAAAACTATTACGTTTGATATTATTCACACAACAAATATTTCAGGAGGTACTTATACAACAAGTTCACCAATATTATTACACTCCTCAACAACAGGACAAACAGGTGGAGGTCAATATTTAACAAGTGGAATTACAAATAGTTTCAATAACTCAACAACAACTTTTTGTGCTGGGTCAACTAACTTTACTAATTTTAATGTAACTGCAACAACAAGAACATATTCTGCAAAAATAACAGGACCTGGTACTGTTGGAGGTCAAATATTTAAAAAAATAACAACTAATAATTCTACAGTATGTCCAACAAAGGGAGTTATTAGAGATAGTTTTTCGGTGATTAATGCAACTATAGTTAATCAAAATGTTTGTGAAACTTTAAACATACCTGCTAACCCAATAACAAATACATTAGATAAAGAAGGACTATTAACTGTTGCACCAACCGGTGGTGGAGGTATCGGAGGATAATAACAAAAAAATAAAATAGATATTTATAACATATGTCTTATATAAACAAAACAACTGATGGTTTAGTAAATACAATTCTTACGGATGCGGGAAGAAGAAGATTGTCTCAGGGTAATTTTAATATCTCGTATTTTCAAGTAGGTGATAGTGAGGTTTGTTATAATTTTAATGGTGAAAATGTAATTAACACATTTAACGTATTAAGACCACAATACAATTCACAAAATCTTACACCTGTTCCTGAATTTAACAAAATGAATATAAAATATCCTATTTTTGTTGATGCAAATTCAGGATCAACATACGGTATACCATATGACGCATCTTTTGTTGATGACATATTTAATTCTGCAGCACCAAGAGGATTTTTTACAGGATCCACACTATATACTAGTTCTGCATATACTGTAAATCCAAATTTTGTTATTTTAAATAGTAACCTATCTTCAGGAACTGTAATCACAATATCAGCAAATACAATTAATGCATCCGTATCAGGAGTTGCAACCCCTGGTATGTTTGTAACTTTATTTAGTACGAACTCAGTAACCCCTTTGAGTGGCAATTCTTCTATATTCACCTATAAAGTAATTAACATTACTGGTGACACATCATCAGCAACCACAGTTACAATAGAATTAGATAGACAATTACCTGATTTTTTAAATATGGGTTATTCAGGACAAAGTAGAGTTGTATTTTACCCTTCAGGAATGACTGAATTATATGATTCTATTACTCCCGAACCATATTGGGCGACAAACGTATTTAATTTTGAAACAAATTGTGATGTCTCACAAACAGATGTAAAAGTTTGGAACATGAATATTCCTTGGACAGAAAACCCTGCTGGTGTTTTTCCAACAACAGTCCAAGGTTATTTAAATTATGAATCATCGGGTTATGTTGGTACAAAAGAATATTTAGGTTACAACACAAATACAGGTCAAAAAGATACAAGTAGTGTATTTTATTATAATTCATTAGGTGAAAAAATCACTGTAAACCCCTCAGAACAAAAAGCAATTGCAATTGTACATTATACAAACCAATCAATAGATAATTTTTATGGAGAAAAATTTGCGCAAGAACCTTTTGATGTTGCAAATTCAGGAAATACCGGACAAGCAAGAAATTTAAAAATATCAATACCTTGGTTGATGTGGCATAAAAATCCAAACGGAACAATAGGTGAAGATTTTTACACCGACCCTGATGGGTTTTCTTCTCTTAATTTATTAACCCCTTATTATATTAAATCATTAAAAAGTGCTGATTTTAACAAACCAGGTATAAGATACTATCACTTATGGGACACCCATGCAAATGTTAATGGATACCCTAATAGAGTTGGTAAAGTTTTTCCTGATTTAAAAATGATAGTTTTTGATGATGATGAAATTGTTGCAACATTAAATAATAAATCAAACAGATCTTGGACTTTACCGGCACCTAAAGTAGGGACAATAATTCCTAACGCTTGTGATGGTATATTAGGTCAAGACGAAGGGTTAATAAGTGCAAATACAGAAAGTTTATTTGTAACTTATAGGTTTAATAACTCAGCATTTACAAACTCACTTCACTGTAATTATTATACTCAAGTAACGCCAACACTTATCGATCCATCACAAACAACTTATAATGTATTTTTAAAATTTGGAAACGAGTTTCCGTTTTTAATATCTAATAATAATACAATACCTACAGGTTTTACTGCAAATGAAATGAAAGTGATTGCTCAAAAAGTGGCTTCAGGGCAAACAAGACCGTTAAGTACTTCTTGGGTTGAAATAGATGTTATGGAACAATTGTCGGCTAAAACAACAAATGGTTTTATAACTCTTAGTGGTTTAACTGGCACAACCATACAAATTACAAAAGACATGTATGATAATGGCGTTTCTTATGATTTAAGTGATTATATTAATCTTCCTGTTGTAAATCAAACAGGTTTGACCATGAATTTTGGTGGAGAATATTACTTTTTTGGTAACATTCAAACAGATATTGCTGCAACCATATATGTTATGAATTTCCTATGTAATTTAGGTCAAACACAGTTTTTAAAATCAACAAACCCAACATGGGATAATGTAACACCACCATACATAACAGAGGTTGGACTTTACAATGCCGAAAAAGAACTTATGGTTGTTTCTAAGATACAATCCCCACAAAAAAGACAAGGGATCCAACAGTATCCGGTTAAACTTGATTTTTAATTTTTATGGCAAAAACAGATTTAAAAAACTCCCCAAAAGTTTTGGGTTTGGACATATCCACCAAAACTATAGGTTGGAGTTTATTTGATATCAAATCACAAGAGTTATTAGAATTAACACATTTCTCACCCATTATTAAACCAAAAGTTGATGATAAAATACAAGAACTTTTATTAAAAGTTAAAGCTTTTGAAGATAAATTGATAGGGTATCAAAATTTAGGTATTACTAGTGTTGTGATTGAAGAACCATTACTTAATTCAAATAATGTTTGGACAGTAGGTACACTTTTAAGATACAACTCGATGATTACTAAATCCATTTATGATATTTTAGGGATAGTGCCAAATTTTATATCAACATATAATTCAAGAAAATTTGCTTGGCCAGATTTAACTCAACAAAACGATAAAGGAAAATACGTTTTATTTGGTGGGTTACCAAAAGACGTTGATAAAAAAGAATTAATTTGGAAAAGAGTATCCGACAAAGAACCGCAAATCACATGGTTATACACAAAAAATAACACATTAAAAAAGGAGTGTTATGATATGGCCGATTCTTACACATGTGTTCTTGGTTATATGAAACAAGAAAATATATGGTAATTTTATATTTAACTAATATTTATAAATAAAAAAGATTATGAAAAAAATAATAAGACTTACGGAAAGGGATTTAACAAGAATAGTTAGAAGAGTATTAAATGAAGAACCAATGACTAATCCTGAAGAAGAAATGCCAACATTACCAATGCAAGAAATACCTAGTAATATACCTAATAGTATACATTCAGATATCGATGATTTATATGAAAAAAGAGATGAATTGGCTAAAGAGTTTATGAAGTTGGAACGTAGAAGTGGTGGTTTAATGGGTAGATTGAAAAATAAAGTAGGAGATAAAATGGGTGAGTTGGAAGATAGCGCAAAAGAAGAAATTGAAGAAATTAGAGTAAATGTATTAATGATACTTGATGACATCAAAAGAAAATTACAATCTTTGAAGTTAAACGCTAAAAAAAGAAAAGAGGAAAGAATGAATAGAAGACATAAAGAAAGATTAGAAAGAGAAATTGACATATATGAAAAAAGCATTCAAGATATTAAAGATAAAAAAATAATAACTGCTAGAGATTTACAAAACTTAAAAGATATTCTATCAATCAGTGGTATATACATAACCATGATCGGAAGTATAATTGCAAGATTTATATACATGCATAATGATGAATCAAATTCAGAAATTAATCCTCATCTAAGAGACTAAATAATAACTTAACCCACCCCAAAAAGGTGGATTTTTTGTTGTTTGACAATTCCTCCTTATTTCTTATCTTTTATGTATGAAAGAAGAGTCACTATTAGTTGACCTTATCGAGAATATTTTTGGTGAACCTAAAAACGTAAATGAATATAGTGGTCAAATATCTGTTGACTGTCCCGTTTGTTCCTACGAGATAAAAGGTTTATCAAAAACCGATGGTAAGGGAAATTTAGAAATAAATTATATTAATCATGTTTATAAATGTTGGGCGTGTTCTGAAACACACGACACTCACGGACATTTGGGTAGGTTAATTGAACAATTTGGGTCAAAAAAAGATAAAAAAACATATAATCTCATAAGACCCGATAAGGTAGAAAAAAAACAAAAAGAATATAAAAAACTTGAACTACCAAAAGAATATAAAAGATTTGAAGAAATACACCCCTTACATTTACCAAGAAAAGAGGCTTGGAACTATCTAAAAAAAAGAGGAATAACTCAAGAAACAATAGATAAGTATAAAATCGGTTTATGTATTGAAGGTGAGTATGCTGGTCGTATTATTGTCCCATCATTTAATAAAAAAGGTGAATTAAATTTTTTTGTTTCAAGATCATGGAATCCAAGAGCGAAGTTAAAATACAAAAACCCTGAAGCGGCTAAAGACTTTCTTATTTTTAATGAAAGTTTAATTGATTGGAAAAAAGACATTTATTTAGTTGAAGGAGTATTTGACTCATTCTTTTTAGATAATTCAATAGCGTTACTTGGAAAGTATGTGAATGATAATTTATGGGAAAAATTATATGAAAAGGCAAAAAAAGATATAATAGTTTGTTTAGATGGTGACGCATTTAATGATGCTAAAAATATATATGACAAACTTAATGGAGGGACACTATATGGTAGAGTTAAATTAATGAAACTACCAAAAGATAAAGACGTTTGCGATCTTAGAGGTCAAATAAACGAATATATGATACAAGAAAAAGAATGAATTTAAAAGAAGTTGCAAAAGAAATAAGAGATATCTTATTAAAAAGACAAAATGAGCTACATTTAACTTTTGAAGAAGAGAAACATAGATACACCATGAAAGATGTTGATGGAACCATCAGAGATGATTTTCCATCAGTATCGAAAGTAATGAAGTTATTTTATGATGAATTTCCTACCGAAGAGGCTGCAAGAAATAAGGCAAAAGGGGACCCATATATTATGCAAACACTACTTGCTGAATGGGACGAGGCTGGTAAAACATCAACAAACATGGGAAGTCGTGTTCATTATGAGTTAGAAATTGAAACAATCAAAAGACACGGAATTAAAAAAGAAGTGAGACAACCACTTTATGAGTGTGATATGGAAATGATCATGAAAGGTGATCGTATGATTAAGGCCGGATATAAGTTTTTGAAACTAATGGAAGAAAGAGGTGCGGTTTTATTAGATACTGAGATTGTTTTGGGAGATCCCGAACTTGGTTACACGGGACAACCCGATAAAGTTTGGTTAATGTTTAATAAACAAAGGACGGGTTTTGGAATAGTAATTACCGATTGGAAAACTAACAAAAAGAAAAACATGGAAAGTAATGATTACACAAAACCCATGAGAGAACCATTCAAGTTTTTACCAAACACTGCTCTTGGTCACTATAACACACAATTACCACTTTATGGTAAATTACTTTTAAAAATGTTAAAAGGTAGTAAATATGAAAACGTACCATTTTATGGTTGTGTTATTGTTCATTTAACTGAAGAACAAGAATTTACTGAATATAGAGTTGAAAGAAAAGTAATTGACACCATTATGAACATGGATATTAAACAACGTTTGACAAAATAAATAAAATAAAAAATTTTAAAAAAAAGAAATGGAAGAAAATATGAAATTGATGAATGGAGATTGTTTAGAACTAATGAAAACAATTCCAAATAATTCGGTAGATTTAATTTGTTGTGATTTACCATATGGTACTACTGATAGATATGGCGGTAAAAAAACTAAGTCTAATAGGTTTATGGAATGGGACAATATAATACCATTAGATAAATTATGGGTTGAGTATAAAAGGATCTTAAAACCAAACGGTGTCGTTTGTTTAACTGCGGACCAACCCTTTACCTCCCAATTAGTGATGTCCAACTTAGATTGGTTTAAATATGAATTTATTTGGAAAAAAAACATAACCACTGGATTTCTTTTGGCTAATTACAGACCTATGAAACAAACCGAGGACGTTCTGATTTTTTCAGAAGGAGGTGCTTCCGCGGCATCCGCAAAGGCGGGTAATAATATGACCTATAACCCCCAAGGGTTAGAGCCTAAAGTAGTTGTTCGAAAAAATGGTAAAAATAGACTCGGTAAATTTTTATCTAATGAAGAATTCTTAGGTAAAAATAATTCTTTACTTGGTGATAAAGAATATAGTCAAAAATTTACAAATTACCCTAAAGAGATTATAGAATTTGGTATGGATATCGACACTATACACCCAACACAAAAACCAGTCTCTTTAATGGAGTATCTAATAAAAACCTACTCAAATGAAGGGGAAGTTGTTTTAGATAATGCAATGGGATCGGGGTCTACGGGAGTTGCGTGTATGAACACTAATCGTAAATTTATAGGTATTGAATTAAATGTGGACTATTTTAACTCCGCTAGTGAAAGAATTAAAAAACTAAAAAAATAATTTTTTAATTAAAAAAAATTATATATTTGTAAAATATAAAAAGATAGAAAGATGAGAAAAGTAAAATTAACTGAAAATGAAAAACAAAACTATGTTAAATATATCGGAGTACCTAAGTTTATGAGTGCGCAAGAAGAGTTTGAATGGGCGGATTCTCAGGAAAAAGAATGTAATAAATGTCATAAACATTTACCACTTACTTGTTTTGGTTTTAGTACTTCAGGTAGATTTCCTTTTAATAAAGAAGGATTGAGATATCGTCGAGGAGAATGTTTAGAATGTGGATCAAAAATCTCTAATGGTAAAAAAAGGGCTAAAAAAATTTCTGAAAACTTAGGTAATAATATAGAAGCATCTGAAGAGAATAAATGTGAGCTTTGTGGTTGTAAACAAAAATTGGTATTTGACCACAATCATCAGACAGAAACTTTCAGAGGTTGGTTATGTGATCCTTGTAATAGATCTTTAGGTACTATTGAAAGTCGATTAGGGGCAAATTGGCTAAATTTAATTAAAGATTACGTTAATAAGTAATGACGGACTCAACTATTTGACAAACTAAACAAAATAAATTATATTATAGTATGAAACCAGAAATTACAATTGCTTGGTGGTATAATACCACTTGGGACACAAAGGAAAGTAAAATAAAAGTAAAATATAAAACAAAATGGAAGAAATCATCAAACCAAAAATCAATCTAAGAGATCAACCAACAGTTGAATGTGAAAAGTGTAAATCTGTTTACTTCAAAGAGGTCACAATATTAAAAAAAGTATCAAAAATTTTAACAGGGAGTCCTGAAGATACGATCGTACCATTTCCAACTTACATGTGTAATGAGTGTGGAAACGTAAATGAAGATTTTAAATTATTTGATAAGTAATGGAAGTAGGTAAAATGACTATAAGCAAAGCGTACCCACACCTTAGAAGTATCGCACTTGCTTATGGATTAAAATTAAATATTGCAAAAGATTTCAAATTCGCAAGAATTATTTTAGTAAATCTTTATAATCGTGAATTAATATAAATAAAAATGGGAAAAAAATTAGTATGGTTTGAATCTTACACAACAATTTGTAAGTATTCTACCGAGTTAACAGATGAAGAAGCAAAACTTTTTGAAGAAGATGAAGAAAAGTTTTATGAAGAAGTGGATTTTAGAGGTGACCAAGAATTAGAGTGGGACAAGATAGAAAACGAAGACGAATACGACTTTAGTGTAGAGGAGGACTAAATATGACACATAAAGAATTTTATATTTGGTTAGAAGGTTATCTTTATGGTAAACTAGAAAACAAACATATAGATATTTCACCAATTGTTGAAAAAATGGGACAAGTTAAAGATGAAATAAAATTTGGTATTGCCGAACCGTACAGAGCACCATTACCAATAAACCCATTCCCAAATAATAATGATCCATATAAACCACCGTATGAAGTTTACTGCGGTGATAAACAAAAATTGTAATGTAAAATTTGTTTTTTTTTTGATTGATATATTTATTAATAAAAAACATTATGAAAAATATTTTATCAAGTTTAAATGAATCTGAAAAAGTAAGGATTCTTGAAATGCACAAAAATGCAACAAGAAAAAATTATCTTAAAGAACAAGATAAAAACCCATTGGCATTTGCTACTGATCCTAACTATATGGATTATTCTGGATTCAACAAGTCTAGTGAACCTGATGAGGAGGTTAAAAAATTATCAGAAGTTACATTATCCGCTTGGTTACCATTTGATGCGGCAAAACAAAGAGCGTCAAAAAAGGGTGGAGATATATTAGTATACTTCTATAACGATGGTTGTCATTATTGCGAAAATTTTACAAAAAATATAATGTCAAACGAAACGATAAGAAAAAAAATAGTTGAAAATAATTTAACTCTATGTAAAATAGTCATGTGTGTAGAGAAAGGTAAAGAAAAAGTGAATTGGCAAGGAAAAGAAATTACTTACACTACTTGTGACGATAGTCAAAGGGAAGTTTGGGAACGTTTTGAAGATCAAGTCACTGGTGTTCCTAGTATGGTAATTGTAGATAGTAGTGGAGATAAAGTTAAGGCTGAATCTACAATAGCAGGTGACCCAAGAATTGCAACCAATGCTCAAGCTATGGCGTTATCACTGATGGATAAAATATAAAATAGTTAAAAATTTATAATAGTTGTTTCAAACCCACCCCAAAAAGGTGGGTTTTTTGTTAATTGACATTTTAATCAAATTTGACTATATTTAGTCTATGATTAAAAAACTTGTACACTTTTCTGATTTACACATCAGATTATTTAAAGACCACGACCTTTACCGGTCAATACTTGAAGACGCTATTAATCAATGGAAAGAAATTAAACCTGATAGAATTGTTTTTACCGGTGACCTTGTACATTCTAAAAATCAAATGACACCTGAACTTATTGAAATGGTAAGTTGGATATTAAAAGAATGTTCAAATATTGCAAAAACAATTATAATTCCTGGTAACCACGACGCTAATTTAAGAAATGAAGATAGATTAGATAGTATTACACCAATTGTAGATTCATTAAATAATGAAAATATTTTTTATCATAAAAATCGTGGGATATACGAGGATGAAAATGTTAGTTGGTGTGTATTTTCACAATTTCAAGGAAACATTCCACCAGATTTAAATGTTGCAACCGGAATTAAAGTTGGTTTATTTCACGGACCAATTCAAGGAATGAAAACAGATTTAGGTTTTGATTTTGGTGAAGAAGCTTATGATGTTGAAAAGTTTAACGGACTTGATATTGTATTATGTGGCGATATCCATAAAAGACAAGAATTTAAGTTCAAAACCGGAAAAGGATATATGATTGGATCACCAATCCAACAGAATATTGGTGAAAGTATTAGAAATCATGGTTTCGGGATTTATGATTTGGAAAGAAATGAATATAAATATATTGATTTACATAATCCAAGACCCTTCTTAAAATTTTCAATAAAATCGTTTGAGGATATTGAAAACGGAACAGAAAAATTATTAAATATTTAATTACTATTATTCACACTTTTTAATTTATTGAGATATTTATATTATATATGGGAAGATTGAAAATAAAAGATGAAGATAAAAAAACTAAAGTGTCTGTTGCACTTGATCCTGAATTATTAAAATTTTATCGGTCATTACATATTAATTTATCTTCTTTGGTAAATAAACTTCTTAAAGATTATAAAGATGAAAGATACAAAAACTTGTAATGTTTGTTTTATTGAAAAAGAAATAATTGACTTCCATATTAGGAAAGATTCAAAAGACGGTCTTAGAAATGAATGTAAAGTTTGTACCAGAATTAAAATTAACAAATATCGTAAAACAAATAAAGAAAAAACTAATAAGTGGAATAGGGAAACTTATTACAGAAATATTGAAAAACATAAAGAAACAAAGAAAAAATATAGAGAAAATAATACAGAAAAACAAAAAATAAGAATTAAAAAATGGAAAGAAAATAATGAAGAAAAAGTAAAAAATTATGCTAAAGAAAGAAAAAAGTATGATATCGTATTCAAAATTAGGTGTAATGTTAGAAGTAGGGTTAAAAATTTTCTGAAAAGTAAAAATATAATCAAAAAAAACAAAACTTTTGAAATTGTTGGGTGTGAACCAATAAAATTAAAAGAACATATTGAAAAACAATTTAAAGACGGAATGAATTGGGAAAATTATGGATTAAATGGTTGGCACATAGATCATATAATTCCGCTAGTAAGTGGTAAAACTGAAGATAAAATTTATAAGTTATGTCATTTTACAAATTTACAACCACTTTGGTGGTATGAAAATTTAGAAAAAAGATATTGAAAATGGAACAGAAGTACTCAGAAATCTTTGATAAAAAGATAATGCAGGCGGTGTCTGCATATTGTAAACTCAATAGTATTGAAGATATTAATGGGTTTATTAAAAAATGTTTTGAATCGGGATTTAATATAGAAAAATACGGGCTTTTAGGAAAAACACTTAATGGAGATGAAAAAGACTTAAAAACAAGTAATGTTGAAGAAAAACAGTTAATAAAGGAAGTTATTGTCGAGAAAAGAGTGGAAGTACCGGTTGAAGTTATTAAGGAGGTTGAGAAAATTGTTGAAGTGGTAAAAGAAATTGTTGTTGAAAAAGAAGTAATTAAAGAGGTACCTGTTGAGGTAGTTAAAGAAGTTGAAAAAGTAGTTACAATAACTAATAATAAGGAATTAGAAGAAAAAATTTTCCATTTAAACCAACAAATTGAGTCAGAAAGCAAAATTTTTTCCACTAAGACACAAGAAATGGAAAATAATTTCCAAAAAGAAATGTCTAAAAAAGATGAAGAATTAGCTAAACTTAGACAAACTTTAGACGTTTCAGTAGACGATAATAAGGTAAAAATGCTTCAACAAACCATTCAAAACCTTAATACTGAAATAAGAGAATTAAAAAAGAAAAACGAAGAATTAAATAAAAAACTGTTAGAACAACCAAAACAACTTGGCGATATTCCCGCCAAGTTTCATGGAAGTTCTAACCTAAACGATGATTTATACAAATAATATGAATTTAGTAATTTGGGCAATGGTTGCCTACGGAATGACAAACATTTTGGTCTATGGATCAATATTTAACGGATTAAGACAATCCATACATAATTGGGGTAATAATCCTTTATCCCTATTTAACTTTTTAGGTCAGTTTTTATCTGGTCTTATATCATGCGTTTTATGTACATCAACATGGGTCGGATTTTTTCTATCTCTAGTTTATTTTTCACCAAATGTAGAATTAGTTGGACTTAATAAAATTTTATCAGTATTTTTTGATGGTATGTTGTCTGCTGGTTTTGTGTGGTCAATAAACGCAATAATAGAATGGTTTGAAGAAAATAGACCAAGTAATAAGAACTAATAACAAGTAATAACAAGTAATAATAACTAATAATAACTAATAATGGGTAAAGCGGCTAAAGCACACAGAAAAAAAGTAGCAAAAAGAAATGCTAATTTGAAACAAACAGAAAAAAGAATGCAAAAACTTTGGCAAGAGGCGTTTGAAGAACAAATGAACGCGATGAAAGAGAAGTTCGCTGCGATGTCAGGTGAAACAATGTCAGGTTTAACCGAATCAATTGAAAATGAGACAGAAGAAACAATACAAGAAGAATCCGAACCAACTGAACCTGTTTCAGGAGAGTAAACTATTCAATTATAATATAATGACTAAAGACATTGATTTTTCAAAATATGATAATCCCACTATTCAAGTGGTGTGGGAAGACTATAATGAAAACTTTACACAAGACAAAATTAAAAGTGTTAAACATTACTTTCAAAAAAAGTATAACACAACAAATGTTAATGTCATAACAAAGGCGAAAGTAGAAAAAGAAGAGGGTGAGCAAACTGTAGATGTGTCTGTGAATATCATGGACACAAACTACCAAATTGAACTACTTAGACAGTTTTTAACAAGTAAAAATTATGACAAACACTTGGATGATATTTTAAATCATAATAAGATGGTTGAAAATAAAATGCAAGAAACTGAAACAGAAACTGCGGTATTTAAAAAGTGGTTCATTAAAAATATTGAGTTTTCAAACTTCTTATCTTACGGAGAAAATCAGAAAGTTGATTTTGAAAAAACAGGAGGACTTACAGTAATTGAATCAAACCCACCAAACTTTGGAGGTAAAACCGTACTGTCTGTTGATCTTCTATTATTTTTATTCTTTAATGAGACAACAAAAACAACAAAAGCTGAAGAAATATTTAATAGGTTTACTGATAAAGATAAAGTAACAGTAAAGGGTGAAATTGTTATTGATGGTGAAGAATATATCATTGTAAGAAACATTGAAAGAAAGATGTCTAAAAAAGGTGAATGGAATGTAAAAACTGAATTAGATTTTTTTAAAAAACTATCTGACGGTACACTTCAAAACTTTACAGGTGAGCAAAGAAGAGAGACTGAAAAATTCATTAAAGAATCTATAGGAACAAAAGAAGATTTCTTAATGACAATTCTTACAACCGCAACAAACCTTGAAGAACTAATTGATTCAAAACCAACCGCAAGAGGTCAGGTACTTTCAAGGTTTATGGGTCTTGATTTCTTGAGAAGAAAAGAAGATGTTGCAAAATCAATATACTCTGACTTTTCAAAATCCATGTTATCAAACATTTATAACACGGAACAGTTGAAAACCGATAATGAAAATAGTGAAACAAAAATAACAGAGTTAAATACCAATATTGAGAGTTATAGACTTGAGTTAATTAATATTGATTCAAACTTAACAAAAGGTAGACAATATCGTGATGACATGCTAAGAAAAAAACATACAGATATTGATGTTGAATTAAGTAGATTGAACCCAAGTCAAGTTAAACAAGAAATTGAAGGTCACGAGTCTCAAATTGAACAAACAAAGTTAAAATTAAATGAACTTAACGTTGTTGAACCAAAAGAGTACTACAAAGAAGATGAACACGATAAGGTAAAAGAAGAATACAAGATTGTGTTTAAAGAAAAGATTGAACTTGATACTAAAATATCAGAAATTGAAAAATTAGCAAGTTCTGTTAGTGGTGGTATTAAATGCGAACACTGTGGAATTGATTTGATGAATGCTAGTATTACCCAACAAAAAATATCTGAACTTGATGGTTATATTAGTCAAAAAGAGGAAAAAGAGGGGTTAATGACTATTTTAACAAGCAAAGAAAAAGAATTTGTTGAAACAAAAAGACTATTTGATGAGTATGAAAAAAACAAACTCATTAAAGAAAAATATGAAGCAACGATTGAAAATTACGAGTTAAAAATTAATGGACTTCAAACAAAATTGACTGAATACGATAAGATGTTGGATAAGATCAAAGAAAATGAGCATATTGATTCAATGTTAATTAAGGCTAATTTGAGGTTGGAAGATCTTGATAGACAAAAGACACAAAAACAAAATCAGATTAATAGTGACGAGTACTCAATTAAAACACTACAAGAAAAAATTAAAACAAACTTAAATAACATTATTAAAATTTCTGAAGAAGAAGAAAAAGAAAAAATATATAAAATATACTTGGAGGCCTACGGTAAAAATGGTATTTCTAAAATCATAATGAAAACAATGATCCCGCTTATTAATTCAGAACTACAAAGATTGATGGAAGAAAGTGCTTACTTTAAACTTCAAATCCAAATTAATGATAAAAATGAGGTTGAATTTAGTATGATTGATAATGGTACCGGTGTTGAAAAGTTAATGTCTTCTGGAAGCGGATATGAACGTACAATTGCATCACTTGCTTTACGTTCAGTACTGAGTAAGATATGTAGTTTACCAAAACCAAACTTAATCGTTTTTGATGAGGTGTTTGGTAAAATTTCAAATGAAAACTTAGAAATGGTCCATAATTTCTTCATGGGGATCAAAGACTTCTTTCCGACCATTTTACTAATAAGCCACAACCCAATTGTCAATGCCTGGAGTGATAACACAATAAGAATTTCAAAAGAAGATAATATTTCAAAAGTTTTTCAATAATATTTATTTTAAATAACATGCTAAGAATATCAAAAAAAATATATAACTTTGTACTATATATAAAAAGTAAATTAATGAGAAAAAGACAACCAAAACAAGATCCCTCTTATATGTTATTTATTTTTGGAGATTTTGACGAACAAGAAAACTTGGCAACAAATTTGTCGTCTCAGTTATTGACAGTCGTATCTTCACCATTTTTAAAATTTACATATGGTGAGTACGGAGTCGTTTTTCATTTTAGAAGTAAAGAAGTTTTTTCTGACCTAAAAGAGTATATCGATATGGGTATGTCAGAAATCACCGAACAATACTTTTTAATGGAAGTAACTAAGAACATGGACATAAAAATGCCAAGAAAACTAAAGAAAGATTTTTTGAATATTGACGGAGAAGAAAAAAAGAAAGAAACAAAAACAGGAGAAATAAATGTAGAAAGTAAATTAAAAGAAAGAAGAGAAGAATTAAGAAATTTTACGTTTGAGTTTTTAATGCCAACGGACTTTAATCAAATGGTTCAAAAGAACGAACCGGATTACTTACCAACGGTAGATGAAATATTAGACAAAATATCAGAGAATGGAATTGAATCATTAACAGAGAAAGAAAAAGAGATTTTAGACAATTATGGAAAGAGAAAAGATGGAGGACATTAAGTCGTCAAACCCTTTGAATCAAGATGAGATTCAAATTTATTTAAAAGACATTAGAAAATTGAAGGTGATGACACCTGATAGAGAAAAGTATTTAGCTGAACGTATAATGTCTAGTGACTGTACGGAAAGAGAAAAAGAACAAATACAAAAAGAAATGTTGGAAGGTAATTTACGTTTTGTAATTACTGTGGCGAAACAGTATCAAAATCAAGGAATTGATTTATCAGATTTAATTGCTGAAGGTAACTTTGGATTGATGAAAGCAATTAAAAACTTCGATTGGAGCAAAAACAACCGTTTTATTTCATATGCGGTATGGTGGATTAAACAATCAATCCTTCAATCCCTCAATGAAAATTCACGAACTATAAGACTTCCGGTTAATGTTGTTCAAGATATGCAAAAAGAGAAGAAAGAAAATGAAAAAACAAATAAAGATCTTTCCGAAAAGTTTGCAACACTTCCAAGAATGATTGATCTTGATATGCATATTAATGAAGATGGAGATACCCTTATAGATATCATTAAAAACGATAACGTAGAATCACCAGATGAGATATTTTCAACTAAAGATCTTCTGAAAGAAAAAATGATGAAAATTATGAGTGTATTAGACATTAGAGAAAGAACTATAGTTGAAGATTACTACGGAATAACCGGCACACCAAGAACATTAGAAGATATTGGGACAGACTTTGGACTTACAAAAGAAAGGGTTAGACAAATTAAAGAAAAGGCTCTTCGTAAGTTAAGAAATGAATGTTCAGATTTATTTGAATATTTATGATAAAAAGTTTGGTAGATTAAAAAAAACTACATATCTTTGTATTAACAAAAAAAAGTTCTTCTTGTCAGAATACATTAAGAACAACCACAGTCAGAATACTGTGGTTTTTTTTTAAACGAAAATTTGGAGTTGTCCTTTACTTACGGTAAACCCTTCTTTTTTCATTACTGTTATTATTATCAAATCCCAGTGATTTATATAATTTTTTTTTGGCTCAATAACTATATTAAGTTGATCTCCTTTTAACCTACTTACAATAAATCTTTTACCATTTCTGATTTTACCTTCAATAATGTTATAAACTATATCATCTTTTGCGTCCTCTAATAATTTTACAATATTTAAATCGTAAATTTTATTTCCCGATCCATGTCTCCATTTTCTGTCATTGGTATGACCCCATTCATCGTGGTAAAGATCAAAATCAAAAGTCACATCATTACTAATTTCATGAAATTTTTGTTCTTGTAATAAAGTTTTTTTAATTATGTTATTTAAACCTATCATCTTAATAAATATGATATTCTTTATTATAAGTATTTATTAACTATAATAATATAATATGAAAGAAAAGTTTTTACCTTGGTTTTTGTTATTTTGTGCTCTTGGGTTATCAGGAACTGCGGCATACTATAGTGTTGTTGGTTTAGCCGTTGTTTTTGCGGGTGTTGCAATTCCGGTAATAATCATGGGCGCATTTTTAGAGATATCTAAAATCGCAATTGCAACTTATTTACATGACAAATGGAAAGAAACATACGGAGTTTTAAAGATATATATGACAATTGCATTAGTTACGTTGTCAATAATAACCTCTTTAGGTATATATGGATTGTTAAGTACGGGATTTCAAGAAAATATTGCAAAACTTGAAATAGGAGAGAAACAAGTAAAAAATGTCGAAGTAAAAAAGAAAAGATTTGAAGACATTAAAACTGAACTAACAAAAGAAAAAACAATACTTGACGGCGACATAACAAAATTAAGAGACGGACTTTCAAATAATACAACCACCCAAACTGTCGATAGAAGAACAGGTCAGATAATTACAAGAGCAAATAATGCAAATAGAAAAACATTTGAAAATCAACTAAAAGAAGCACAAGTTAGAAGAGATACAATATCTAAAAAAATAGATGCATTTAATGACAGTATAACAAAGTTAAATGTAGACATACTGAATATGGAGTCCAAAGAAATTGGTGGAGGAGAACTTGGAACTATTAAATATTTGAGTGAGTTATTAGGTTGGGACATTAAAAAAACTGCAAACTTTTTTATTCTAATTTTAATATTTGTTTTTGATCCATTAGCTATCACTTTAGTAATTGCAACAAATCAAGCATTTAAAAATACAAGAAAAGAAGAAACCATACAAGTACCGACTAACCACCGACCAAGTACCGACCAAGTAGAACCTGTAATTATTGAAAAGATAGTTGAGGTACCTGTTGAAGTTATTAAAGAAGTTGAAAAGGTTGTTGAGGTACCGGTAAATAATAAAAAAAATATTACACCGATTGAAGAATTATTTGAAACCGAACAAATATTTGATTTACAGATGCAAAATCAAATAAAAGAAGAAGAGATTCAAAATACCAAAATAAATAATGTACAAGTAGTTCAACAAGAACCTAAACGACTTTCTTATTCAAATAGAAATGGTGGATCTTTCAGAATTAACAGAGTTTAAACCTTTGGGTTCATCTAAAAACAAAAAACAAATAATTCTTTGTGAAACCAAAAGGAATGTAAAAAATTATATTAACTCTTTAAAATATAGATACAACGGAGAAAATAAAAACCTACCAAATTTTATCATATCTAGAGATGGTGAAATTTATAAAATAATGGAACCATTATCTTATGCTAATTATATGAACGATTCTGTTTTAGATAAAAAATCTATTATAATATGTATGGAAAATTTGGGTTGGTTAGAAAGAAAACCACTTAGTTCTATATACATAAATTGGATTGGTGATATTTATAAAAAAGAAGCGTTTGAAAAAAGATGGAGGGATAGAGTTTTTTGGCAACCATACGACGAATATAAACAAATTGAAAGCTTAAAAAAACTTTTAAAAAATTTGTGTGATGAGTATAAAATACCAAAAATTTGTCCTGAATCTAATGTTAGACAAGAAGGTGTAGAGAACTTTTCAGGTATTATATCTAAAAGTTCTTATGATTTCAGGTCAAAAGATTTAAACCCATCTTTTAACTTTAAACATTTGAAAAAATTTTTAGAAAATGATGAATGATTATGATGAAATAAAAAATCTTATTAAGAGAAGTAAAATGCTTTTTGAGCAAAAGGGCCCTTTAAATTTGGCAAAAAGTATCGAATCAGATATTGAACAAGCGGATCCTGAAGAGGTTAAAAAAGAAAAAAGTAAAACATATAGAATTTCTGGAGGACTTTTAACTATCCATGCTAAAGATAAGAAAGAATTAGACTTAACCACAGATGAAAAAACAAATTTCCAACAAACAATGGACGAATTTGTTGCGGAAGTTTCAGATTTGGCGGAATTTGGAGTATTAAACATATATGAAAACGAAGTTCAATGGAGTGGAAAAATAATGGATTTTGACATTGAATTTTTCTATTCGATAGGTGAAAACAATGGTGTATATGTGAATGGTGATATGATTAAATTAGATGAAAAATTGACAGAATTAGTAACAAAACTAACAACATATTACGAAAAATTTAAAGCAAAGTGGGCTAAAGTAATTGCATTAAGAAAAAAAACAAAAATGAAAAAAGAAAAATGATAAATTTTTTAAAAAAATATTTTAAAGAGATATTGTTAGTATTAACAATTGGCGTTGTAATTTTTTTGTTGGTAAAAATATTCACACCAGCACCTGACAAAAGTGAATTGTTGAAATACAAATTAAAACAATTGGACGACAAAATTAATGGTTTGAAGCAACAACAAAAACAGTTGGACGACTCTATTTCAATGTATAAAAAAGACATCGAGAGAATTGATGAAAACATTGAAAATATAAGATCTCAAAAAACCACCATAAATAACTATTATGAAGAAAAAGACAAAGACATCAAGGGATGGTCTAATAAACAAATTGATAGTTCATTAAGAAAAAGATACAAATTTTAGATTATGAAAAACATTTTAATTCTTATTTTATTTTTACTTCCTTTAACTTTATTATCACAAAAAGATATAAAAAAAGACACAACACAGATATGTTTTCCAACTGAGGTAGGTAGACAAATCGAATCTGATTTAAATGAACTCGATAAGTTAAGAGAATTAAAAAAACTGACTGATTTTGAAATTAAAGAATTAGAAAAAAAGATAGTTAAACAAGATTCAATAATTTCTAAACTTGAACAAAAAGATGTTAATAACCAATTGATTGTTGCTGGGGTTGAAGAAAAATTTAAGTTGGTAGAAAACGACAATAAGGACCTTAGAGGTAAATTAAAATGGGCTGGAATAAAATCTAACATAATTGAAATAGCATCAGGTGCGTTAATGGCAACTTTTGTTTATATACAATTATTTAAATAATGATAACAAAAAAACAAATATATAAGTTTCTAAACGAAAAAGAAACTAAAGAAGCCACGGGAGCCGCATCTGCGGGTGGTTTTTCGGCACCTCTTTTTAGTATGTGGTCTGATGATGAAGAGGCAAAAGAAGAATATAAAAAAATGGAGGGTGAATTTAAAGAAGCGACTTCATCTTCTTCAGTTGGTGCGTACGACACACCTGGTTTTGATGATGTAAAAATGAAAGGTAATAACCCAGTTGGTAGAGGAAAACAATTTAAAAAACCATTATATAAAGGTGGTGGTTTTGTAAAATTAAATAAAAAATGTAAAACATTTCCATATTGTAGCCAAGGTAATAGTAAAGACAAACCAGTAAAAGTTTCTACGTCTTTATCGCCTTTGAGCGAAGCAATACAAAATGTATCAAACAAAACAGGTTTAAGTGTTGATGAAATAAAAAAAATATTACTTTCTAAAATGTAAGGTAATTTATAAATCTAAAGATATTTATATGGTATGGACAGAAAAATTTTAAATATAGTAAACAGAGTTCTTGGAGGAAAAAACTCTAACAGAAGATTATTCGAATCAAAAAAAGAAATGTGTTCTGAGTGTGGTAGTGGTGGAATGTATGAAGGTGAATGTAACGAATGTGGATACATGAAAGAAAATAAAGGTATGTGTTCAGAATGTGGTGGTAGAATGATGGAAGGTAAATGTTCTGAGTGCGGACACAGTAAAGAAAGTGAATTAGGCGAAAGACTTCATGGTAAACAATACAAATTAGACAAAAACAAAAATGGAAGATTGGACAGAGAAGATTTTAAAATGATTAGAAGAAAAACTGAGGTCAAAGAAAAATTATATGGTAGACAACACGTTCTAGATAAAAATAATAATAAAAAAATAGACGCCGAGGACTTCAAAATGATAAGAAAAGAGTCTGTTTATGGTATTCAGATAGATAATAAAACACATTACTTTAAAGAGAATGAAGTTATTAATATAATTGAAAATATTGTTTTAGAAGAAAAGAAAAAAAGTAAAACAAAAACACCAAATGTAACTAAATCATCTTTAGAAAAATCTAAAAAAGAAAACGATGATTATATTGCAAGTGTTGTTAAAAAAATGAAAGATTACCTTAAAGATGGTTCAAAAGGCGATTATGACATGATGCCAAAAGATTTTCCTAAAGGTAATGGTCAATTAGAAAAAATGAAAAAAATGGCTTATACACCATCTAACACTGCTCAAGAATATATTGATAATTTTACGGCAGCCGGATTAGAAAATTTAGATTATGATGAGATACACCCTAACGATGAATGGGTGACGGACAATTTAGTTGGTAGTTCAAGAACAGGTAACAACTCAGAATGGGCAAATGCTGTTGAAACAAATGTCGGTGAAAAAAGAAATAAGATTAGACAAAACAATTTATTGGCAAAAGTAAAAAGAAAGGCATATCAAAAAGACGACCAACCAGTAAAAATAGATTCTTCGGGTGAAGATTTTGGTGATACTGTCGACGATCTTTTAAAAAAATATAGTAGTAACCCTAAAAATAGTAAGAAAGTCACTAAAGAGTCTACTAACACAAAACAAGATAATGTTTTAAACGAAGATTTGGTCAAAATGAAAAAATTAATTGAGTACGGAAAAAAGACTCAATAATTAGTATTTCGTTTTTAATCTTATCGCTTTATAATTAGTTATTATGAGCGGAGAAAACTTCAAAGGATTTTTTGATTGGTTAGCAAAACCTATGGAACAAGAAGATATTGATGCTTGGTATCTTGCTAATAACATCATACCGGAATACACTGAGTTATTTAGAGATTTTTGTATATCTTTTTTAAATTTATTGACTAAAACTTATTTAGGTGACGACAAACAAACAAATAATGAAACAAAAGTTGTTATGTCCGAAAAACAAAAAAAAGAACATTTCCTTTGGTGTTGGAACAAAACAATTGATAATTTTAAAAAAGAAAACATAACTTTTGTTTTTGAAGAAATCGATTATAATTATTTTGAATCGTTCTTTTATGAAATATTTTATAATCAAGAAGAAGAAAAAATAAAATTATCATTAAATACATTTTTTGATCACCTATTTAATGATAATATTAAAAAAACAAAGGCAGATATTGAAATATTCACTGACATATATAAAAAATTAGAGAGATCGCTTAATTTTGAACATTAGTATTTACTATCGATACTCAAACATTTAATTTTTTATAAAAATAAAGAAAATTAATAATAAAAACATGGAAACTTTAGAACAAATTAAATCACTAACAGAAACTTTGACTTCAGAAACTAATAAATTTTTTGAAAAAGGAAATCAATCTGCAGGTACAAGAGCAAGAAAAGCTGCTCAAGAACTAAAAGAACTCATGCAAGTGTTAAGAAAGGAAATTTTAAATCATAACAAAAAAGATAAATAATGTTAGGAATAATTTATCCCTTACTCACTTTCATTTTTATTTTATCAATTTCAATTGTAATAAAATTTATAGTAAGTTTACTTTTATCGGCGTTATCAAATCCACCAAAAAAGTATGAATTTAAAAACTATGAACAAACATTATATGTTATTTTGATAAGCTACATAATAACTTTTTTAATATACCTTTAAAATGACTTTTTATCCTTTTATAGAAAAAACAAACAAATACCTTAAAACGGTAAGAATCATAAAAAATTACGTAAGTTTTGATATGATTTTTCCTGAAAGTTGGGTCATGATAAAAAAAGCACCGGATAATGTTGAAATTTTACAGACTGAGACATCTGAAGGACAAACATTAACATCTTTTGTTTGTCAAAATAATAGAGATTTTATAAATTCTTTGGAACAAACGCTTGATTTAGTTGTTAAAAGTAATATCGAAAGAGAAGAAAAAGAAAGACTATTTAAAATGAAGGTAAAAGAATTACAGAATATTTTTGAGAAAGAAAAACTAGATAGTTTAAAATCATTAAAATTTGATTTAGAAGAATATAGAAATATAATTGAAGATGAAAAAACCGTTAACGAGGGATCTAAGTAAAGAAATTGATAGATTAAGTTCAGAAATAAAAAAAAATGAATTAGAGAACGAAATCTACAAAAAAAATATCTCAGAGCAATTAAAAAAGTTAGATAAAAATTCACTAATAAATACAGATAAAAAAACTGTAAATTTAACTTTATGGCAGAGAATAATGAAAGTTTTGGGGATGAGCTAATAAAATTAGCAAACATCGTAGAAATAATAGAAAATAGTTTTATTGGGAGCGAATTTAGTGATGTGGAATTCAAAATAACAGAAGAAAAAATGAACTTCTTATCTAAAAATTTAAATTATCAAAAAAATGATAAGATAACTATTAATATTGGTAATATTAATTTTATCTTTTCGAAAAAGTAGTTTTCAACCGATATAATCTTTTTTTATCAAACCCCTTATTAATTAAAACACTGTAAATCCATTTTCTTTGTACTAAAGACGTGTCATAAACAAATATTGCATCCATTCTACCGTTATCTATAAAATAATCTTCTAAAACCCCTAAAAATCTTTTAGATTCGTCTTTGTTTTTTAATGAAAATAAATAAAAGTTTTCATTTTCTTGAACAAATATTTTATTGTTGACTATTGAAATATTTTTAAGATCGGTACTTTTTAAGTAATTTATTAAAAATTCTGAAAGAGTTATTTTTTTTTCTGTTTGCCAATCATAAATTTTTTCTTCAATCCTATATGATTTTAATTCTAAAAAAACATATTCTGAATTATTTAAATTAACAGGAATATTCCTACCTAAATCATCTGTCAAATAAATAGAATCTTGAATTTTTTTTTCATTTGATATCAAACCCAAAAAAAAACTACAATTATCAAAATTTTGAACTTGTTTTTCAAATAATATTTTTTTATTATCACTTAACAAAGTATTATACTTTTTGATTGCTTTTTCTAAAGTATTATACTTTTTAATAAGTTTTTTTTTCTTATTATTTTCAAATAAAATTATATTATATTTCCCGTACAAAATGAAAAATTATTACGATATTTTAGGTGTTACTGAAACCGCAACACAAGATGAAATAAAAAAATCATATAGAAAATTAAGTAAACAATATCACCCAGATGTAAACCCTGACGGAGATGAAAAATTTAAAGAAATTGCAGAAGCCTACGAAAATATTGGCGATGAAAATAAAAGACAAGATTACGACATAAAAAGAAAAAACCCATTTGCAGGAATGTCTGGAGGGTTTGACATGAACTCAATGTTTGAACAGATGATGAACATGGGTAGACAACAAAAGAAAAAAGCACCAGACAAAGTCATTCAATTAGATGTCACTATAAATGAAACTTTTTTTGGAACAAATAAAGAATTGAATTATACTTGTGGTGTTAAATGTAATCCTTGTAATGGTGAAGGTGGAAGTAAAAAAACTTGTGAAACTTGTAGAGGTAAAGGGATAGTTATTCAGGTGTTTGGTACAGGACTATTCAACCAACAAATCCAATCCACATGTCCTTCATGTAATGGTACTGGTAGTAAAATAATAGTTGCTTGTAATAAATGTAATGGAAAAGGACTAAATTTTGAGAATCAAAAAATACAAGTTTCAATACCTAGTGGTGTTGATAGTGGCGATTTTTTAAGGGTTTTAAATAAAGGGGATTATAATACACAAGTTAAAACCTACGGAGACTTAATATTAAAAGTTAATCTATTGAATGATGAAAAGTTTCAAAAAATTGGAAATGATTTGGTTTATACAAAAATATTAGATCCTTTAACCCTATTATTAGAAAAAAATGTAATAATAGAACATCCCGAAGGTGAATTATCTATTAAAATACCTTATACGTTAAGTACTGAAAAACCATTAAGAATAATGAATAAAGGTTTTAAAAATAAAGAATCTATTGGTAACTTTTTTATAAAAATAGTTGTAGAAAAAACAGAAGAATTAGATCAAAATAAAATAGAAAAAATTAAATCTATTTTAAAATAATTCTAAAAATTTTTGAACCAAAACAACAGTACCATAGATAGATGTCAATAACATATATATTGAAAAAACCACCATCCATGATTGTACTTTACTTAGTCCTTTTTTACATGTGTTACATCCTGTTACCTGTGTTGTCTTTTTTTCTTCCATGATTATATTTTAATAAAGTTCGGTTTGAAAATAAATATTTAAATTCTTATATTTGTATTATGTTAAGTTATATCGGTGGTAAAAGTAAGATTGGAAAGTGGATAGTTCCTTTCTATGATAAAAACATGGAGATTTATTTAGAGACCTTTGGAGGTATGTATTGGTGTTTTTATAACATGGACCTAAAACAATACCCAAACCTAAAGAAAGTTGTTTATAACGACTTTAATCCATTAAATTATAATTTGTTTAAATGTGTGCAGAACCCATCTGAATTATTAATGGCGATTAATTCAATAGATTGCCAAAAACAAGGGGTCGATCTTACTCCTGAAATATATAAAGAACAATTTATAAGCTTTCAGGCTGAAATTTTTAATCAAGGTTTCAGCGTAGAACCTGGCGATTATGAAGTGGCAGCCAAATACGTTTATATTCTTACACAAGTATTTAGTGGGTCAAAACCTGAGACATCTAATTTTATTGATCTTAAAGGTAAGTACAAGTCAAAGTATCTAACATTTAGAGATAAGTTATCTAAACCTGATTGGGTTGATCATTTTTTAAAAATAACTGATGTTGAAAACATGGATTTTTCAGACGTGATCGATAAATACGACTCACCATCCACATATACCTATTTAGATCCACCGTATTGGAAAACAGAAAACTACTATTCAAATCACGATTTTGATAGACAAGACCACGAAAGGTTAGCAAATGTTTTACATAATGTTAAAGGTAAATTTAGTTTGTCTTATTATGATTTTGAATTATTACATGAATGGTTTCCTGAAGATAAGTACCGTTGGGTCAAAAAAGAGTTCGCTAAGGCCGCATCTGCTAAGAAAGGAGAAAAACAAAATATGGGAGAAGAGTTATTGATTATGAATTATTAAAATATTTTTCTTATATTTGTGATATTTATTAATAAAAACTTTAATTATGGCTATTAGATTTACGAGTATTTTAAGAGATTTAATTGTTGAGAGCTCAAGATTCCAAGTACTATTTGACAAATACGTTAAACCAAATAAAGAAACAAGAAAAGGTATAATGCCTTTTCATGTGTTATTTGAAATAATTGCCGCAGACCCAACATCAAGAGTTCCTGAAGGAATGGAAGCGGTTAATGCAAAACCAGAAGACATGGAAAAAGTAAAAATTGGAAAATATACCCAATGGATACTTAAAAATTATGTAACACCAAAATTCGAATTAAGTAGTGGTATTACGGATCCTAATAGCCCCGCGGTTAAACAAGCAATTAAAGAATACCAAGCATTATTTTTAGAGGATCTTTATAAAGTTACAGGTGACTTAATGAAGTTTGAAAGATTCAAAAATAGATTACCCCAAGAATATAGAGATATTAATAAATTAACACCCGAAACACTTTACGATCAAGTTAAAGATTTCAGTTTAGAAAAAACTAAGGCGACCGCTGACGAGAAAAAAGAGGCATCAACGTCATACCAACATCCAGGAGCTGAAGAAGTTAAAAGATTTGGTGAATGGACTGTTGTTAAAATTTCAAATACAGGACAAATAGGTAAAGACGCGGCATGTTTTTATGGTGGATATTATTTAGAACCACAAAAAGGTGAAACAAGATGGTGTACATCATCGCCAGGTTTAACATGGTTTGATAGATACATTAAAGATGGTCCTTTATATGTTGTTATCCCTAATTCACCACGTAAATTTACAGGAAGTATGGAAGTTGGCGAAAAAACAGGTCTTCCAGCATTAAGATATCAATTTCACTTCCCATCTAATCAATTTATGGACCCTGCGGATAGAAATATTGACTTGGTTAAATTTTTACAAGATAGTGAAGAAGGTTTAAGAGAATACTTTAAACCTCAATTCATGAAAGGTTTGTCTCAAAATAACGGTGAAAAAGTATCAGTTAACTATCCGGGTGATTCGGCATCTAAATTCATCGCACTTTATGGTTTTGAAGAGTTCTTTGATACATTACCTGAAAATATTAAAAGATTGGAATTTACACACAAAGGAGGAGGTGAATCGTTTAATTTACCATTACCTGAAAGAATTGGAGATTTCAAACAACTAAGTGCTTTACACCTCGTTGGTTGTGTTTCTAAAATACCTGATAGTATTTGTAATTTAAAAGAATTGAAGTTCTTATCATTACCTGATAATCCAAACTTACAACCTTTACCGGCATGTTTGGCTGAATTACCAAAATTATCAATTGTTAATATTAAAGGTAGTACTGGTCAAAACGTAGTACCTGAAGCATTAAAACAGAGAGCAGAAAGAGATAATTCATTCTTTATTTTTGACACAAAGTAAAAAGTATAGAAAAAATTTCTTATCTTTGTTTATTGAAATTAAAAAATGAAGTTATGAGAAATTTAGATATAGACATTTACATGACAAACTTCAAGGGGTTCTTTGATAAAAACCCCGAACAATTGACACAACTGATAGGTTTAATAGACTCAGAAAAGTTTTTTGATGGTGTTAGAAGTATTGTAGAAGAAAATTCTAAGGATGAAGAAAAGGCACTTGAACCAACAAGAAAGCAACTTATAGATTTAATAGTAAAACTTAATGGTAACAAAACAGGCGTTGATAAAGTAATGCCATATATGCAACACCACATGGGTTTAATTTGTATGAATTAGTAACATTTAAATAAATTTTATTATGTCAGATATGACAGTCCTTTTTAAAAAGGAATTCAAAGAGTATAATACATTTTTTTATAAAGATTTTAATAAAATTGATTACTCAAATAATCATGATGAGTTATTCAATTCAGAAATGTATTGGGTACCAAAAAATCCACCTAGAGGATGGGTTGGTAATTTTACCTCAATTAAAGGTGATAGTGGTGTTGCAAAAGATGAAGAAACATATGTAAAAAATTATGGTAATCCTTTAACTGAAACACATTTAAAAAGAATATTATTTGTTATTGAAGAAAATGAAGACAAAATAAGTTTTAAAGTTTTCAGATATGTAAGTATGAGAGGTGTAGGTAAAAAATATTTTAAAGTTAGAAAACAAATTTATTTTCTAACATTTAACTATAAGAGAAAGTTATTTTATACCGGAGAATCTACATTCAAAAGGAAACAAAAATTAGGGTTCAGATGTAAAGTTAATGTTCCCGACATTGAGGTGACATCAATCATGAATGAACTGAATTATTATTTTACAGTTCATGAAAGATATGATGTAATCCATATGTTTTTAAATAAAATAATTGAAAAAACTAATGCCAAAGTTTCAACAAATAATTTCAACACAATACAAGAAAAGTATTATGAAATTATTCTTCAAAATTCAAAAATAAAATACCCAAATGCTTTTTTGAAGTTTTCTAAAATGTTTGCACCAACTAAAGAAGTAAGAAAGTATGATGCCAATTTGGTTACTTGGTTTATGAAAAAAAATAATCTGAAAGGTGTAAAAATAAGACAACTTTTAAATAACTATAATTATTTGGACATTGATGGTGTTGTTGAGTTATATAGATTTTTAGGACAAGACTTATTTAATAAAATTAAAGAGGAGGTTTTTTTTACAACAGAAATGTATTCAGTTTATAATCCGGTATCGGATGGTGGTATATATTATGAAAATATGGAATCACTTATTACAAAAAAAGAAAAAGAAAATATACTTAACATTTTGAATGAAACAAAATCTAAAAATTTTTTAGGCACATTAAGGGACCATTTAAGATTTAAACATAAACTTTTGAATTATGGTGAGGAAGTTAAAATAGTTGCAAAGAATTTAGAAGAGTTCGGCCAAGAACACGTAGAATGGTCAACATTACTTGAATCATATAGTAATGGTCACGTCACTAGATTTTACGGAGAAGATACCGTTTTGGTTGAAGATCCAATCTACACTTCAGACGAAACCTATTTTCCAATACTTTTAAAAACAACAGAAGATTATCAGGGAGAATCTGCTCATCAACATAATTGTGTAAGAACATATTCGGAAAAGGCCCATTGTTTTATTGTGTCACTTAGAAAAGGATGTAAAGATAGTAATGATAGAGCAACAATTGAATATCAATTCACGCAAAATGGAATAAGAAGAACACAAACTTTAGGTAAATATAACAAGATGTTGACAGACGAATGGATTGAGGCTGTTGATGATTTAGATAAAAGACTAGATTATCTTTTCAAAAAAGGTTTTATAAAATTACCGGTAATGACTAAAAAGTATAAAAATGGAAGGATTAATAGAATGTTTGCTAAATTTAAGGAGTATGACGAAACAAAATCTGTTTATGATATTTATCCGAGATGGGTTAATGAAATAAATGATGAAATTAATATAAGTTTTGATTTCAATTATGGTTATGACGAACTATTTATAGACTTACCATGACAAATGAAATAGAAAAAAATATTGTACCAGATCATGTAGTTGATATTTTTAATAAAAAATATGAATTATATCCTTGTTTTACCCAAACAAGGAATGTAACATTAGAAGCAATTGATGTATTGACAAAAAAAAATAAAATATTATGGTTTTACAAGATACATAATGATAATTTTTTAATAAGAGAAGCTTTAATAGATTACAGTAGTCTTTACAAAATAATGATCTATGTTGAATCTAAAAAAAATGAAAAAGTCTATAAATTAGTTATACTTTCACCAAGCGAAGTGACAACTAACATTGACTTACTAATAAAAGGATTAAATAAATTTTTTACAATTGATAAAATATGAAAGTAAGTGTAGTTTTTACAATGAAAGGTTGCCCACATTGTACAACAATAAAAGAAGAATTAAATAAACAAAATATACCTTTTATTGAAAGAGATATTGACGAATATCAAGAAGAATATGAAGAATTTTCAAAGGCAACACAAAATGATTATGTACCTGCACTTATGTTACTTACTTTAGATGAAGAAGAAAATGCAACAAATATTAAATTACTTGCGCCCGATAGAGACTTCAATGACATATATGAGGGTATTGAACTTATAAAAGAATACCTTTTATAAGAATATCAAATCTTTAGTGTTATGATAATTTTCCCAAATTTGGTTAGATCCATTTTTTAGATAATCAATCGTATCTATTTTTGATAAATCAAATTCTTTTTGTAATCCTCCGATTGTAAAATCAAAATTATCTAAAATTAAACTTTCTAAAAAATCTTTTTTGGTAATATCATTTTGAATTTTAAAATTAATTGACTCATTATCTATCTTATCTAATTCTAAATTATTAGAAATTGATAATTTTATGTTATTACAAAAACCCCTATTGAAAAGATTATAAATAATTTTATTTGCTAAAACATAATAGTATTTAACACCATTATTAGATAATCCATAAAATTTATCAGATTGATAAACCTCATATGAAAAATTACTCTTATAAAAAGAATAATTTTTTGTAAGATCACCAAAAATAGAGTCATCATATAACTTAATAGACTCAACATCATAATGAACCGATTGATTGGTTTGGTCAACTTTCATAAACACATCATAACCATCTTTATTAAGTTGATTAGAAATACTTTGAAATTTCTTTATACACCTAAATTCTTTTTTACCAAAGGAAAAATTAATGTGAAATGTTTCTGAATTTATGTTTTTAGAGTAAGTGATTAAATCAAAAACCTTTACACTTTGATCAGGTTTTCCACAATAATCTCTATAGAAATTTTTAAATACTTCAGATATTTCTATTATATTAGTTGATGATGTAAAACCTTTAACAATAAAAAAACTCCTGACGTTAATAACAGTAATTTCTGTTTTTGCGTCAGGAGATTTCTTATCAATTTCTTTTACAACTAATTCGGCTAAAATATTACATAAATTTTTCCCTACTGAGAAACTTGAAACTTCAATCATACTTTTTTTTTATAAGTTTATTTTTAACAATCTTATAAAAAATAAAAATATGTCTAAATAGTTTTTTTATTTCTTATTGTAATACTTTTCTACTATGTGTTGTACTGCAGACTTAACCGATTCGTTATTTTGTTGTGTTGTCTGTTGAGTCTGAACAGGTTGTTGTGCCTGTTGACCATTGTTTTTATTTTTGCAACCGCATCCCATGACTAATATTTTTATAGGTTTATTTTATATATAAATATTTATAATGTATGATTATTCATTTGTAAACATAAACTATTTATAAAATATGAGTTTAAATTCCTTAATTAAAAAAATAATAAAAGAAGAAACCGAAGAGTGGGTTGACGTTAGTCCTGAAGAATATAAAGAACTTTTGGATTATGTTAATGGTGATGGTTCTATTATTAAAAGACTTCCTGATTATGCTGGTAAAAAAATTAGAATTACCGGTGAATTAGATCTTAGAGGAAAAGAAAAAGTCACAAATATAGATAGTATTGATTTAGTACAAGGTGATTTAGACATCAGTTATACTAAAATTCCATTTTTTGATAAAAATAAAGTAAGAGGTAGGTTAGATTATTGGGGTTCTGAAATGCAAAGATTAGAAAAACAAAAAATATACGAAGAAAGAATTGCATATCAAAACGAATTAAGAGAAGATGGTGCTTGGAATGTTGAAAATGATGATAAAGAATCAAATGAAACTGAAGCAATTTTTTATTATCTTGAAGAAGGTGGGATTGTACAAGAAGGTGAAGATAAATATTTTTTAGTTAATACCAAATACAAACACTATGGCGATTCAAGTGTGTATATGTGGTTAGGATCAAAAAACTTTGAAAGTGAATATGTTGTTTATGAAGGAGAAGATAATTTACATGAAGCTGCAAAAGAAAATTTAGAATCACTAATTGATGATGTTGGTTTTGATGCCTTTAATCAATACGTTTGGGAAAACCATATTGATGAAAGATACGTGAGAGACTACCTTTATGAGGACTATAGTGAATACGTTAGACAAAGTCCCGAAGATTGGAATATAAAAAGAGAATTAACAAATCAACAAAAACAATATTTAGAAATTCACCAAGCAAATATTGATAGGTTAAATCAAAAACTTGAAGAAGGTGGTCTTACTGATGAAGAAGTTGAAGAAATTGAAAACGACATTTACGACTACGAACAATTAATGGAAGACATTAAAGAAAATCCAGAAGGTGATTACGATGAAGAATCAATCGAAGAAGCTATAGAAAACATGGTTGACGACAATGTTGATAATATTTTTGACCTTTTAAGAGATAGAGGTCTTGATAATAGTGCGCTTTTAGATTTTGTTGATGTAGATGCCGCTATTGAATACGTAATTAGAAGTGATGGTTACGGACACACGTTAAATAGTTATGACGGAACAGAAGACTCATATAACATCAACGGAGAAGATTATTATGTTATGAGAATGAACTAATCATTTACACTCATTAAAAAAACATCTATTTTTTATCTAAAATATTTTAATGAAAACTGACTGGTTATTTCAAGACCCGATTGATTTAGAGCACAAACAATTAGTACTTTTAGGTTATTTACAAAAATTAGATAAAAACTTAAATAGTTTTAAACTATATCCCCAGTTTCAAGAAATATCATTACATCTGGCGAGTATCAATCTTTTAATAGAAAAAGGTCAAATTCTAACACTTAATAGAACATTAAAAGATCCTGATGATGAAATTTTAATTTCAGACTTAATTCCGGTTGATTGTCCCTTATTAACAAAAGAAGAAATACTTGAAGTGTATCATGTATGTAGATACTCTTCAACAAAACTAACAGATTACTTCAATCATGCTAAAGCTATTTGGGATATCGTTAATGATACTGTATCAATAGATCCGGTACAGAACCCAAAAAATATTGAACCAAAACAAGGTCTTTTCTTTTTAGAACATAATAATAAAACGTATCTATATGAGTTTATTATAAAACCAATTAAAAGAGGTGGTTTAGAAACAAAGTGTCACATAAAAAGAATATGTGAATGTCCAAAAGGAGATTTTGATGAAAAATTACAAGAGGTTAAAAAACCACTTATTAAAAATCTTCAAGATCCCGATGTACATAGTAAATTGATTGTATTTACTATTAACCACAACAATAACTACCCACTCAAAGAGACATTACTTCCTATTGCAAAAAGAAAGATAATGAACTACATGATTCAATCAAAAATTATCAAACACAAAAATTTGACAAATAAGATATAGTTTCTTATTTTTCAAATAAAAAAGTCATGGTAGTAAAACAAAGATCATTAAACGAGTTAAGACAGGAAAAAGAGTTCGGGTATAAACATCCGGCAGTTCAAAAAAAAGAAATCAACATTGATTCAAAAGTAATACTTGAACTAGTAAAAAAATACCCTAACGACATGGAGTTAGGTAAAGAAGTTAGAAAATATTTGATACAACTTGGAATTTATGAGTAAAGAACAAGTAAATCACCCTGATCATTATGGGGGTGAAAATAACCTTTATGAAGCAATCAAGGTTATTGATGCTTGGGATCTTGGATTTAGTTTGGGAAATACCGTTAAGTATATCTCAAGAGCTGGTAAAAAAAATAAAGAAAAGGAGTTGGAGGATCTAAAGAAGGCTTTGTGGTATTTACAACATCATATTGATACGTTAGAGAAAAAATGAAATATTTTTATTTTTTATTAATACTACTTTTAACTTCTTGTATTGAAATAATAGAAGATTTAAAAATTAATTTAGATGGATCAGGGACTTTCAAGTATTCAGTAAACCTTAGTCAAAGTAAAACCAAAACCTCAGCAATACTTGCTCTTGATAGTTTGCATGGCGAAAAAGTTCCTAAAATCTCTGAAATAAAAGAAAAAATTAGTTTGTTTAAAAAAAAATTACAAGAACAAGAAGGTATAACAAATGTCATCATCACCGAAGATTATGAAAACTATATTGTGAGAATTCAGTGCGATTTTAAAAATGTGGAATTATTAGAAAAAGGTTTAAAAAACACGGCATCAAAGATGTACCAAACAAATGAATATAATTATGATTGGATATGTTATAAGGGAAAAACTTTAATTAGAAAAACACCCATATTTAATTTAGATGATATTAGAAAGTTTGGTGATAAAGATATTGATAAGTTAAAGACTGGTAATTATACTTCAATTACAAGGTTTGAAAGTAAAATAGATACATTTGAAAATATAAACTCAATTAGATCTAAAAGTAATATGGCACTTATGATTAAAGTAAGTCCTGATATGTTACTACTAAACCAAAACCTTTTAGATAATAAAATAACATTAAAAAAATGATAGAAACAGGAAAAATTATAAATGGTGATTGTGTTGAAGTGATGAAGACATTACCTGAAGGATGTATTGATTTAGTCGTAACTAGTCCACCATATGGTGTCGGTATTGATTATGACGTACATGAGGATGATGTTGAATTTGAAGATTATAAAGAATTTGCAAAAAACTGGTTGTCTGAGACATATAGAGTTTTAAAAGATGATGGTAGAATCGCACTTAATATACCCTATGAAATAAACAGACAAAAAAAGGGTGGTAGAATTTTTTTTGTTTCTGAAATGTGGCAAATAATGAAAGATATTGGTTTTGGGTTCTTTGGTATTGTCGATTTAGAAGAGGATAGTCCACATAGAAGTAAAACAACTGCTTGGGGTTCATGGATGTCACCATCAAGTCCTTACATATATAACCCAAAGGAGTGTGTAATTTTGGCCTATAAAAAACATCACATTAAAAAAGTTAAGGGTGAACCACAATGGAAAGGAACTCCGACAGATATTGAGCAGGAAGATGGGACGTTTAAGAAAAAAATGGTTTATGACGAAAAGGATAAGAAAGAGTTTATGGAACTTGTGTTTGGTCAATGGAATTATTTTGCAGATACAAAGTCTTTAACAAAGGCAACATTCTCAATGGATATTCCAACAAAGGCGATTAAGATATTGTCCTACAAGAACGATATAGTTTTAGACCCATTTGCTGGTAGTGGTACTAGTTTAGTTGCTGCAGAAGTATTAGGTAGGAGGTGGTTGGGAATAGAACTTTCACTAAACTATACTGAAGTTGCAAGAACAAGAGTAGAATATTTTAAAAAATTAGAAGAAGTTAAAGAAGACCAACAGTAATGTTGGTTTTTTTGTTTTAGTTCATATTTATTTAATATGAAAAAACTACTTAAAGAATCCGGTATAAGGGACATAAAACAAATTGCCAAAAGATATAAAAAGGCTAAAATTTATTTTCACCAAGACTTAGATGGTGTAACAACCGCTTTGGCTATGAAAAACTACCTTGAACAAAATGGGATCAATGTAGTTGATGCTGAGGTTATACAATACGGTGCTAAAGAATTTGCTATTAAAAAACCTGAAGGTGAAGGTGACGTGATGCCGGTATTGGTTGATTTTGCTCACGGAAAACCGATGTTTGTTATCCATACCGATCACCACGATAGTCAAGCCGGTGTTGAGGGAGATACTGCAACAAGTTTTAGACACGCAAGATCTAATGTCGAAACAATATCACAGATATTATCACCAAAAGAAATTTTTACCGCAGACGACATATTATTAATCTCAACAGTTGACTCAGCAAACTTTGTTGCAAATAATATAACACCAGAAATGGTTATGAACTACCTTTTCAAATATGATAAAAATGAGTCTTTGAAAAGAAATAAAATGTTAATGGGGCTTGTTGTTAATAAATTACTTTTAGCATATAAAGGAAAACCAAATTTTTTAGAAGAAATTGTTTTAAATGCAAAACCATCCCTTTTAAGTATTCTTAATTTTATAAAAAAAGTGGCATTAGAAAAAGGGTACGCAACCCCTGAAATGATGACAAAAAATACTGAAGATTATGTTCAAAGTAGAAAAGAATCTGGAGTTGAAAGAACAGGTAGCGTATTATCTCAATACGGTTTTGGTTCGGCAACAAAACCAGGATCATATGATAGATACACACCATTTAGAAATAATCCTGATGCCGACTTCTTAGTTACAGGAATGCCTTTTGGTAGTGTTCAAGCATCTTGTAACCCATTCAAAGAAAGTAGATCACTCAAAGGTATAAATTTAGGTGAAATAAAGGATCAAGTTTTATTAGACTTCAAACCAGAGTTAGAAAAACAAATATTAACATTTAGAACAATAAAAAGAATTGCAGAAAAAGAAGCAACAAAAGAATCTGTAGGATTCACCTCAAAAGATATGATGGCCCTTTATGGTTCAATGCCATCTTACGATCCAAACACACAATCAATAAATGGTTATGATTTTTTAGTTGCAAACTCAGGAGGACATAAATGTATTACTAATATTTCAGGAATTAATTTTATGTATAGTGGTTACGACAAACCATACACTAAAGATTTACCAAAAGAAGCTATACCTATTGCTTTTTATGAAGGAGATAATAACTTTATTAAAGATATTAAACAAAAACTTTTAAGATTTAGAAAGTTATCTGAAAAACAAATACAGGCGGCAATTAGTGGAATGAAAAGAGAGGGGATCAATACAGACTCATTAATGAATGTAAAACAAGAAAGAGGTTTTTTAGATTTAGTAAAAGAAATGAAAGACAGGTTTGTTGATATTTTAAATCAAAAAATGAATTCAGAAAATGAAAGTATTAATGAAAGTTATGATAAAAAAGATATTGCAACATTATTAAAAAAACACGTTAAAAAAGAAAAAACATTAAATGAAAACGATTGGAATTATATATTAAAAAAAGTTAATGGTGTTATTGATAATAGAGGACAGTGGGAACATCCCGGAAAATGTACAATGATTGAAAGTAATACTATTACCATGAAAAATGTTGATTACCCTTTAGTTGGAATAGACAATACAGGACAAATGAAATTAATGTTACCAAACATGAATTATGAATTTCCCGGAGAAAAAGTATTTGAAATACCTTGCATGGGTAAATATAAAAATCTTGCAATAGAACTATTAAGAATATGAATCTTTACGAGAATATATTAAGAATCAATCAATTAATAAAAGAAAACTCTACTATTGAAAACTTTATACAAAAAGGAGAGTTAAATATTGTGCCAGGTGTTAACATTACATTAGTAAAGGAGAAAGATGAAATAATTGGAGAAACAAATTTAATTGATATGGATAATGCGTATTTGAACGATTACTACTTGAATAATTTTCTTAAAAATGATTCTAATAACATGAATGAAAGTAATGGCGACATTGTTATAAATAATTCTAATACTTTATATGTTCATGATGTGAATGTTGATGAAAGTTTTAGAGGAATGGGTTATGGTAAAAAAGTTATGACTAAATGCCATGAAGTTGCAAAAAAAATGGGTTATGACAACACTTGTTTAATAGTACAAAAAGAAAACACACCGGCGGTTTCTTTATATGAAGGTTTAGGGTATCTAACAATCAAAGAAGACAATTTAAGAAAATTTATGTTGAAAAAATTATAAAATAAAAGTTTTTTTAATTTTACAATGTATTTATAAAATACCTCTGACAAAATTCATTATTTTTTAATAAAAACAGTTGACAGTTTAGAATAAATGTTTTAGATTTGTTAAACAATTAGGAAACGTCCTAATAATAATTTGAAAAATTGAAAAAAATGAGTGAAGATCAAGTAACAGTAAACGAAATTTACGCTTACGTTAATGACAAAGGTCAGAAAGTGTATACACCTAATCTAGAGTTTGCTAAGATTATGAGTGATAAATACGGAACCGATAAGGTGTACGTAGAAAAAAACTAAAAAAAAGTTCACAAGGTACTTGTCTAATTAAAAAAAAAGACTTAACTTTGTAAAAGATTCGAAACCACAGGAGATGAAAGATACTCGTTGTCGAATTAGAGAAAACGTTCTTTGAAAAACTAAAACCGACAGAAATAGTCGTCACAATTATGAAAAGCGAATTAACACCTCCCTTTCTTTAAGTGTGAAACTAAATTAAGTCATTGGGCCGTGTATGGTCCATTAAAATAAACCACGAAAGTGGGATAAAGTGAACCTAACGTGTAATAGGTTTGCGTCTTGGTGAGTCTTCGGACTTGTTGAGGTCGAGTACACAAGCGGGATACCGTTTAACCTTTAGTACCGAGGGCAACGCTGTAGGGAAAGTGGTTAGATGAACTGGCAATGTGGGTTGTCAGTTTGAGGTGGGAACACCAAGAGGAATAACCCGTAGGAACGATGCAAAAAATAAGGTTATCCAACTTTATCATTGCGTCCTCCATTATGATAGGGTACTTAAAACCGAAAGGTATGTTCGTGTACAGGTGGTGCTGTTACCAACCCTAATGATTCCTTACCAAAGGAATTGTTTTGAAGTAGTCTTGAAATATGGAAATGGGGACATTTCACGGAGTAGTTGAGTATCGACTCGTTCAAAAGATGGGTTGGCTCGGGTGACGGACCACTACTTCGACAATCCACAACACAAATACTTTATGGAAAGTAATGATTCTATTATTAACTACAGAAAGGAAAAGTGTCCGTCAGGTTTGGATGAAAGGTGACTACATAGTAATGAGCCGTTCATTGCACACAAGGATCCCAAGTCTGAGTGTAATTATCCGAAAAACCTTTAGTCCCGCAAGGACGAACTGGGGAGGCATCCTCGGAAAGAGTCAAGTAAGGTGAGAGTAATCCAAACCTCAAGGAGTGATTCACCTAAATAATCGTCACTGAGGAATACTTCTCAAAAGGAAGTGGATAAGAGTAGAATAAATAATGACTCTAAAGGTTCTCAATAACAGGTGTAATCTCAGCCTTTTTTTAAAACATGATTACTGGTAAAAAAAATTGAATGGATAGTAAAAAATTATTATCCATTTTTTTGTGCATTAAAATTTTTTGTATATCTTTGTATCATGAAAGAAGGAAAGGCAATCAGAGACAAACAAATAAAGGCAATCAAAACGGTTTTGAAAGAATCAAATTTTGAATTAAAACAGTTAGATAACACCGCGTATTCTGAACTTGATAAGGCGGTTGTAAAAATTGTTAATGTAAGAAAATATAAAAGCGGTTGGGGTAGTAGTTTTTTGTATGAAGTTGACGTGGTTGTTGATATGAGAATAGACGGTAGTTATTTTTACTCAAACAGATACTGTGAAAGATTTAAAGTAAGATGTAATGGTTATTATAGATACAAAATTGAAAAAGTAATAGCAAATGAGATTAAATATTTTGGTGTAGACACTCAATATGATAATGTATGTGTTAAAAAAATAACTTACAAACAAATTGTTTAATTCAAAATTTATTCTTAACTTTACAATAAATAAAAAATATGGCAACACATAAACACGTAATGATAGTTCATCCTAAGTTCGGAGAAGTTTTAAATGAGACTTTCATGGATGAGGTACAGTTCAAAATATTTTTAAATATGGTCCACTCTTCAATAGAGTTGAACCAAAACCTCTCAACTTTCAACGGTAAGGACTTCTTAGTTCACATACCAAACTCAATACTTAAAGACTCTTTGGTTATCGGTAAGACAAAAGAGGTGTCTATGGCCGAGGTGGTACTTGCAAAATCTAAATTGGAGGGGTAGTTTCTTTGTTAATCTTTAAAACAAAGTGGTGGCAGTTCGAACACATCTTGTGTCGACCCGAAAATAGGTGAGGTAATACTCACCTTTTTTTATTCATTCATATATTTATTTATATGAAAATACAGTTAACGGAATCTGATTTAGTAATACTAATTAAAAAAATTATTTCTGAAACAAAAAACCAAACAATTTATGAGGATATGTATGGTTCCGTTGAGGATATTAATTTACTTAATGAGGCAGAATACCAAGGTAGAAAAGTACAACTTGGTAAAATAATGCAGGGAGACATTAAAAAATTTAAAGTATATGTAAAAAATGACAAAGGAAAGGTTGTTAAAGTAAACTTTGGTTTTGGTGGTAAATCTGCTAAAGGTAAAAGAATGACAATCAAAAAAAACAACCCTGAAAGAAGAAAGTCATTTAGAGCAAGACATAATTGTGATAACCCTGGCCCAAGATGGAAACCAAGATATTGGGCTTGTAGAACATGGTAATATGGGAAAAATATTAATAACAGAAAAACAGTTTAAAAAAATGGTCAGAGACCTTAAAGAACATGAAGACGATGGTGGTTCTTATATGGCAAAACAACAATTGTTTACAATTGCCACATTGGCGTATAAAATGTGGGAAATGATGGAAGATGGAGAACAACTTGAAGATTGGATGGAAACTAAAATTGCACAATCAGAACAGTCTGTCACATCAGTTGTTAAATCTTTTATGTATGATGAGGCTGAAGATAAAATCAAAGGTGCGAATGATATCGATTTTAACGATTTAATAATAGGTCGATAAAATAAATTTATTAAAAGATATCCCTCAGTTAATTGACTGGGGGATTTTTATTTTTTATAATTATGAAAAAAAGAATGTACGTAATTATTAAACACATCAAAATGAATGATAACAAAAAAAGAGTTCCTGTTATCATATTAAATAGTGAGTCCGAAATTTTGGAATTTGATACCCTCGAAAACGCTGAAAAAATGAGAGAAATTTTTGAATTAAATTCAGATTCAGGTCACGTTTACGAGGTTAAGAAAATATAACAATATGGTCCCGTAGCTCAGCTGGATAGAGCAACTGCCTTCTAAGCAGTAGGTCAATGGTTCGAATCCATTCGGGATCACAAATAAATTAACATGGAAGACATTCACCAACTACTACATGAAGAATTTATAAACAGCGAGGAGTTTATAAAATATCTTAAAGAACTTAACGAGTATTCAGAAAATTATGTATCTTTGTAAAAATAAAACATATGAACAAAGAACTTGTCACCCTATTTTTCTCTATGGAACACGAAACCGATGAATTAATAGACGTGTTCAATAAAAAACAACTTTTAGACCTTTACATTGGTGGATGCGAGTTAAGATTACGTATGGAAGGTAGATTTAATGACTTCAATAAGTTTCATAAAGAAACGGGAATAACTTTAGGTGATTTATTAGTTAACAAGTATAATGTTGCAAGACAACTCCACGTATTAAAACTGGCACTTTATAAACT